GTTGCGTCTCCGTCCGTAAGAGCAGATGGTCTTTATGGTTGGGAAAGAGAGCATATTGAAAATTGCATCTACTACGGAGAAGATCTCTGTCAGAAGATTTCCAGAACTCTCCTCGAGCTTTATGGTGAGTTTTCTCGAGAATCAGTCACGTGCATAATCGAAAACTACTCATACTCGTCACAATCATCTACCTTGATCCAAATGGTGGAAAACACGTTCTCCCTAAAGAGATCGCTCGTTGAACGTGTTTGTAATCTCGAGAACTTTTACATAATCCCTGCACCGAAAGTGAAAGCGTTTGTGGGTAAAGGTTCATTCGACAAATACGACATGCTCAAAGCATTTATAAGTAACGGATCAGTGAATCCTTTCCATAAGTGTGTTTCTGAGAATGAAAATGACTTTATAAAAAAACGTATAAAGAAAGGGAAGGAATTCAACGAAGTCTTGTGTCCTGTGCAGGATATCATTGATTCGTACTGGATGTTAGAATACTTTTTAAAACAAGAAAATATTAACAACTAATCAGTAAATCAGTAAATCAGTAAATGAGTACTACGAAGGTAATAAGTGTGGATGTGGTCGAAATGGCGAGCATCATTTCCGAACTCGAGTTCGTACAGAAGATTCCGTCGATTCATCTTGCTGTGTTCTCCAACAAGAATCTGCAGAAGCTACAAGAGATAATCTCCAATATCCGAAAGGGCTATGATGAAGCGATGCAGAATGTCGAGAAGCACGAAGAATATAAGGCAAAGCTAAGAGACGTGGCTATCAAGTATGGTCTTCTCGATGAAAATGGGAAATCTAAGATTGTGGATGGAAAGCTCGACATTTCCGACGAAGATCTTCAGAAGTTCGAGGAGGAAAAGAAGAAGGTCGATGAAGAATTCTCGGAAACTGTAAAGAAGATAAAGGATATCAACGACGAATATGAGGACATTGTTACGTCAAAGATGAACGTTGAGGTAGATGTTGCAAGTATTCAGCATTTCCCACAAGAGATAACTGGTGAAAGTATCAAGAACATAGTAATGTTTGGTCTTATTGAATAATCGTCCTCAATCATCCAGAATCGTTTCGTAAACTGCCGTGTTGGGGGATGTCTCGGGTTTCGGGACATCCCCCAAACCTTTTTAAATAAACGAAATTGATTACAAATGGATATTCAAATACTCAGAACATTAGTACAAGAGTTTGGTTTATCGATCGCTATTTCCGTTATATTCGTCACTATTGCTGTTAAATTCATAAAAAATACGATCGATCAGAATAACAAACTCATGAAAATGATACTCGAAGATCACCGCAAGAAAGACCAGATCGAAGTATCAGAAAAACACAAAGAATCCATAAATCTAAGACTTGAGGTTAACAAGCGCATATCAAGACTTCTTGACGATTTCCGTAGAGATCACGAAGCAGATCGTGTTTATATCTTCGAATATCACAATGGTGAATCGAACTTGAATGGTCTTGCTTTCGCAAAAATGTCAGAGACTTATGAATCTTCAAGACCTGGGTTTACATCCCACAAGGTGGCGATGCAAGGCGTACCAACTGGGATGATGATAAGTCTTAATCAAGAAGTGTTGATCAATGAACAGGTCTGTGTAAGATCTGTTGCCGATTTCCGTCGTGACAATCAAGATCAGTCTCTTTTGAATATCACAAAGTACGATACGAAGTCGTTGTATATAAAACTTATAAAGAACTCTAAAGATTATCCAATCGGCTTTATAGGTGTTGACTTCGTGAAGGAAGAAACGACTGAAGAGACGGAACTTGATCTTATGGATGAACTTGAAGCACTTTCTTACAAGATTTCATCACTTCTTGAAATTGAAGATGCCAAGAAATTAAACGAATAAAACCCAATGGACAACAAGGAAAAGATCGCCTATTACAGAAATCTGGCCATAGCACTTAGAACTATCGGTTTGCAGGTAACACAAGAAGATGCTGTGCTTATCTCGAACGTAGTAATGCTCATTAATGGAAACAAAGATGCGAAGGTCTCCGATCTCTATGATGTTGCAGAGCAGTCAAAGAAAGAAATAGAAGAAATAATGAAGATCGGTTGAAGAACAACTGATCGGCTGAACACTTATTGGGCGATATCTTCTCAAAAATCCGAGGTGAAGATATCGCCCAATGAATATTAGTGTTTAAAATGCTAATCGATTAGTTAATCGAAGAAGTCCATAAAGTCACCAGTTCTCTTTTCTTGTAGTTCTTGTAGGACATCTTTTACCAGTTCCTTTCCTTCATTCTTTATCGATGCGTGGTCGATCTTATAACCTGCTATCAGTTTCTGGTCAGTGAATCCAAAGATCGATGCTATTGACACCTTACATTGACCACAAACGTATCTGAAGAAAAGCTCATGTTCAAACATTGCTTCATCTGGGACTTTTACCGATACGTGAGCTACACAACTCGCTTTGGGATCAACACCAATGACAGTGAGCATGTTTGTTATTGATGAATAGTCGTATTGTACGTCACTTATACAGAACTTTTCTATCTGTTGATAAAAGTAAGATGATGCAATTGCAGTGAGATATGCTTCGGAATCGCCATTTATTGCCATTCTTACGTTATAGTTCGTGTTTCTGAAATCTCCACCCATCAAGTGAGAATTCCCCATCAAGCTATTCTGACGAGTTTGACGAAATCTCATAACGGCATGTACGTTCTTAGGAAAAGCAATCTGTCTCTTTAATCTGAACAAATCGGTGTTAAATGCGCTTGGTGAAACTACCAAGTACTGGTATTCATGAGAATCATCATCGTGATCATAGAAATAAGACAACGATTTGTCTACTATCTGGTTGATTCTCACCACACTGGGACTTGCAGGTATTACACCACCCTCTGTGAGTTCATCAGTTACGTGCTTTATAAACGCTTCTCTTGTCATCGCTTTTTCGTTTATGTACCTTCCGACATATGACACGAGTGACATGACAGACTATGACACAAATGACAGAGTATGACAACTTTGTCATGACAACGATAATTTGGCACGATTTTTGTTATAATTTCTATGAAAGACCTTCTGGTCAATCAATCAGAATCAACTAAGCTCAACCCAACTAAACATTAACAATTCCGATCATGGCAACTCAGATCCTCAACCTCAAGCCCTGCTCCACACTTCTCGTTCATAATTCATGCACTAAGCGTGGACAAATCCACTCAATCTACAACAATGGGGTCAAGTTCCTCGTAGATGAGAACGCAAATCACCTCGACGAAGACGGCTACGAACAATTCATAGCTTGGTCAGACGATTTCATATCGTTCAAGCCACGTCAGACAAACGAGATCTACAACGGTCATCAGTCCGTGATGACTGTGGAACAGATGGAAACCGTCTGTGAAATCCTCAACTTCGTTGAGATCGATGATGTCGAAAACATCGAACTGAAGATAAACATTGATGACCAAGGGAACATTTCCCTTGCAGGTGTCAGTGGTGATGACGATACAGATACCGAAGACAAGGGGGAACAAGAAAAGATAACTCTTGTCAACGAGAAGGTATCTCGTAGCCGTCGTCAGAAGATGCTCAAGACCAACAGCATCAAGTATGGTCTTGCAAGCTATGAGTTCGTCGAAGAACTCTCAGAGTCCAAAGAGCCTTGTCTCCAATTCCTCACCGAGAATGAATGGATCGTATATAAGGCAATAGTAAGATCAATGGAACAACAGTGTCGTGAAGTTATCCGTGCATCTGACGTTGTCCAAGGTGATCACGCTATCGCTGGGACTATTTCCACCCTAAATATGAAGGGGTTCGTTCGCTGTCGTGTTGGGGGTGATAAGCATGGGAAAGGATTCATATCTGCAGTGACAACGAAGAACTATAACGATTTTAATCTCAATAGATGACGAAATTTTTAGCTTCTCTGCTTCTCTACATCATAGAATCTTCAGAGAGGATTCTCAAGTTTAGAAATGTCTCCAAAGATGAAACTTTGGAGACATTTCTTGTACGTAGCAATCTTCGTGTTCTCTCTCATGTCTGCAAAAATGAGAAGTCTTCGTGCATAAACAGCAGATTGCACCCAGATAACACAAGATCTCTTCAGAAAGTTCATAGATGTCAGATGGAATACCTTTATGAACTCGAGTTTGAAGATGGAAGAAAGACTGTAGTTTCCAAAGATCATCCACTTATTATGGAAACCTATGGGACGTTCACTCTTGAGAAGTTTGGGATATCATCTTGCTTGTCTTTCCGTAGAAGGAAGATTGATGTTTCTCACAGACACATTTACATCATAAACCTTGAAGGTGGTGTGTCGAAACTTATAAGTGTAGAACGTTCCTTTTTCCCACAGATGACTTATGACATTTCTGTGTCATGTGACCGTCTTTACTTCTCGGATGGTCTACTTAATCACAATTGCGTGACTTCCGACACAAAGGTGGAAGTAAAAGTAAAAGACAAGGGAGAAGATGTGGAAGATACAGAGGAAAATCACGGATCTGTGTCAATCTTTGAACTTTTCTATAAGAATAAGAGAAACAAGACATTCCTCGATCGTCTGATATACTTCTTGTTCCGACAGAAACAGAAGTTTAAATAACGAAATATTCTCGAGAACATGTCTTATACACCTCTTCTTCCACTTCTGAAAAGGGGAACATTTATAACTTTTAAATCGTCTGGTGAAGATGTAAAGACGATTTCATCTGGGAATGATGCAAATGGGTTCAAGTTTTCAAAGTTTGCACTTCTCAATCTTCCACCTATCGTTGCATCTAAAACAAACACTTCTCCAAGGAACACGCTTGATGCACGAAGAATAGAAGGTTTCTACACGTCGGATTATAGTCAGAAGACGCTCCTTATTCACGATCGTGCAAGAAAAATCCTCTCTGAATCTTTCCAAAACTACATCCTCAACATGGAAAGCATTCTCCTTGAATCAGACACATATGACAGAGCAACTCTGAGAAATGCATCGGAGAGAATCTTCTTCAAGTGGCTCAAGGAAACTGGAGCAATCCGCTTTGAAGAACAGACAGAAGTGTCACAGTTCAAAGCGGATAAGGACAAACGCTTCATCGAGGAAAAATCTGAGATATACGACAAAGTTGTTCAATACATCGGTGATATCGACATTTCTGTAAGAGAGAATATCGTCGACGGTGATTCTTATTCAGAAGCTTATATCAACATTCCTTCTGATCACGGTTCTACCCCAGAGGTCATGTTCAGATCAATATCTGATAAGAACTATAATGAACAGACTGTAGTAAGACATCGTGCGCAATCTGAACTTATAAATGGTAGAAGTTCGAGAGACATCACCGACATGGGACTTTCTGTGGAAGCGGTTTATGACTGTGACACACAACCAGGCACTATTACCTATTCTCAGAAGTGGATGCAGGAGAAGTCGACGCTTTATCCAAATGGTTACTATACCGATAAAGAGTTCGGAAATGCAACGAACGTAGAGATCACGAGATCATACGCAGATGGTTCTGATCCAATGACTTGGACACGATCTTCGCTTGATGGTATCTCGATCGATTTCGATATTTCTTCATATAAGCAGATCGAAGAATACAACAAGACACATTCTGATAGAATCTCCACGCTTGGCGATTTCAATACGAAGTCTGGTGCACGAAGTTTCGATTTCAACTGCATCCTCGTCTATTATGATGTTGAAGACGCATCGGGGGAAACGGTAACTAATCTTTATGGTGTTCTGTTCCTTGGTGACATAATTCCATACAACACGGAATCTGCTCTGCTTTCGACAGTAAGAAAAATAAGACACGATAACGTCACATACCAGCAGGGGAACTCGCTGTCATACAAACTGAACTTCAAGACCGATTTCCACTATGGTGATGCCGTTTCTCATCACTCTGTAAATGATGATTCTTCACGAATTATGGCGACAATGATGCAGATTATCGACAGATATAACGCACTCTCCTCGAAGTTTGATGAAGCACTCGTGTTGAACAAGAAGCTCATAGAACATATTAAGAAAAACGATAGAAAACTCGAAGATGGAAGAAAAATCAATGATTAGCCCAGTACCAGTAGAATATGCCTCGTTTGATGCAAAGATTCTAAATGTCACCTTGCAAAAGATCTACTCTTACATTCAAGATATGAGTAATGGTGGCGAGGATGATGAGTTATCTGTCGACGCATATGAGTTTGAACAACTCGAAAAATCTCACCGACTTCTGTGGAATCTTTCGCAGGTCATGTCACAATTCTCAAATGAGGATAAAGTAAACGAACTCATAAAGGTTTGTGATAACCACATTTCGGATCTCGATACAATGCTTGAAACGGAACAATCAGTGGATGTTATCGAATCTATTAAGAAGAATAAGAAATCTTGGGAAAGACAGAAATCTCACGTAGAAGCAGTGAAATCCTTGTTCAAGTACTAACATTCCGAAACAAAACACAATCTTTAATCTATGATGGATGACCTCAAGAGAACCTCTCTCTTGAGGTCATCGCTTATTTGTCCTACTTTCACCCCAAAGAACCTCACAGAACGCAAGGAAAGTACCTTTCTGTGATAAGGAAAGTATTCTTCTGTGATAAGAATCATACAAACACAAAAGACGACTTAAAGATATGAACATTGACGACATTCTCTCCCTCGATCTTGATTCTCTCCGAGAATGGCTACGTGAGAGAAACGATGAATATCGATCGGGATTTCCTACTATTTCTGACGATGACTATGATAAGGCGTACAATCACTATTCTCAAGCCACATGTACAAGGCTGTTTGATGGTCGGGTTTCTCATGCACGTGTAGAAAACTCAATACCAATGTACGGTCTCGAGAAGATAAAGACGATCGAAGAATTCCGAGAATGGGTTTCTAAAAATGGTCTCGAGTCTCAGAAGTTCATCATCACACCAAAGTATGATGGCGTATCTTGTGGCGTGACGACAGATGAAAATGGGCAAGTGTCAGCACTCGTGAAAGGTCGTGAGAATATGAGCTTCTCGATTTCTCACCACTTCTCACTTATAGAACCACTTTTCAAAGATGATGAAGAAATAGTCGGTGAGCTTATCATTCCACAAAGCACATTCTCGGAGAAGTATTCATCAGAATACAAGAATGTGAGAAATATGGTCGCAGGAAAGCTCAATCCACGTAGCAGGTCATCCTCCGAACTTCGAGATTTTGTCTTTATGAAGTACACAAGCTACGGTGATTCTTATAAGACAAAGCAGGAAATGATTGATAGGTTGAACACTCTCAACAAGATACCTGTAAGGTACATTCTTGTGGACTTCGAAGACATAACCGAAGAATTCCTATCAACAACTTATCAAGAGTTTATCCTTGAGTTTGAAATCGATGGTCTTGTTATCGATGTCAATGACCTCTCTGTAGCAAAATCTCTCGGTCGCAATTCTATCGGAAATCCAAAGTTCTCGGTTGCTTATAAAGGATCGTTTGGTGATACAAAGAAAGTGACTATCAAACATTTAAATTGGTTCATCGGGAAAGATGGGACATTCAACCCAACTATTTCCACCGATAAAGTCCTCATTGATGGTGCTATGTGTGGGAACAACATCTATGTCGACAATGCGAGTTATGTCCGTGATAATGGACTAAGATTGGGACAAGAGATCTTCATCAAGAGATCTGGGAAAGTGATCCCAAGAATCCACTCTATTCCCAAGAAAGAAAGATGGAAGTCTTACGAGGAAATGGTGGAGAATAACCACCTCTCCCGAGAATGTCCACATTGTTCAACACCGATTGTTCTTGATGATTCTCTTGTAGATGTTTATTGTCCAAATGAGAAATGCTCTGGGAGAAATCTTCAAGAGTTCATCTTCTTCTTCAAAGTGCTCGGTGTCGAAGGGATGTCGGATGTGACATATGAGAAGATTTTCAATAAGGGTTCTTTATACACTGATGAAATAGTCAGAATCATCAGAGATCGTGGGGAAGTGTTTGCAGAGTTTGGAGATAAGCGATCTTCAAACATTGTCCGTTCGCTTGAAAAGTGCATGTCCGAAGTCACTATTTCTCGTCTTATGCACGCATCGAACATGTTCCCAAGTCTTGGATCAGTCAAACTTCAATGGATCGTCGACGATTATGAACTCACGTGGGAGAACCTGCAAGATTTCCACCCAACACTTGAAGGTATTCTTAAAATCAGTGGGTTCGGTGACATTCAAGCAGGTATCTTCGTGGAGAACTATAAGAAGTTCGTCGATTTCTATAAGTCCTTGACGGAGATCCTTACTTTCAAGACAAAGGTGGAAACTGCAGAATCTGACATTTATCGTGGGAGAGTTTTTTGTTTCACTGGTTTCAGAAACAAGGCGATGGAAGACATGATCAAGAAGAATGGTGGGGCAGTTTCCTCGTCATACACAAAGTCGGTGACTGATCTTGTGATTAAGGAGAAGGGAAGTGGATCATCCAAAGAACAGAAAGCGATGAGTGCAGGTATCAGAATCTACAGTGAATCAGAGTTTAGAGAGCTGTTAGGAATGGAGACGATAATTGAAGAACAACAGAAGTCTCTGATAGATCCTTCAAAAGCACTCTTCTAAACTTCCCTCCACACATATCGAGAGAGCCGACGAGATCTTTTTCTGTCGGCTCTCTCGGCATATTTGTAAATAACGAAATTCTCTTCGAAATATGTCTAAAAGATCATCAGCAATTGTTAGAACAAACCCATTATTAACTGGTAACGTCAAGTTTGTAGTGAAATCAGATGGAGATTTCCAGATTTCCACGATACCAGTTAATGATACCTTGTCGAGCATAGCTTATACGAAACCGATTAGTGTATCATCAGCACCTTTTGATGATATCTCGAAAGTTTTCGCTGATGTTCCTCGGAACATATTCTACGAAGCACCTTCAAAACCCGACGGTTATGTCTATGAGAAGTACGAGGACATGGTCGATCAGACCTATCTTTACAAAGTTCAAAGATGTGCGTCGATGCTTTATGATGAAGAATTCTCGATTTTTGCTCCACTTTACATTGGTGAAAAACTTCCGAAGTACTTCATCATTTACAAATCAGATGGGAAAAAGGAGAGACTTCGTGATTGTGAGATTTTGAAGATAATCGATCTCCATAAGTCTCCTATTGGGAAGTACTTCGGGAAACTCACTGATTTCCCACTTTTCCAGAATTCCCACTTACAATGTGACTTCATACAAAAACACGTCACTTACACTGGGATATCCACCAAGAAATCATCAATTGTACAGATTTCAGAATCAATCGAAGACTTCGTGGATGGTGGGAAAAGTGTCTATGAGTTTGACAAATGGATCACGGAAGGTTACAAGCGACATTCACTCGTCTCCCACAAGCTCTTCAACTTCGAGTTCCTTTTTGATGATCCTTCCCGAGAGATCAAGTATGAGAATTACTTCGGTCTTTATGCCGATGACATAAATCTTACGACTTATCCGTATTCAGACATAAATGATGTCGTAATACAGAAGATACAAGACAACTTCAAAGATGTCGACCTTTGTCTTATGAAGACCGACGACGCAGTTGTCGATATCAAGAACTTCAAGAAGAAGGATTTCCCACAATACACAACAACAAATATCTTCAACATACGCCTTCAAGGAGATCGAGAGCAAGAACCTGCTTACAACGAGATCATCTACGACGCTTCACGAAAGCCGATGATCAACACGTCGATAAAGATCTTCATTGATGGCAAAGAATCAGAAACGATACTTTCAAACACCCTCGCCAATCTTGAAGAAGGTGATTATGGTTATGAAAAATGGTCTCGTGACGGGTGGTTCTTGACATATTACAACCCATTCGGATCTAAAGAAGAAGTCCTTAAGCGTATCGCATCGTGTCTTGAATGGGTTGTCGATGCTCTTCGTTTGTATGGTGTGAAGATAATCGTGGATAATGATAAAGACAGAATAATCGTCGAAAATTCCACAAGACCTTCCATTGAACTTGAGATAACCTCTGCCGATGGAACACTTTCGCTCTTGTATGAGAAATTCTCAAGAAGTGATAACAACTTTATGATGTCTCACTCAAATGCTCTCAATTGTATAGGCAAGTATGTGAAAAATGGTAACCATTTCGAACGTGTAAAGCATATCAAGAAAAGACGACACGTTGGCATGTTCGACATAATCTCGGACACACCGATCTATCAGTCAAAGAACGTCATACAGGTCTATGATCAGACCGAATTCACCTTATCTGTGGTGAACTTCGTAGATATCTGTGACTTCGACTTTATGCTCAAGACAAAGACGAAGAGAAACGACATACTCATTGAACTTGAACAATACACCCCCGAAGAACAGAAGACTGATCCCGACCTTTCAAAGTTCCTCGGTTATGATACGATTTCGATTGATGAGAAGAGACCTCTTGTTTCTCTGCAATCTGTCTGTAAGTGGGTTTCTGAGTTTAAAGATGTCCGTCTGGATGAGTACCGTTTGAACGTATCGGAAGAATTCGGTACTGACAACTTCTCTCCGTCATTCAACATTTCTTATCCTAATCCGAAGTATTACACACACGAGTTCTTTCCAATCTCGAGACATCCACTGGTGGAAAAGGATGGGAAAATGTCTGCATATTTCTCTGAACCATTCAACGAACTGAAGTATTGTTTCTCAAGTTATGACTACTTCCAAGAATACTTCACTGTCTTTGGTTATAGTTACAGAGACGGTTCATACTCAAAGACCGATCCTTCTGAAAATTGGTCGATCATTACGAAGAACAACGTCGGCGACTATGTCACAATGTTTAGGGGTGTACTTATAAGTATCCATTCCAAGAACGATATTGATGGTTACAGATTCTCATCGATCCTCAACGTCAATCCTAATGGTCAATCTTCTATACGCATTGTAAGAAATAGACGGTTCAAGAGCATTGTTATGATCTGTACCATTTCTTACAATGACTACAAGATATCGAAGAACAACCTCTCCTTCCTCAATCTTTACACAATGGGGTCTCAATCCACAAAGTCTAAAGATGGGAAGATAATCGACGGCAACCGTATCGACTTCGAAGGTGTAAGTGGTCTTCTGAAAATCGGTCTTGATTCTTCGAACAATGACACCGTCAAGATGCAGGAATATGACCAGATGTTCGGTATAGAACTCGATATGCGATTTGTCTCTTATACTGATAGTTCGATAGAAATTGACGCAGTTATTAATGGTAGTCCACGTAAACTTCACGAATGGTACTCATTGAAAGATGACAAAACGTTCATGGAGATAATCGGCATCGAAGAAGATCTGGAGACTAATAGAAAGAATCTGATAATGTTCAGATCTCTGAAATGCGATTCTCTTGGGATTTACCTCAAGCACGGATCTCTGACAATCAAAGACTATAATCACAATTCGATCGTGATCGGCAAATCTGTCAAGAAATGGGACAACGCCCACGAATTCTTCACGATTGATGACGGTTGTGTTTACATTGAAGCTGGTAAACCATCAATGGAAGCCATTACCACACTCACGACAAAGTCACTGATACAACATATCCAATCGTTAGATCCAAAGAAGAAGTCTTTGAAGTGGTATCTTGTCGGAGGTGGTAAGAACTTCCACAATTTCCAACACGAGTTCGTCAACTTCTCTCTTCTTCGTGAGATCGTTCAGAACAACAACTTCTCATACACAGAAGATAGAAGACAAGATGACCTCCAGTTTAAGTTCCATCGTCCGATTGATCTTGGTTCTATGAAGAGATATGGCGGAAAGTATGATCCAAAGATCACGAAGCTTTCTACGGCTATCAATCCGAAGGTGTCTTCAATGATTGGTCATTATCTGATGTCTTACAATGACTCTAAAGACACCTTTGATAAGACGATCAACTACGATATCCGCAAGGAGAATACAGCGTTTGTACTCGACAGCATTAGCATTCAAGAATTCGTATACAGCAATAGCAAATCATTGAGTGTTACAAATCTACCACTTTTTGCAGATACTACCATTCCTTACGACAAATCTAAGCACTACGCAGATTTCACGAACATGTTTGGATCAATGATCCTCAACTTGCCCAATTCGTTCGAGATCACTGTTCAGAGTTGGAATGTCACAGATCAAGGGAACTATTCATCCGAGATAAATCTCATCGATTCGTTCTTGGAAAAGTTCAAAGAGAATATGATCGGAGCTGTCGAACATCTTGGAACAATCGATGATCCTCGAGTGTATGTTGAAGAATACTGTCAAAAGAATATCGGAATGCTTTACAAGATCAATGATTCAAAGATGGTGGCAAATGGTGAAATCGTCAAGGACTTCTCAATTTCTCTTGAGAATGACATCATAAAGATCAATCACCATACAATAGAAAACGTGAAACTCGAAATGACCATTTCCGTGGGTCTCGTATAGCCTTTCCGAAAAGGTAAATAAGCAAATATTCTCCGAAAAAGCATGGGAAAATATAACGGAAACGATATCCAAGATATGGCATTATTCAGCATAGAACAAGACGATTCTGTGCTGAACCTCGTAGAAAAATTGAACCACAACTTTGATCAGATCCTCAGACATGAAAGAACTGATCTTGTGGACTTCATGACTACACTGATCCTTAGAAATATAGCAGATGGGAAATATTCCGAAATTCTCGGTGCTGAAGGATCACGAATAAAGATGATCGGTAAACCTGGGAGGGATGGCAGTGATGGGCGTGATGGGAACACTGTGGTACAAGCATCACAGTCTGTCAAGTTCCTACAGATGAACACCAGTGATCTCCGTGAAATACAGTACAATTCTTATTCGATCTCCATTCCTAATACACCAGAAAAGGAAAATGAAAGAATAGAACTTCTGAAGTATCGTGTTGGTGATGTCGTATTCACGAAAAATGGTGATCTCCTTGCTGTAGAATCGATCACAGATTCTGAGATATTTGTTACACGAAAGATAAACTACTCAGCACTGAGCGGTGGAGGAGGTGTGGGAACATCACCAGGCACTGGCGGAGGTGGTGGAAATGTCGGTGGATCTGGAGGATCTGCTTTCCATATAAACACCGACATTGAAAACTCTACAGTGAGAGATCACATTTTACAAACTGTCGATCGTATACTTCTTGGTCAGTTTATCCCTTCATCTGGAGAATCTAACAACAGCACGAGGTATTACAGATTTGGTCTTGGTATCGGTAAACATGCCTACGGAGACCCAACTCTGGCCATTGCAAACATACCACAAACACTGACTTCTGATGCCAATGCTGTTGATTCTGACATAAAGGATCAAGTAAGGCTGTATTTCCGTAAAAACTCTCAGCAATCGTTCGACTTTGTAAGTCCACGTCATTGGGCATCTGCCAGATACGTCGATCTTTATGAGAATGACAAATCGAAAGGACTGGTAACTGGTCAACGTTTGAGATTCTCCCTTGAGAATAGTGACGGTGAGGATACAAATCAACCATTCATAGAACTTCTCACTAACAAGAGAACAAACGATTCTCATTCTACGATTTCCACGCATACCTTATCGGTGATTGATCGTCACAATAAGAGAGCAATCGTGATGGATAATCGCCAGCGGTTCGTCATAAAGTCAATGATTGCCGATTTCTCGAAGTCGATTCTTTACACGAACGAGAGAAACGATGTCTTGGCGACTGAATATGAAACGTTCTCTGCTCCAGCTATCAAGACTAACACGATTTCCCCCAACAGTGGAACTATGGTTTCCATTGGATCTGGGAATGGTCTCCTTGCGGATGTCCTCAAAACGAAGAAGCTTCAAGGTGTCAGTGGTGCAATGTCACTTTCTGACAACACTGTCCTCACTGTGGATAACGGATCTGATATCCGCTTTGGTGATACTTACATTCGTCAGTGGATTTCCGATATCAATTCGAAAGTCGGTGAACTTGATAGAAAGAGTATAAAATCGAATACACTCTTCTCCGAAATCTTCGTGGATGTTCGAGAACAGAAGTTAAATCTTCGTACTCTCGGCTTTGGTCTGTTCTCTCCGTCTGATGGTAAGAACATGACGATATCGACTAACACTCTTTCAAAAACTGGTGAAGGGACTTCGTCGAATGTCTACGTTTCGACATTCATCAAGGGGGATGCTGGTGTGTTCCATAACAAGTACTCTCCCCTGCACAGATTGTTCGGTGTGTTTGCTATTGGTGATACTGATACGTTTGCCGATACTCATTACGATACTCATGAAACGGATAAAAACACGCTGATTGGTATTGGTGCGTGGGGACATGGCAAACTTTCCAGTCAATCCATAAGTCTCGAATCTGTAAAATCGAAGAAGATTGCAGATTATGAAGAATACGTGAAAATCCCTGCTTTCAGTCTTAGTGGTGGTAACATTGACTATTCTACGATCACGTTCCCTTCACAGACGAAAGACGAAGGTTGGAAGAGAGCAGGTCATACAATAGTCATGAAGCCATCAACAGGTCTTGTAAGTCAATCCGAGAAGTATGTTTTCGAATCTGAGAAGAAAGTGAAGACGTACTATGTGAAGTTGCACAGCGAGATATACGATGACACACGTGACACACGTAAACCGATAGGCTTCAAAGTTCAAGACGGTTGGTCATGTTTCGAATACGATATCAATGATGTAGCAACCTATCAGAAGACGATATTCGACAAGGTGAGAGTAGATGTCAGTGATCAAACGAAGAACCATATCGCAGGTAATCGTAGAGGTGCTGGGATGCCTTATGGCGAAGGTAACATTTTCTCGACCATTATCAATTATGACTTGGAAGGGAGACCAATAAAGAGAAAACCTGGTGGGAATTCTGCAAACAACTTCATGCTCAATGCGACATCATTCATGGCGTTCATTGGTCACTTCCAAATGAAAGGTCATGGTTCTGAACTTCTGGAATATGAAGACATACAACCTGCAGTTTACCAAGACTTTGTACACGAGGTTCAGAGGAATTTCTACTACATGAACGCTATGGACTTGATAGCAGAGGGTATGAATTCGGGTTCTAACAGAATAACACCCGAGAAGTTCCAAAGAGTGCTCACTAATGGTGGTACTAAGTGTGAAACGTTCGATTCATATGTCGAATCGAAAAAGAATAATAACAGAGCGAGGAAGACAGCATTTGTGTTCTCTCCTATTAAGACGAGATCGATTGTAAAGCTGTCGCCATTCTCTGATAGATCTCTCAATCACGTTCCGTGCGTGATGACGACGTTCATCAATAACCATAGCGTGACCGATGAATCACAGGAACTCTTGTCGAACGACATGTTCTCTCTCAAAGTTGTTGGTGATGTTGTTCATATGGACATTTACGTTGAATGTTCAGTGTTGCAGGTAAGGAGACCAATAAGATCTGACTTCTATGCATATCAAAGACATGTTTACCACACCGATGCATACGAACCTGGTACGGATTCATCTACGGCTTTGAAAACCATTCTTACTAATGCAAAACTTACTGAGTGCTTAGATGATCAGATAATAACGAGTTCTCTGGATTCATGGAGAAATCAGATACTTCCCTTCAATGAAGGTCATAAGGCAGTTTATAGGAAGTTGTTTGCGAACAATGTAAGACAAGGGCAGATAAATCAAAATCCTCTACAAGAATCGTATGGGTTCTCGATGTCTATGTTGATTCCTTCTGTGTTTATGCCAGTGACCGATATCATGTTCTCTGATAACACAACTCTCTACACGGATGGTATGTGCAAAGTGTCCATAACACCATTTAGAGAAGAAAGAGAATTTATAAATGGTGCAATGCTCAAAGATGTTATCCAGAACAGAAGAGCGAACATTGATTCAAATCGTCCTTATAGCAACATAACGTTTGATGATAGACTTCTTGAGTTCAGTGGTTACACGTCACTCTATAAGAAAGGTGTTGGCTACACACAAGGATACTCTGCCGATTGTGGATATGCTCCAAACAAGCAATCTTACACCTCGATAGTTGTAGAGTTTAACAACCCTAACTTCATCGATAAGTATTCTCTAACGTCGAATCTTGTAGAACCACAGAGCGGTGTGAAATTCAAGAAGATATCCTTGACGTGGGTAAAACCTGGTATTTCTGAAATGCTTGAAAGAATGCAAATGTCCGATAGAACAAGAACTGGTGGATTCTCACTTAATAACGAAATCTCAGTTGAAACCCAGAAGATCTACGGTCTTGAAATGTACAAGCAGATGAAGAAGTATCTCGATAATGAGTAAAGATATAAGAAAGGTGGATTATAACATTTTTGTATAATGAGTAGCTACGACGAATTAGAAGAAAAAGCAAAAGAAAATCTCCTCCGAGAGACAGAAGGAACACCTTTTGGTGGATTTAAACCGATGATGGATAGAGAACAGCTCGAATCAGAGTTTGTGACAAAGCATAACTTCGTGCCTATTCCTTCAGATGAACTGCCGTCAAGGTCTTTCTTCTATGATAAGGGCACTCAAGTTCTGGTCAAATCTGCAAGCGTTCAAGAAGTCAAGCATTTCTCATCGATCAATGATGAAGATTTCTTTGACATTCAAGACAAGATGTCCACGCTCTTCAACGTTTGTGTGAGAATCTCAAAGAATGGAAATCCTGTAAGTTACAGAGATCTTTCCGAATTCGACAAGATCTTTGTCTTCTTTGCTGTTCGTGAGAGAACTTTCCTTGCTGACGGTCGCCAGTCCACGATTTCTCACAAGTCTCCATGCCCCAGTTGTGGGGACGAAATCTCGGTAGAAATCGAAAAGGGGAATCTTGGCTATTACAGCATCCCCGATTCTATAATGAAGTTCTATGATGATGAACAGAGATCATTCGTTATTAATCATTCGAAATTCGAATCTCCTCTTGAAATCTTCGTGCCTACTGTTGGGGTGACGGAGAAGATCTTCCAATATATCAAGGAAGCAGAGATCAAGAAGCAGAGAGGTGAAGGTGGTTATTACGACCTTGCTGATCTTACGATCATCATGTACATTACCAAGGATTGGAGAGATATCGACGATGGCGGTAAGTACATCAAGCGAAAACTCGAAGAAATCAAGCGTTGGTCAGTCGACAAATACAAGGTCGCCACTCACGTCACTAAAACACTCAAAGTTGGTGTTGATCCTATGATGGAAGTACACTGCCAGAAGTGTGGAAAGGAGAACAGGGTACCAGTCCGATTTCCAGAGTGGTCAACTCTACTCTCTGATGAAAGTATCATTGGAGAACTTTTCGGAGATAGTTCATCGGCTGATCTTTGATAAGATAATGTCGTGGTCAGAGATTCATCAGATGCCATATGTTGAACTGCAATCTCTGATACTCGCTTACAAGAAGAGACTCGAGGAAGAAGAGGAAGAAAGACTAAGGCGAGAAGCTCTGCAACAACAAGAGTATGAGCAACAGATGCCGAAGTTCGAATCATTCACACCGAAGTCTCTTGGTGAACAATAACGAATAATAACAATTAAGAAGAGGGTGACATTGAAAGCGTGTCACCCTCTTTCTGTTTAAAGAAAGGTACTTTCCTTGCACTCTGTGGAGGTTGATGGTACGAAACTATTCTTGGATATTTTCAAACGCAACGAATGCGCATTTCTTAAATAAGACAAAGCATTTTTAAGAAATCATGAACAAGGTCGAGAAATCTGAGAGATTAAAATCGATTTTCGAAAGCACAAATCCTGCACGTATCCGTCAGAGAATTGATGAATACGCATCCCACTTTACAACAGAGCAATATGAGAAGATGGCTTTTATGTCTAATCTTCTCGCAGAAAATCCGTCTTACATTAGTCACCTCTCTGAAAAGGATATCACTCTTCTTGACAGCGTTGTGGGAGATATTGAAGAAGCGGACATTATCTCCGAAGATGAATTCCTCTCGCTCACTGATACTCTCCTTCAACCTATTGACATTTCATCGATTAACTATTACATCATCGACGAACATATCCTTGCAAAGATATCCGAAGCACTCTTCTCCACTTTCGGAACTGTCTCCTATCAAGATCTTCTCGAAGTAGAATATGAAAACCCAGGTTTTGTTGCATCGGTGATCATTGATGTTCTTCAAGAGGTCGGTGTTTATAACAAATCGATCAATGAAGCTGCATTTGCATCATATAAAAGATCGATTTATGAAAATGGAACACTTTCCAGAGAAGAAATCATCTATTGGGCAAAATCTCTCACGAAAGATGAAGCCGACCACATTTATAGAACGCTTTATGGATCAGAACCTCCAAGAAACTCGAGAGAGATAATCCTTAGAGACGTTTGTGAGAATCCAGATGGCGAAGTTTGCTCAATTTTCAAGGATACTTATTCATCAGAGAAAGAGTTCAGCATAAAAAGCATAAACGAATCACTCGAAAATCTCCGATCAGTTGTGAAGATCGAAGATTTTCGAAATCTTGTCTATTCAACATCCCCAGTTATGGTAGCCGAAGGAATTGATGGATCTCGTTACAAGATCTGGGGGTCTATTTGTGAGAATTACGAAAGGCTGTAATTCTGATTTTTTGTTGTTGTTAATGTTGTCGAGTGGAGAGCGATCAATTTCGAGATCGCTCTCCACTCGTCTTTTACGGGTCGGTAAATAAGCAAACGTTTTAAGAAAATATTAATCTGGATTAAGAAAATGTTTAGAGAAAAAATAACAAAGATCTTCGAACATTGTCGAAAAGAGAATCTCCCCCACGTAGAGCAAGAACTCAACAAGGTGGTAGAAGACATGATCGCAGGATCGGTCAATGAATCTGTGATCGCTCGTCGTGTTCAAGACATACTCGATAAAAACGGCATAATGTCGAATGCCTTACAGATCATCAACGAAAAGAAGTACATCCAAAAACCTGAGGATGTGAAGACTTATCTTCGCAGATACAGAAAGATTTCTTCAAAGATCTATGAATCGTTCAAGCAGATCGTCGAAGATAACACCCTCATGGTGGGGAATACGAGACTTTTCGATAAGAAATCTATCGGCAAGATCAATAGTGGGATTGCCTTCATCGAAGAATCATATAAAGCAAAGATCAATGAATCACTTGAAAACTCATCTGTTAACATTGAAGAAGGTACTTATGTTTTTTCTGATTACATCGATTTCGAGTTCTACTTCACCTACGAATACGTCGAAAGAAATAAGAGTGTATTCGAACCTGTTGTAGATTTCCTCTCGAGTGGTGACAACTTCATCACTTTTGTAGTATCCGCAGGAGACACCGAAACTGGCTTCGAGGTTCACGTGGATATTCACGAAAACGAATCCACCCTTGAAAACAAGCAGGAGGTTGAAGAACTCATCAAGACATATCACGAAACGTTCACTGACGTGTTAATCACCGAAGACGAGGAAGATGAAGAACTGATCGGGGATATTCGTCTAAGTGACGTGAAACCTGGGAAATTCATCGTTGTTGATTCTGATTCAAAGTACCTCTCAGAGTTTGACGAAATCGTCGTTTATGAAGTGACTGATGACCACGTTCTCTGTAAGTTGGAAAATCAGAAGTCGATCAAGCTCCACATAGATGAAGCACGAAAAGTTCTTGTTATCAATAATGAAGAGCTTCAAGAAGTATTCGAATGTAACGATATAGTGACATGTGCAAAGGAAAACGGCTTCGTCACCGATATTCTCTCCTCTGAATACGACCATGAGTTCATCGAAGCACATATCCAAGACATGATCCAACTCGGGAAACAGTACACTCTTGCCAATGGATCTGTCTTGAAATGGGAAGATGGTAAGTTCATCCTTGAATACATTGATGAACTTGGAGACACTGTCAAGCAGGTAAAAGATCGTGACTTCGTGGTGTTGGTAACGATTCTCTACTTTAGATCTTTGTCCACGTGTGCGTCGGATAATAAAAGTCCATACGGAATCTCCGAAATCCGTGATTTCAAGTACAACGAGAGTATAATCATTGATTCCGAAGAGTTCCGAAGACTTGCATCGGAGCATCTTGATCCTCAGCTTTACACAGATTTCCTCGCAGATCTCGACAGAATTTATAGAGAAGCAAGAATTGCACCGAACTATAATGTTTATCTACAAGAAAATCTCATAGATCTTTCGTTCTGTTATGGTATAAACCAGCTCCTTGTCGATTCATCGATTTCCCTTGATGCAAGTAAGGCGGAAGAAGGGGTTGATAGAAACCAGCTTCGAACGAGTGTTATCTACAACATCTGTCAGATAATCCCCGACGTTTATGATCAGCTTTCTGTAAGTCTCACGGATGAAGATGTTGATGCGTTCTGTTCATTTACCACATCGGAATGGTTCATCGAGCAGGATGTTGATAACTACATCAACTTCGTGATATCGTTCCTTGAAGAGAGAGGTTACGATATCTCAATGTACAAGTAGAAACCTCCTCTCTCACAGGATTTATAAGATCTATGAGAGAAACGAGGAAATAAGCTTTCAGAAACTGACATCTTCTCCGCCATTATAAAAACGATAGATGAACGAAGTGTCAGATAAAACTGATTCTCAAAGGAGGTGAGGAGAATTCCTCATAGCTTTCCTCACCTCCACGAACGCCCTAGTAGTTCAATGGATAGAACATCGGTCTTCTAAACCGACAATCCAAGTTCGATTCTTGGCTGGGGTACGATTTGTTGATTACTTTTATAAGGGTTGTTGGGCTATGGATCTCTCAAGAGTTCTGTAACCCAATCAGTATTCATCAAGAGTTACATAAAGAAATAGAAATCACGAAAGATAAATGAAACAATTGAAAATATTCGAACACCAAGAAGATGACTGGATGTACGTCGGTGATCTTCTTGAACAGAAGTTCGGCATGGGTAAAGAGACCAGACCTCTCGTTTATGAGTACCTCCTCTTCTATGAAGAGAACTTTGTGGAAGATGACACTATCGTAGATGGAATAGAAAAAAGCACAGAGTACTTCAGAAATCTCATCGATGAGGTCAACCAAGCTTATGAATGGACATACAACAGCTATGACGATCTCGTCTATGTCATCTCATCTGGTCGCTACATCAGTTACATCTTGGAAATAGACCCTTCTATCGACAAGCAACAGATGGTGAACTTCTTCATCAATCACTACGTTGATATCCTCAGTTACACTCATGAAAATGGTCGTGAAACGAAGGACATCTTCGTTAATGTCTACAGAAAGTACCCCAATCTTGGTATCAAGGACATCTGTCGTGAGATCATTAAAGAATACTACAAAGGATAATGAAGAAACTAAGAATTTTTGAATCGGAAGCAGAATTCCTCGAAGACTTCTTACAGATGCGTGGTGATTACACTCATTATAGAAGATCAGCATTCTACGATTGGATGTCGTTAAGATATGACGTAAAAGTCGGAGAAAAATCTGAAGTCATAGATGGAAATGTTGCTGGTTATGACGTGAGAGAACTTATGGAAAAGTTCAACCAGTCATTCATGGGTGTTGTTGGAAGTCTCGATATCAACATGAAAAATCCTGGTGCTACCTTCTATCCTACACTTGAAAAAATGTCGATCTTCAGAATGATGGTAGATGAATCGAACTACTCACGTGAAGATATCGGACAATACTTCTGGGATGAACTCTTTGATTTCGTAGAATCGAAGTTTGAAGGTGGGAGAATAATCTGGGCTTTCTGTAAGTTAGATTTCTCGAAGAACATGAAGGAACTGTTTGATGAGATAACTTCTGCAATGGAAGGCAAGTATCCACAAGTCTCAAAGAAGTCTTACAGATACCGCTATTAATTAATAATCGATTCGCTGAGGGCTTTGTACGAGATTTTTACTTCCCATACAAAGCCCTCGGCATATTTTTAATCATAACTAATTATGAACAAGGCAGAGAAACTCATAAAAAGGATCGTCAAAGGTTACAACTCTATCGTCCAAAGTAAAGGCATAAGACTTGAAGATTTCTTGAGACAGAGGTTCAATCCTACAGACCGAGGAATCGACATCATTTGCTCCTATATCAACAAATACTACCGACGAGTTGACAAATCGACGCTCATAGATGGAGACATCGAAGAAAGATACGTGTTTGAACTTTACAGAGAAACACGGAAATCTGTAGTTTTCTACACACGTGATAAAGAACTCGAACCCGAGGATGTGATGTTCCATCTTGATTTTTTCAAGGAGATAGATGAACTCGTGGAAGAGGGTAAATCTCGTGAACTTGCGCTTTATATCTTGAAGAACTATGTCGAAAAAGTAAAACCAGAAGATAAAGACGATCACGTTTATGTCTTCTTCAATGGATTTGCGAAACATCCTTGGAAGACTGATTGGCAAGTTGCAGAGGAGATAGCTCTCGAATTCATGGAAAAGATATCAGTCATCAAGGAAGAGGTGAATGTAGAAGGAGACGAAGAAGTTGTAGATTCTGTAGACGAACGACTTTTCTAATAAAAAGAAGAATGCTGACGATATTAAGGTTTACTCTTCTCGTGTTCATTGTTTTACCGATAATTTCTATGAGAGTGATCTTCGCAAAATCTCAGAAATAAAGACGAGGTACTTTCCTTGCGCTCTGAGAAGTTCTTTGGTATAAACAACCGAGAGAAAGCGAAGAAGACCAAGGAAAGTACCTTCCTTGAATTCGGAGAAGTATTAGAGAAATAAGAGAAAGCCCCGATCATCCATAATGAAGATGATCGGGGCTTTCTCTGTATAGCAACAGCAACAATAATCGTTATTCTGGCTTAATGCTTTCTACAGCGTTGATATCTTCTACAGTGAGGAGAGTGTAGCTGAAGAACTTCTGTCCTGCTTTCTTGGCTTGATTTGCCCACTGCATGAACTTGGAGAAATCGTTGATGTTTCTCACAACTTGACAACCTGCAGAATAGAGACCAACAACTGGTACAAGCTTCTGGGATGATGCTCGATGGAAGTTTATACCAAATACCCCGAAGTCATCCCCTACGAGATCATGACGAGAATCTTTATTGTTGTCTCGGTGGACGTGAGTTGGCGTTGCCTGTCGAAGTGCTTCGTACTTTCCTTGATGAAGACCAATCTGCCACAGGTTCTTATGATAACCTCGACGAAGAATAGCGCATCCTTGAGGGCTTACTGGCTTTTGGAGATTGTCAATACCTGGGTCTGTCGTGAACTCAAGAATCTCACGGATTTCTATTTCACCCTTCTCGTTAAATCTAAAGTAAACACAGGTATCGTTCCATGTGTTAGGATTCGATAAATCACGGATGCCGACAATGTTGAGAAAGACAGGTGTTCGATCGATTTCACCACCTACTTTCTCTACGGCACGGATTATAGTCATCATATCGTACTTCATAGCGGTTCTTTTTTGTTTTCCTTTCTATTTCCGTTTATATAGGTCGGTAAATAAGCAAATACTTCCGAAAAAATGTCTCTGAATCGATTAAAGAACATATCGTTATTCCAAAAAAACGGAGAAATCATAGATCTTGAGTACAATGAAGAACTTGATCTTCTTCAAGGTGATCTTGTATTTTCCAAGACAAGCGCAGGACTTATTGAAACTCAAAGCTTGTATTTCATGGAAAAAGTCAAGCTCTATGATGAGATCGAATATGACGATGTTCGTTCGTTTAGACATGCGAAGTGCCATATGCACGAAGGCAAATTCAAGTTCTTCGATGTTGGATCACCTTATGAATCGGAACCAGAGATAAGACTTTTCGACACCTTTGAAGCAGATTTTAAGGAAGACAAAACTGCAACTTATAAGGACGACATTGTCGAGATTCGTGACATTTTTGCAACACCAAAGTGCTTACAGATCTCGGCATCATCTTCCGAAGGTGGCTTTATTGAAGATATTCTTGTTATTGAACTTGACGGAGAAATAGCGATCGAACTCACTGCACAAATCTTCGTTGAAGAGGAAGATGAAAGATTCATTGACAGACTTGCAGATTTCGGAGAATACCTCTCTAAAGATGATACATTTCTCTTTAGAACGCATCCCACAGACGGTGATGTTGCAGATGTCGCCATTCTTAATCGGAAGCGTAAGGAATTCTTGATAGAAATGCACAACATAAAACCTTACTTCTCCTCGCATAAAGGCGTGAGGGGTATCTTGAATCTGTTCGATTTCCAAGATTTGAAGATTAAGGAATATTGGTTGAATCCAAAAACTGGGAAATTTGTCTATGAAGATCTCTCCGAGAAATCGATGGATTACTCACGTCTGCAGAAGACATCAAAGTTTGGTCTGTTCTTCGAGTACAACTCGGTCGTGGATGATCTTTATGATGATCAAGGACTTCCACTCGTAAAAGACAACTTCTTGTTCACAGTCGATGAGATTGTCATAAAGCTGTTCGGTATCAAGAAGTGGATCGAAGACAGAGAAATCGGTGGTATTTCAGATATCGTCGATATCATAGGAGAATTCGTATTCTTTGGAAAATACAAGATCACCACTTCTTGGTCAGAGCATGAGCATACTCAAAATGTAAAATCAAGAACGCACATAATAACCACAGATCGACGTGTATACTATCTCCAAGACACACGTAACGATTCCTTATACGTTGCAGATGCAGATCTTCAAGGAAATCCAAAGCTGTCTTCAATTGGAAGTAGAAAGCTTTCATCTATAGGTACGTCAATAATTGGTGCATCGATTGGTTATAAGGGATTCCACGACACTTTTGTAACTGGAAGTAGGAAATCAAAGATAGGTGTCGAGGTAACACTTCGAAACGACAGTTTTAATCGCAGATATGAAGATACGCCCACAAACTGGGAAAACTATGAAGATACACTCGCCACGTGGGGGAACGTTGACCATTATCAATATTACAGAGCAACATATGAACTGAAAGATGGTGATTTTCGGATGACTGGAGAGTTTTCACCTTCCACGAGCGAAATCAAGATTCTCGTTAATCGAAAAGGTGTTTATGATGTGAAGATCGTCTATGAGTATTACGGTGGCGAAGAAATCTTCAAAAAGAAGAAGATGTTCGAAGTGAGACAGAAGATTCCCAACTTCCTCGCCTTCTTCAAGTCTCACCCGAGCAAAGTTATCCATAAGCATCAGAGAATGAGTGATGCTCGTCTGAGATTCTTGTCTTCAAAGATCCACGAATATGAAAGACTTCATATGCTCAAAGATCCATCGCTTGGATTCCGTAGAATGACTTATAGAAAATCAGAGTTCAAGATATCAGACTTTGGTATCCGATCGTGGAATGACCTCGAACTCTCTGGCATTAGATATCCTTCGATTATCATTCATTCATTCACTCAAGGGACGTATTCTTTACAATCGAAATTGTTCAACTTGAACGGTGAAATGCGTGAAAGACAAACGATGCGTGATTTATATGAAAACATTCGTCATCAGATCGACCTCAGAGAGTTCAACGTGATCTACAGAGAATGGGACACCTCGTTTATAGAAATCGTCTCCCATAGAATGGTCTACGAGGACATTAATCTTCGTGCCGAAGGTCTTCGTGCAGAATATAAAGCAAGTGTTGATTATCCTTTCAAATGGAACAACACGAACATATACGAACAATCATTCTTCGTTGCACCATTCCACCCGATCTTCTTCAGTGTTGATGAATCTTACATTGATGGGATAGTAAACGCAAATTGGAAGATAAAGCAAGGCGACGTTGAAGTCCTCAGTCTCACAAATTCTCTCGTTATGTGTTACACATTCCAAAAGGTAGGAAATTACACAGTAGAATGTGAGATATTCGACAATGAAGGTAACAGTTCCGTGTGTGTGAAACACAACTTTGTAAACGTGATACAGGGTGATGATTACGAGAGATATGTGAAACACGTACAATAAAAATCAAAGTCCCACCAGTTTCAAAGCATTCTGGTGGGACTTTCCGTATACGATCATATCGGTAAATAACGAAATCTTTGAAGAATGGCGATTCAATCAATAAAGAAGGTATCTTTAGACAATTCTCTTGAAGAATCAAGAAAGATAATAAATGAAAACTTTAGCATAGTAGATTCTCTGCTTCAGAAGATAAACCAATACACTGGTTTATTTCTTGAAAATCTAAAATTACCGCAAGATCCACTCGGTAACGTCAAGTACGTTTTGAGATATGACACCCAAAACGGAAGATATGTCGTCGAACCAGATTCTGTCGTTGGATCTACTGGCATTCTTGACATTGTCCAGCAGTGGTCTGGTGAGCAAGGCAAGAATGTGACGTTTATGATACTCAACAATATCTCGGAATATGAAGACCTTGATGTTGAAGTTCGTCGTACGTCAATCATCTACGTCAAGGAAACTCGTGATGTCATAATCTGTGATAGAAACCTTACCAACTTCACGAAGGAAGGGATCATCCAAGACATACAGAACTTCTTCACAGAGAAAAACAACGAGTTCGCAAAGTCAATAAAGGACTTTGAAGATAAACTCAAGTCTTACAAGATGGGGATTCTCAACACATTCTCCACCCTTGAAGATATGCGGTCGACCACGAACCCTGTATCGGATAAGGGAGAACCTCTTGAAGATGGGAATCTTGTCGCAATCTACAACAAGGCGAACTCTGGGTATGAACATAACGGAAAACTTTTCTCCTATAACCCAACAGCGACTGATGCTGATGACCGATGGATCGAGGTAGGTAAGCTCTCACAGACGCTTGGGAACAGATTCACCGATGAAGAAAAACTTAAGGTTTCGATAATCAAGAACGATGGTGAATCTGATATGTTCCTCAGTGCAGATGGGTCTTATCGAAGAATCATTGTTCCGTCTGCACCTATTCAAAAGATCGTTGTAAATGGAAACGAACTTACACCTTCTGAAGACGGCACTGTAAGAATCGATGCAGGTAAAGGTAGTGTCAAATCTGTACAGATTGGTACAGATCCCGAAATCCTACCAAACGAGGATGGTGTGGTAAAAATTCCAGTCGATGTTGAACTTGATGAAAACTCACAATCTCCGATTTCAAATGCCATAGTTGCTCAAGAAATAGCAAAGATCAAGAGACATTCAGTCTCCTCACTTGATGCAGAACTCTCTGAAGATGGGCAATCCGTTGTGCTTTCTCTCTACGACGAAATTCGTGGCGAGAAGTTCGGATCTGTGACTATACCTGCAGGAGGGGGCGCAGGAGGTGGTGGCCAGATCCAAAGATCAAAGCTCATACTTCAATCCGAACTCTCCAAGAAGCATATCCGACTTGGTGATACTTCTACATTCTCTTATACCTACGACTACAAGAATGCCGATGGTGAATCGGTTGGTATACGTGCAAAAATTGAAGTCACGATAAAAAATGGTGCACTTACGCTGTTCACCAAGACCTACGAAGATGTATCCGCAGGCACTTATGGTGTCGACATTAATGACTATCTCCGAGAAGGTACGATCGACATTTACGTAAAGTGTACTATTCGTGACGAAGAAGGAGAAACAAAGACGAAACAAACGTATCAGTCATTGAGAGTTTACGACATTCGTCTTGAAACTTCGTACAAACTCTCGACAAACGGACAAGGATATGAATCCGCAGATACGATAATCATTCCTTTCCGTGTAACTGGTGCAGGCGATAAAAATGTGAAACTACTGGTCGATGGAACACAGCTCCAATCACAATCGATCACAAAGAGTGGTGTCACAAATGGATCATTCTCAATCCCTGCAGGTTCGATCGTACCTGGTATTCACGTGATAACACTCACCACTGACGTATCAGTCCCAGGTACAACGATTCATTCTAACTCGATAATCTTCCACCTTCGTAGAGGTGTTGATCTTTACAAGCCGTTTGCGCTGTTTATGTTTGATGACAAGGTCGGCAGAACTTATGACGCAGGCGAACAGATCCGAATGGTCGTCGGACAGTTTGAGGAATTCTCGTTCAACTATTACGTCTATGATCCTTCAAAAGCAAAGGCGAACATACGTCTCACGGTTGGAAGTCAAGAATCCTCGATCGTTGTTGATCGTATAGATCAAACTTACACGAACAGATTCATCGACCGCTCTCCAAAGACGATCTCTATTAAAACGTCATCGGACACGTTCTCCCTTCCAGTTGTCATTGAAAGATCTTCAATGGATATTGACAAGGTAGTCGACAGTATGTCCTTGGAACTTATGTCGGGAGGTCGCTCAAATACGGAATCGAACCCTGCCATTTGGACTTATAAGGGGATCTCGACCGAATTCCATAACGTCAACTTCTCATCATCGGGTTGGAAGAACGGTTCACTTTCTCTTGTAAATGGTGCAAGAATAGAAGTCAATCACAAACCATTTGAAACTGACCCTACGATAACTGGCAAGACTTTCGAATTCGAATTCTCTACGAACACGATTTCTGACAAATCCACGCCAATTATCCATTCTCTTGACCAAGGTGTTGGGATTTCTATCACGCCAATCTCCGCCAGAATCCAGACATCAAGCGGTGTTTATGTCGAAACGAAGTTCTCCACTGGTAGATTCTACAAGATCACTTTTGTACTCTCAAAGAAGACCGAGACGAGAATCCTTGAAATCTACGTGGATGGTGTTCGTTGTGGTGCGGTACAATACCCTTCCACTGATTCAATCCTCCATCAATCTCCCAAGAACATCATCGTGGATTCATCATCTTCGAACATTGATCTTCGAACTGTCAGAATCTATGATCGTGCTCTTCAAGATGATGAAATCCTCATGAACTACATCATCGACAGACCGAACCCCAGTGACATTGTCAGACTTTACAGAGATAACGACGTTCTTGATGATTCTGGTGCAGTCTCTATACAGAAACTTCTCGCAAAGGGAAAATCTGTGATGAAGATGAAGGCAGATATCGCTCTTGTAGACAAGACCAATAACAAGAAGTTTGAAGTTCCGCTTGATGTGGACTTCTTCTCCAAGTTTGGGAAAGAATTTTCATTTGAACTCAGACATGGTCGTGTGAGAATACAGGGTACGTCATCGACGACTTATCCACGTAAAAACTATCGTCTCTACTTTGATGTCAAGAAGAAGGATGCCGAAAACACGCTCACTGTTGGCGGTGTTTTGAAGGAAAAGAGAAAATATGCTTTCAAGCCAAATTCTCCAGAGGTAGGACTTTTCACAATGAAAGCCGACTTTGCAGAATCGTCATCTACTCACAACTCTGGTGTTGCAATTATCGTCAATGATGTCTTCAAGCAATGTGGATTCCTCGTTCCACCTCAGAAGCAAGATATCAATGTCCGAATAGGTGTTGATGGTCAGCCTTGTGATATGTTCGTGGATAATCTCGACGGACAAGTGAAGTACATAGGCAAGTATAACTTCAATAACGACAAGGCAAAATCGGATCACGTCTATGGATTTAGTGGCGATGCTTGTACGTGTTTAGAATTCCTCAACAACTCAAATGCTGTGGGACTGTTCCAAACGGATGACATGAACACCCACTTCAAGAATGGTCTCGAGTTCAGATATCCCGAAGATATGACTTGGGAACAGGCAGGTGATAGACAGAGACACGTCAGAAGATTGTGGAGCTGGATCAAGTCTTGTGTAGGCAGACCAGATAAGTTCAAGCGTGAAGTAAGAGACTACTTTGATATCAACTTCCTCTGTGGTTGGTATGTGATGACTGAATACTTCATGATGGTAGACCAGAGAGTGAAGAACATGATGCTTGCCACGTGGGATGGTAATCTCTGGTACTTCATCCCTTACGATAACGACACTATCCTCGGTGTTCGTAATGATGGTAAGCTCATCTACGATTACGATATCGATCAAGACACGTATGACGCATCGATTCAGAACTGGGCTTATGCAGGTCACGATTCCGAACTTTGGAAACTCGTAAGACAAGCACTTCAGAACGAACTTCAAGAAACAGCACAGAAGATCAGATCTGTGATGTCGAAAGAATACGTCTTGAACGTTCTGAATGAGGAATTCATGAACAACTGGTCGAAGAGAATCTATAACAAGGACTCTGAACATAAGTACATAAAACCTCTTCTGGAGAACAATCTTGACTACCTTTATTCGTTGCAGGGGAACAGAGAATCTCATCGTCAGTATATCATCAATAACCGATTCGACCTTCTCGATGCGAAGTATCTCGCAGGTACTTACAGATCAGATAATATAAGAATCTACTTCTCTCACAACTTCTCTCAAGATAACAAGGAGATTCATATAAAAGCATCAGAGCAATACAACTTTGGTTATGGATTCACGAGTGGTGCTCCAAAACAAAGCGGTATTCTTGCAAATGACAAGAATGGTTACAAGGTTTCGTTGAGATTCTTTATGGATCTCATCGTCAATGACCCTCAGTTCATTTATGGTGCGTCGAGAATGCAAGAGATCGACTTCCGTGAGGTTTCGAAATACATCTTGAACAATATCGACTTCTCAAGTTGTAAGACATTGAAGAAGCTCGATCTTTCATGTGCCGATACCAATACGACGCTTCAATCTCTCACGCTTACTGGATGTCAGAATCTTGAAGAACTCAACATACAAGGCTTGCAATCTGACAACTTCACATCACTTGACCTGTCGGGCAATATTCGTCTTCGCAAGTTTGATGGTCGTCGAACGAAACTGCAGAGTATCTCGTTCGCATCGGGATCACTTATTGAGGAACTTTGGCTTCCAAGAACGTTCACATTCCTGCAACTTCGTGGCTTGAGAAATCTCCGTTGGGAAAACATTCACTTCGAAGACAAATCAAAGATCACGAAGCTGTGGATAGAAAACTGTGACAACATTCGTTGGGAAGATATCATCCAAGAATTCCCAAATCTTCAGAACATCAGAATCTACGGTGTTTCAAAGAAGGGTCGTACGGACTTCCTCGAGAAATACAAGCTGATGGGAGGGATCACGATCGATGGATCACTTCGTCGTGAATCTGGATTTGTTGGCAGATACGAACTTGAGAACTTCCTTGAGGAATCAGAACTTGAAAAGTGGCAACGACAGTACCCCGAACTTTCTATCCTGCAACCAGAGTACTCTGTGATTGCAGTCACAGAATCTATCGTTGATTCACGTGGACTAAAGCAGAACGTTCTCGATCCACAGAGACTTTCTAATCTTGATAACGAAACTGGTTATCTTTATAACAAGCCTTATGTGATGAGTGGTCACGTAAAGAAGATCGTCGAGAATCGTAGAAAGTACAGAGGAAAGGAAGAAGAGAGAGGAAAGATGGTCGTGTTCCCACTTCACGACAAGCATTCTGGGAAATATGACACGAATGAAAATCCAGATCTCTGTGAAGTTGCAGATATCGACGTTGCAGAATCGGGAGGTATTTGGGTACATGAACCACAATCTTGGAGAAAGGGCGTTTATGACTATGAAACAGATACTGATTACTTCATCTGGTCATCAAACCTCGAAGAACCACGGAGACCAGAGGGTAAGAAGTTCGACTTCGTATGGTTCAGACAGAATGCTGTAAAACAGATATACGTACAGCCAAGAAATGGTTGTGTTGGCAAGAACATAAGTCAATACCTTTACAAATACAGACGATCGATATCTGACGGAAGTAGTGGAGCAGAATACATCGGTCACGTGAAAATTGATGTCGGTGGATTCAAGCGAGTGAAATTCCCAATGATGAACAGAGGATATCACAATGAAGACAACGCATCGATCGGTGTATTGTATCCTGGGTCTAAGAGACAACCTGGTGGTGAGTATTGGTACGAGAAAGCTTGGAACATTGGTGCTTGTTTCACAGATGCAGATGGGAAGATCATAAAGTTCTTGCTTCTGAACAACGGCGATTTCTCTGCAATGAACTTCGATTTCGGATGCGCAGTACCTGCTGATGCGAAATACCTCTACACGTCGATATTCACTGAATTCTTACCACACGAAGTTTATGAAGTATGGTTAACAAATAGTGATTCAGTTGCGGACTGGGAACCCGATTGGACAAAGCAAGAATCGATGTGGGTGGCGCACAATCCTCTCGTGTATAGCGTTAATGACAAGAGAAGACAACCGTACCCAGGCATAGTGAATGCTAAAGATCATGGCGATCATATAGACACGAGATACAGCAAAAGCCAGTGGGTGTTCAAACAGAATACACCATTGTGTTATCACCACAATCCTAACACTGTGGCGAACTTCATGAGAAGACACGCAATGTACAGATCAATTGATAGAGTAGAAGCTGGTTATTTCTGGCATCTTGTGATATCAGCGTATGGCAGATTTGACTACGCCAACATAACTGGATCTTGCTCATCAAATTCGGACAGTGGTCGTGAAAGATTCTTCATAGACCCAAGAATTGGTATAAAAGATTCAAGATGCGTAGGAACTGATGGCGTGTACAACAGATCAAGATTGCAGTACGTGTATAACGACGAGTTTGGGCAGAAGCAATACAACCCATACAACCAATCACAAATCCTGTGCTATGGGTGGATGCAATCCGTGATGTTCATGGTACAAGCAAGAAACAAGGATGGTGTTGATTATTCTGGTGGTAGCAATATGAACCATAAAAAATATGTGAACGATGGTAACTGGTCACAATGGGTTATATTCGTCGCTATGGAGAAATCAACAACATACACGCCCACTGGGTCGAGCACTATCGATGTTATTTGTTGGGAATCTTCCACAGCTAATGTTCACAACAATCCAGTGAGAACTGTAAACAGTGGTAAAAAATTGTCTATTGTACCAAGATCGTATGTTGGTGCAACCGAATACAATGGTTGTTGTTTATATTTTAACGATACCAACAGTTACGATCGTTTCGGTAATAGCGATTATTCCTATGTGAAATGGAAAACATCTGGTGGTCATGAATCATATGTTCCAATCTACCTTGGAAATGTGGTCGTATCAAATAACTTAGAAGAATTTAAATCTCTGAAACACTACAAATTCCTATATGATGAACGATTCGCACCAGATGATAACTAATAGACAAAGCGGAAATCCAGAGGTGGATGGTAAACTCATCCACCTCTCAGATCCACTTCGTGAGAAATATGTCGTTGCCTATGACATAGAAGGTCAAGGTGATGAAATGACCTATCTTGTACAAGAGTATGACCACCGACCAACACAAAAGGAAATCGTGGATTTGTTATCATCAGTTTTCAATGAGGAATGTGACGAGGAAATACTCACTGGATCGTTGTACACAACACTCGAAGATGAACCAGTTACAAAGCCTTTGTACCTGTCCACGGAGAATCAGTTCAACTGGGCAACTGGTTTCTTGCTCACGAATGCTCTTGGTGGTGCAAATCTTCCAGAATACATCAAGATAGGTGATGATGACGATTTTTACATCTACAAGATAGAAACACTTGATCAATATAAGCACTTTGTTCTTCATATCCTCACGCACGTGAAAACCTGCCTTATGAAGTGTTGGCAAAAGAAAGCGAATATTGATCTTTCGAAGTACACTCTCGACGACTGATTAATAGCCGATGACGATGGACGACATTAATATAGACAAGACAAAGACGAATGGTTGTGGTGCTATGGGAGGAATATTCAAGTTCCTAAAGCCACCACACCATGAGTTTTTCCGTGGAGAATGTGAAGTTCACGACATGCTCTATGAAATAGGCGGAACTCGAGAAGATAGATTGAAAGCCGATATCGAACTTTTCCAATCAATGGTGCGAAGATCAACCTCTTATTTTAGAGATAGAAGCGTAGGTTCTCAGATGTGGTTCTTCGTTCTGTCTTACATATACTACATTGCAGTGAGAGCATTTGCAAGTCGGAGATTCACGTACAAGAAATAAACAACAAAACGAATAAATCAAAAGATGGATAGTTTTAAGAAACTAAGCAAGAGTGAATTCGTATCAGAATTACCACAGTTCATAAACGACTTTTTGTCGATTATAGAATCAAAGTTTAACTCATATGACTCTATAATCGACACTGCTCGAGGGACTATTAACCTCACAGGCAATAGCACAATGTCTCTCAAGAAGGTAGTCCTCAATGCCGATATTGATGACGTGCTTTCTATCTTGGATAAGAGCAATTCACAGATTGCAAGCATTGACAACCTTGGTAATGCAAGATTTTCAAAAATAGTAGCAGGAAAGGGAACTACGAGCGTTGCAGATGGTGAATCTTACATCGATAGACTGTTCTGTGATTCATTCAAAACGAGATCATTCTCATCCTCTTCGTTTGATATTGAACAAACACTGGTCACTCAGTACGAGATACTGAATGTCACACAGAATAGCGGTACTGACATTCACAATAAAAAATCGGTACTTCTTCTGAACTACAACTCGATGATATCTTCGGGGGAAAAGAAACTTCTGATTAACCCAGCAACACTCAAGAAGGGAATGCACTTCACGATGCACCTTTTCCAATGTGGTGAATCAGACATTTGTCAGATAGCTTCATCTGACCCATTAAGACCTATACGACTTATGAATGGTAAATCGTCAGACGTTTCGATTGTGTTCAAAGGACAGAGAACAAACGAACCACAATTTGTCGAACTGGTTTATGTCGATGAGAAAAACTATCAAGGTCTTGTGGTTTATAGACACAGTGGTGTGACATTTAGAAACAACGCATAAGGCATATACGTAAAATAAAATACCTTCGAAAGCACAGAGAGGTATCTTCGTTGAACTCGGAGATACCTCTCGCTGTTTTCATATTAGAAAAAGGAAGAGAAGCCAAGGAAAGTACCTTCCTTGAATTCAACACTGACAAAGATGACAACATGTATGACAAATCTGTCATGACAAGGATGACTTGGTACGATCTTTGTTATAATCATAGTGAAAGATCTTCTGATCAATCAATCGTTAGAATCATCACCACCGAAAGGTAAAAACAAAAGAACAGAACTTATGAAAATGGTAGGTCACAACACGTACTACTTCAATTCCAAAGAAGGTGTTACCCCAGCAGATCATGCCGTCAAGTACGACTACGACAAGGCAGTATCAGACACCTTCTATGGCGACTACGACATGGCTGAAGCTCGCCTTGAAATCGAGAATCCCAAATCACTAAACGAGTACCTCGAGAATATCGAAGGTCACTATGTTGAGGGTGTAAGTGATTGGCAGGAAGCGCACAAGTACCTCATCGACCTTGTACAGGCGATGCTTGTGGAACTGGTGAAAACAACACCATCCTTCAACAACGTCAGAGAATACTCTGCTGTCATCAATGAGAGCTATGCTGACGGCTCTTTTGTTGATTATTCAGTGTCATATTGGCCAGAAAATGAAGAGATCAACATCTACCTTGAAGCAAGTAACAATCTCAAGGGAATAGCTTTGAGCAGAAGCGAACTCGACAAGATGTTGATGATCGAAGCTGTTGATCTTGAATAGCAACTAAAAAAGATAAAGATAAAAGCCCACCTCAACATATAAGCGTCGAGATGGGCTTTTTGCTTTTTCCATATGACAACTGGCATGACAGAATATAACAACTGACATGACAGACATGACACGGAATATGACAACTGACATCTTTGTCATGTCAGAATATGACACGTGGTATGACAGAAATGTTAAAAGATGTTATGGTATATGACACAACGTAATACAAGATGTTACAAAGTGTTAAAGAAGGCATGACAAGACATATGACAACTGACAGATTTGTCATATTTTTGAAACTCTGGCACGATTTTTGTTATAATTTCTATGTGAAGATTTTTCACACAAGCTAATCAAGTCAGTTCAACAAATCAAATCACAAATCAGTCATCATGGCTAATCGCAAGTTCAATGGTTTCTTCGATAATGCAATGGAAACCATCATCAGCACGATCAAGAAGGTAGCTTCCACAACGAACCAGTTCTTCAAGACAAAGAAGACCATTAGAAAGTGGATGTCGATCATGTTCATCTTCATGCTTATCCTCGAATCATTCTTCCCACTCGGCAAAATCGTGAAGGGTCTCGTAGGTAATTTCGTCGGTGGAGCATCTGGCGTGGTGATTTTCATCCTCGGACTGCTTGCAACGTGCTACATCGTAGTAGAAGTAACAGATCCTGCAAACGGCAAGAACAACAAGAACAAGTAACAACCTCCCCCACAACGACACATAACTAATCCCTAATCAAAAAGATCAACGAATCATGGCAACTTACATCACCCCCGAAGGATCACGCAAGGAAATCAACAGAGCTTTCATCATCAAAGTTCGTCGTCACATCGTAGAGGACATGGAACGCAAGCTCTATTACGCACTTTCTCCTGCATACCGCAAGAAGTTCACTATGGAAAAGTGGGTACGTGAACAGTCCGTGGGGAGACTATTCATGACTGGAGACAAGGACAACTGCATCTTCTCCGAGTTCTTCTCAATCTTCTATCCACAGGCAATGGAGCAATCCTTGCTAATCCTCCATGACGAGGATGAATCTCACAACGTCGTCATCGACATGTTCGACATGTTCAGAACTCGACGAAAGTACGTTCGAAACAAGGAGGTCGCTGACCTTCAGAAGAAGATCCGTGAAATCGAAAGACTGATCGAAAACCGTGAGCAGAAGGTGACAATGTCGGACTTCAAGGCAACGAAATCATTCTCGAAGGAGCTTGCAGAAATCGAGCAATTCAAGGCAGAAATCGCCACTCTCGAAGCAAGAATCCGAGAGAACGAACAGAAGGACGCTGAAGACTACGCTCGTCGTCTCGAATCCTATGATGGTCTGACCTATGACGAGATCTACGAACTCGAAAGCCGTGACTTCTTGAAGTCAGAAGACAACGAATGGTTCTCTGACGACAAGCCAATCAGCGGTTATATTGCAGTTTCTGCCAAGAATCTCTCACTGATGAGATTCAACAGAATGCAGACAAACATCGTCATCCCAATGTCGAAGCTCACGTCAAACTCTGATACCGACAACGAGGAAATGATCGACATCGCCCACAAGCGCAACACCGTCAAGGAAGACGATGAGGAAATCGAAATCGTCCGATCAGAAGACATCTTCAACCCCGACGAAGATCCAGAAGATGCAAAGAACAAGAGAATGATCAAGCGTTGCCGTGAACTCTTCGAAAAGTGTCCCAACTCTGAAGTCCTTATCGATTTCCTTTTCCATGATCTCACCCACGAACAGATCCGTGACAAATACGGATTCGAAACAAGCGGTGCAGTAAAGTCTCGTGTCTTCAGAATGCGAAACAGAGTGAAGGAGATCATCAAGCGTGAACTTGAATCAGAAGCCATCCTTGAACGTCAGATTCCAACAGGTGTTGTCACGAGATACTACGAAAATGGTGAACTCGACACGATCAAGTCGGAATCATTCTTCGAAAACTTCCAAATGGTAAAGCGAATCGAATACTTCGAAAATGGCAAGGTAAAGCGTGTCTCGAACTATGTCGACGGCTCTCTCTGTGGTGAATACACCGAATACTACGAAAACGGAAAGGTCTACAAGAGTGGATTCTACACGAATGGTAAGAAGTCTGGCGAATGGACAACCTACTTCGAAAATGGGAAGAAGGACGAATGGATAAACTATCTCTCGGACACCGAGAAGATCTTCGAAGTCTACAACGAACAAGGAAAGCTCGAACAGTACGGTCACATCGTGGAAGGTGTGGCAGTCGAGTTCTTCATTGATAACGTTCACACAGAACGCTACATGAGCGGAAAGCTCAAGGTACGTGGCAACACCGACAAGAAGAACAGTCCTATCGGCATCTGGGAAATGTACGACGAAGAAGGTCGTGTTATCAAGACGAAGAAACACGACAAGAATGGTAACGTCGTAGAACTGTCGGAATACGACTACGAGAATATGGAACGCAGGACTAATGAATACAACAATGATGGTGATCTACTGAGATCGAGAAATTACCATATCGAACCCCTCGAAGATAAGTCCCACGAAGATAGCAAGTAGTAATCAGCCAGTCATTCATTAACAACAATCATCATTCATTTGGGGGTTATCTGAACGAATAAGAAAGTTAAGGCAGATAACCCCCAAATGACTACAAAACCTACAAGAAAATGGAAGCAAATCTCAAGATTTTCGCATCTGTCATAGATTCAAAGACTAAGGAACAGATCGATTCAATCGTTTCCACACCTCCATACTCGTCGGAAAATGTGAGGATTATGCCAGATGTCCATGCAGGTCGAGGATGTGTTATTGGCTTCACATCAACAACAACTCAAGGAAAGGTCAATCCTCATCTTGTCGGAAATGACATAGGCTGTGGAATGACCTTAGTCAAGCTTGGGAAGATCGATATCGACTACAAGGATCTCAATGATTTCGTAGATCTGGTCGCAAAGAAGGGTGTACAATCTAACACCCCATTTGGCGGATTCCTACACGATTTCATGAAGTTTTATGGGGTGCTAATGTCGTCACTACGATGCAATACAAGTCCAGATGAAATGCAGAAGATCTTTAACACTTTCGGCACTCTTGGTGGTGGTAATCACTTCATAGAGATCGGGAAGTCAGAAGCAGGCGATCTTTATCTCGTCATTCATAGTGGATCACGTCGTCTTGGTAATCACGTCTACAAGTACTACGTATCCAAGAATATCGACATGATCAAGAAGTCGAAGTCAGAGAGAATCAAGATGATGATTGAGGATATGAAGAAGAATGGTCTTCATGCACAAATCGAGGAGCGTGTAAAGGAAATGCGAGCAAATGAAGAATCAACCGACATACTGCACGAATCGTTATTTTACGACTATCTCCACGACATGGGTGTTGCTGTCGAATTCGCTATTCTCAGTCGCATGTATATGGCGATGTCCATTGGTGAACACCTCGGTCTGAAAATCGACAACACGAAGATCGAGCATTGCGTTCATAACTACATTGATGATCACGGCATCATCCGTAAGGGTGCATGTTCCGCCTACAAGGATCAACGTGTTGTGATACCTATCAACATGCGTGATGGGATCATTATCGGTCGTGGACTTGGAAATCCAGATTGGAACTACTCTGCACCACATGGAGCAGGTCGTGTGATGTCAAGGACAGAAGCAAGAGAAAAGCTTACTCTTGATGAGCTTCAGAAGTCAATGGAAGGTGTACAGACATGGTCACTCTCCGAAGATGTGATAGATGAATCACCTTCCGCTTATAAGAAACTTGAAGATATTCTTCCATGGCTTGCAGAAACTGTCGACGTGGAAGGTGTCTTAAAGCCGATTTATAACTACAAAATAGCGGAATAAGTAATGCAGATAGTTTTTGATATGAACTATATTGCGAATAGGACAGCGTTCGCAATATCACCTTCAGAGATTTTCTTGTCCACACAAGAGGACAGAGATGATCTCCGTCAAGCTGTCCTCCAATCGATAAACTTCGTCATCAAGAAGTACAGCAGAGTGACAAATTTTGTATTCTGCTTTGATTCTTCGAAGAAATCGTGGAGATACGGTCTTGATCGTGGCGAGGATTACAAGGCAAATCGAAAGACATCAACACCCAGGTTTGATCGTCAAGGTTTTTCCAAGTTTATCTCGGAATTTAAAGAGTTTCTCGTGGATAATGGCTATTGTGTCCTCTCCTATCCTCATGCAGAAGGTGATGATCTCATCTATGTTTCATCGAATCTGATCTACAAATCTGATGAATCAGTTATCATCTGTACAGCGGATTCCGATATGAAACAGCTCGTGAAGTTCAATGGTACAAACTTCATCGCAATGTTCAATATAGACTCCTCGAAGATGATGCACTACATTGATCAGAGGACAAAGAAGAAGGAAATCTCCACACTTGATGATTTCTTAGGGATCTCTGAAAATGTGATCGAAGACAGTAACAGATCGATCATTGAACAGAGATCCGAAAAGATCATCCCCGAGAAGGCACTGTTTGTAAAGGTGTTATCTGGAGACAAATCCGACAATATTCCTTCCGTTTACAGATATCTGAAAGGAAAGTCTGAAGTGTCTTTCACTGATCTTCGTGCGTCGAAAGTCTTCGAGAAGCATTATGAGGAGAAAGTGGTGAACGGTGAACTAAAGATTGAAGATGTCTTCGAAGATCCAGATCTCCCAAAGCACATAATCGACGAGGTGCAAAAGTCTCCAGATTACAAAGATACGGAAAAGATACTCTCAAATATTAGTGTTAATCGAAGATATGTCGAACTCGATTATAAGAGTTATGATGGCGATTACTATGATGCACTTGAATTGTACGTTATAGGAGAACTGACGAGAGTACAGAACAACAGAACGTTTGATGAGTTTATAGACACTCAAGAGATATGGCAATAAAACTGTTTGATCTTATCGATTCGATGTGGGATGACGCAAAATGGGAGAAGATTTCTGAATCTGACAAGAGAACTCACTACTTTATGATTCAGAGATTCATGTCTATCATGTACATTGATGAAACATCCCGAATGAACCTTGAGCAGATCAATTATGCTCGTGTGGTAGACTTTTGGAGAGAAGTGATGAAGAGGAGATACAAATCAAAGCCACAATTTCTCTTCACAAAGACCAAGAAACTCGAGAAAGAAAAAGAGAAGAAGATCGCAGTTGATACGGAAGTTATTAGTTTTTATATGAAGCATAACGAACTCGACAAACGTGACTTCGATATGCTATTCAAAATGTTCCCCGATGCACTCACGGATGAGTTGAAAGTGTACGAGAGAAACATGTAAAAATCCCCTCGGATAGCCCCCTCGAATCGGTAAATAAGTCGAATCTCTACCGACTCGCAAGGGGGCTATTTTGTATATGGACATTGAACAATTTAACATACTCTACGACATCTTCGGTGAATCGTTAGATTTGCAGAGAAACTCATCTTCGAAAGTCAATAGCATTTTTGATGGTGTTCAAAGCATATCAACGAATCTTGAAGAAGTTGCAAAACTTTACAAGGAAAAACTCGAAGAAGAGAAGAAGCTATCGGAATCTGTACCTCAGATGGCTTCTATCACTTCTCCCACTTCAATGTCCGATATGGCGACCGTATCGTTCTATATTGAACAACAAGCTATTCTCATGGACAAGGTGTTCGGACTGAATGGTCATTTGTTCATGGATACGATGTTCTCGATAGACAAGGGAATACAACTGATCGCAAAGCAGAAAGCAGAAATATCGGCAACACAACCAGTTGGAGGTGCACAACTGGGTGCAGATATGAGAACACTCGATCAGATCAGTCAGTCCATTAACCTTTTTGTATCTTCTATTAACACGAGTGTAAACAAGAGATACGTCAAGAACATAGCGACTTTCAATCGATCGATTAATGTTCTGATGAAGGGGATCAAAGATGCCGTGGAAAAACTTGATAAGCAGTCTTTGGACACATTCTCGAAAGCGTCAATGTTCGTTGTCGATTATACTCGTGGGGTTGCGGAGATAGATTCAAGAAATATCACCGACAGAAAGATAAGGGCAATCAAGAAAGCGATATCGATCTTCAACATGCAAGAACTTCGAGGGGTTTCCATTGAAGATACGAAAGCTGTTGCGGAATCAATGTCTGTCTTCTCTGTTCACCTCAAGCCTTTTATGGATTCTCTGTCAAAGTCGAAGATGCCTTCACAGAGAAGGATTCAGAGAATCATGAGTTCACTTGGAGAATTCGTCAAGAGTTTCTCCGAGGTGATGAAGAATGGTGATGCTTCAAAAATGAAGGCAACTGGGGACATGCTCTCGAGCATTGGCTCTGGGATTCGTCGGTTTGCATGGAGAATCTTCATTGCATCACCTATGCTTGTTCTTGCTGTGCCAGGTATGACAATCTTCAAGTTTGTCGTCAAATTCTTGAGGAAAGAATTACAATTCATAGCAGACAACGCAGAAGGACTAAATCGAGGTGCAGTCGGGATTGCAAAGATGGGGCTTTCTGTTCTCGCATTTGCAGGTTCGATGGCACTCACGACGCTCATAATGCGACAGATCGATGTTCGACAGCTTGTATGGGGTCTTGCAATAACCAGTGCCACAATGTACGGAATGTCGAGATTGTTCATGTACTTTGGGAATTCTCGAAACTCGAGACGAATAGTCTCTGGTGCAAAGGCAATCGCTTTCATGTCAGCTTCTCTTGTCATTGGTGCACTTTCACTTTATGGTGTGTCACAGGTGGGGATTGACTTTGTGAACATTGGTGTTCTTGCCTTGTCCCTTTCGGCACTTGCTGTCGTTTATCACTTCATTGGTAAATCTTGGGTGACGATATCGAAAGGTGCTCTTGCAATGTCCTTGATGTCACTCTCTGTTTATCTTGTCAGTGCATCGATTGCTTTCGGATCTATGGTCGCAATGAAGAGCTGGAAGGGTGCACTCATCTTTATGGGACTTGCTTCTGGACTTGCCACAATTTGGGGTGTCGCAGGTATGTTCTTCGGCTATATCGCTCTTGGTGCAGGTGCTATGGCACTCGTTGGGCTTTCACTGCTCACCTTTGCCCTTCCGTTGAAAATGGTCGGGGAAGCAATGGAGAAGAGCGGTGATGCACTTATCAAGAGTCTCCCAGAGTTTATTAAGGAACTGGTTGTTCCTATGAGTATGCTCGGAATTGCTTCACCTCTTATTCTTCTTGGATCTGTCGCTCTTGGTGCAGTTGGTGCATCGCTTCTTCCATTCACGAAGGTCTTCCGAGGGATCAGTGAATCTAAAGTTCAAGTCGATGATGTCTCGAACTTCTCAAAATCGATGACGATTCTTGCGAAGGGAGCTTCGGACGCACTTTCAGAGCTTTCGTTCCTCGACAGTTTCCGAATAGGATCACTGAAAGATGTCGCAAGTATCGTCGACACATTCTCCACGTCAATGGTCAAATTCTCCTCGCTTGGAGACACTTCAAAGCTCGTCGATATTTCTCGTAACATTGGGGAAATGTTCAAGAACATCATGCATTCGGTGATCATTGCAACTTCCCCCGATGCAATCAAGAAGATGTACGACATTGACACGAACTGGCTCAAAATCCAAGGATCGATAACTTCCGCAAGTAGAATGTCTTCGGCAATGATCGATCTTGCAGATGGTGTCAAGAAGTGGACAGAAATGAAGATCGACGAGGGTGATGGTCAGAAGATTGCAGATAATATCAAGTCGATTCTGGGGGTCATTCCTGCATCAATCGCTCCAATGGGGAGATTCTTTGATGATGATGACGACATGTGGAATCTTTGGGGGATTCTCAGAAAATCAGACAAAGATGTAGAAGAAAAGAGAAAGTTCGAATATCTCAATGGCCAGACTTTCTCACTTCGTGAAGTCAGAAATGGTCTAAGATTTACCGCAAAACTCGGGGATTCTCTGGGGGATCTTGCAGATGGTGTAAAGAAGTGGGCAGAAATGAAGCTTTCTTCTTCGGATGTGGAACAGATCGACACGAACATAAGAACAATCCTTGGTGTTCTTCCAAGAAAGATTGCAGACTTCGGGGCGATTGACAAGGATGAAGTTATAAACGCAGGTTTCCTTGGATTGTTCCAAAAGTCATCAGTCGAACGAGGACTTGAATACACAGGCGACCTTGGAAATGCAATAAACAGTCTCGCAGATGGTGTCCGAAAATGGAGAGATGCGAAGCTCACCTCGGGGGATGTTGAAAGAATAACCTCCAATCTCCAAACAATCATGGGTGTTCTTCCTGCTCTTGTCTCGCAATTTGGTGAGCAGGACAAGGACGTGATTCCTACTGGCTTCATGGGGATGATCCTTAAAACGACAGTTCAACGAGGGATTGATTACGTCAAGGGGATCGGTGAAGCACTCATTCCTCTTTATGATGGTGTCGTGAAATGGAAGACAACGAAACTATCGGATGAAGACAGAACGGCAATTCAGAAGAATATCGAAGGAATACTTACCACGATTCCTCAAGTGTTCATGTCTCTTGCAGAAGATGCCGATAAGGGAACTGGGATCTTTGGGATAGCAGATAGTGATCTTCAAAAGGGTGTTGATGCAGTGAAGATGTTCAATGAACCGTTGAACATGCTTGTCAACACGATCAAAAACTACTCATCAATTAAGGATGCTGATATTTCATCCTTAAGAATGGGTGCTACCTTGAAGAAGACCCTGCAGATGATCAACGAAGGATTCTCGTTCCTCACTCCCCATAAGGTCGACACGTTCTCGAAGTTCATCAAGCCATTCTCCGAATTCACGAAGATACTCACCAAGTTCGGCAAAGATATGAAGGACGTATCTGCTGATTGGAAGTCGATAGAATCCGTAATTGATAAGGCGAACTCGTTTGAACAGAACAGATCAAGATCCGCATACTCATTCCCTTCACTTTCAAAGCCTTCGGGAGGATCTTTCGCAAGCTATCAGTCATCCACTGGCTTCAAGATTGAAAAATCAAACAAGGAAACTATGAAGGTGGATAGAAAAGCAGGGGAGACCGTTGAACAGCTTCGATCACGTCAGATTGACAAGATCATCCAATCGATGGGCATGATCCTTGATGCGCTCGGATATCGAAACTCGGATGGTGCTGTCCAACAGAACGCAGTTGCTTCGATACTTTCCGACTTGAAGGATCTGTTCATGGATGGCAATGCGAAGGTGAGAGTAAATGGCAAGATTGGTTAAAAATAACCCTCGGAAATAAAGAAAGATGCTTTCCTTGAAGTCGAAGATGCTCAAAGATATGAAAATAACAGCAAGTGTCTTCGACTTCAAGGAAAGTACCACGGAAAAACTCGAAAAGTACATAAATCAAAAACACGAATGAATAATGGTGGGAAATCGTTGGTTTAGGCAGATAGTTATCAATGCAACAATGTTCGTCATGTGCAGTTGCTTTATAACGTTTATGATAGTGTCAGTGATGTCATTTTTGTCTTCTAAATCCATAACTTTTTATGATAGTAGAAACCCGAAAGACACAATAACTCTGGTTGATACGATATACGTCCAAAACGCAGATACAAGCCGAGTGGCGGACACAATAGTCAGAAGTATGGAAATAGGAAATGACAATGTTGATTAATTGATGATTGATTAATAATTATTGAATTGATAGTGGTAAAGAAGGGAGAGCCGATGATCTTAATTGCAGAAGAAGATCATCGGCTCTCCCATTTTCTCCCCATACCAGTGGTTAAATAACGAAATATAAATAGAAACGATAATTAAAAACATATGGCAAGAGCAACTGTTAGTCTTTCTGATTTAAAGACAAAGTTCAAAGGTGCTGGTGTCTTTACCATGATTTCTGATGAATCGGTAACGTCATATAACGCACCTGGTAGAATCTCTGTCCTTGTACCAGGTTTTTCAAAAGTGGGATGGTTTAACAGACCTTTCCTTATCGAAGCAGGTGATGTTGAGACTTTGAGAAATCTGTATGGCGCACGTGACAAGTCGCTTGAAAGGAAAGGATCATTCTTCCACAAATCAATAGAAGTGCTTCTGAAGAATACACCAGTCATTGCGCTTAATCTCGTGAAGTTCAATGATACGCTGAAGGAAGATGGTACTCCTGCAGAAGATGCAGACAAGGTCGATTTCCTCTCGCTATCCACTGAACCACAGCGCAAGAATATCGGCAAGACGACGAAGCTGTATTCCTCATTCTTTAAGAAGGATGACTGGTTTATTCCTTCTGCAGAGAATGTTCTCGCAAATAGACGTGATAAGTCAATTTTTAATCTTGTAAACCTTTCACAGCAAAAACTCTCATTCATTATCAAGAAGGCAGAACTTCGAGGATATGACATGAAGCTCAAGGAATGGTATGATGGTAACGTTCCAGCGTACCTCGATCCAGAGACATCAGTCAACGATTACATCATCGAAGTTATAGCAATCGTTGGTGATTATTCACAGATTTCTGATTTTGACGTTAGATTCAAGGGATTGTTTGAAGGAGGTCTCTTGCAGGCAGATAAGCTTGAAGATTTCCTTCGTCGTCAAGATATCGCCATCAAGTTCAGAACTGTAGGGTCACTTATCCCAGACTTCCGCACGAAGAATGGTGAGAATCTCTACATTGAACAGATGATCAACTCTTCGACGATTTCTCATGGTGTTGTTTGTGCAATTGACAGAGAACAGATCGAAGACAAGCAGTACAACATGCACGAACGACAGATCGATGTCGTTTGTTCTTCAATTATCCAGAATCCAACAGATTCTCTGGAAATGCTTTCACATGTGTCGAAGTCATTCGGTAAGAGAGCAGTCATCGAACCAAGAGTATTCTCGGAAGACATGGTCATTGACGAAATCTCTCTGTCCAAGTTTGAAAAGATCGACGATAAGACCTTCCTCTTCACGGACAAGGAAGACGAAATGTACTCGAAACTTCTCAAGATTGTCAAGACGGGTACTCGCCCACACGTGAAGGTCAAGAAGAAGTACACTCTACCAGAGCATGACGCATCGCACTCTGAAGATCGTAAGCGTGTTGACGGTATTCTCCACAAGCACACGAACGACATCCCTGTGGAATCAAAGCTGGAAATCACTGAAGCAGGTGATATTCGTCTCGTGTTTGGTGAAACCGTTTCATTCCCTCTCGGGAAGGCAACGTTCAAGGTTGTAGAGAACGAGAACGCAGTGTTTATTGACGGATCTCCTGCAAAGAACGCAGATGATGTCGTGGCATATGCCAAGAAGATCGGTTTCAATGCAGTGAAGATGGATGGTGGTAAGGTTGATATCATCCCCACTACCAAGAATCTCGCAGAAATAAACACCGCAGTTCTGACGACGGCACGTCACGACGTATTCGACACCTATGACAAGACGACTGGTGACGTTATCAAGAACGCTGTCGGTAATACGAATGTTGCCACTCTCACGAGAGAACAGTCCGACGTGAAGGATACAGACCTCAAGGCAACGATTTCGGTTTACGGTGATGGTAACATCTACGTTGAAGACGATACCGACAAGAACAAGTGGTTGTTCCTTGAAGACATCAACATCGGTTCTATCGAAGGAGGTACTGCTCGTGTAAATGCAGAAGGTTCAAGCATAGATGGTGACGTGGTAGCTATCAATTATGACCAGAAGTCACGTGAGATTTCGGACAGCGTCAGTGTCAACTGTTATGAGTTCTATGTCACTGCTGTCGGAAATGAAGAATCACTGTTCCTCAATTCCGCACCAAAGGTAACGATTGGTGAGTTCGACTATGGTAACAACATCGAGAACGTTCTTGATGTTGTAACTGACAAACAGAACAAGCTCTCCTATCAAGACGTTGAACTTATCAAGACCTTCTACAAGGACGCTACGTTCAACATGGAGAATATCCAGAAGATATCGCTTGATCTGTCGTCTATCAAATCTCAGAAGACGTTTGTCGTCGAGCAGAAGGTATTCGAAAAGAATCCTATCGAAATCGGGGGCAAGATCAAGACTTCTGAAAGCGTGCAGAACGTGGTATCAATCAAGCAGGAACTCGTTAATGGCAAGAAGTTCTTCATTGTTGAACTTGATGGCGCAATCGGTGAAGGTCGATTCTACAGAGAGGTTTCTGTTCACGAACTTACCAAGTTCTACAAGGTGTTCTCTCTTGATGGGTTCCAGATCAATCCGAAGTCTATCCCAGATGGATCGAACAAGTCCATTCGTGAGATTTACTCCGTGATCTCTGAAACCAACATCGGCAAGGCACTCTCTGATCCCGAAGCGATCTCGTTCCGATATATCGTTGATACTTTCAATGGTGGGATTGAGCCAAAGTGCAAGAGTTACATTTCTGAAATTGCCAAGAAGCGTGATATCTGCATGGCGATCATCAACATTCCTCGTGTCGATGAGTTCAAGAAGCACAAGAACCCAAGATTCACTGCATCACCCACGTCCACGAATCCTTCTCCTTCGGTAGAAGTCAAATACATCGTTGAAGGTGGTAACAAAGCAGAATCTCCCGAATGGCTGTTCTCTCTCCCCGAAGAGGAGCAGGGTGCATCACATTCAGCATTCTTCTTCCCTAACATTTCAGTTACGGAGAGTGACGGTTCTACGTCATCTATCCCACCTGCAAGTTATGTTGCATCTTGCTTCATGCGCAAGTTTGGGACGACTGATGAATACAAACCTTCGGCAGGTATCATCCGTGGTGCTATCACTGGTGAAGGTGTTTCGGGTGTTGACTTCCGTCTTGGATCTGATGACTACCGTTCTCTTATCGAGTTTGGTATCAATCCAATCATCATCAAGAACGGCTCTCCGATAATCTACGGTAACGAAACTGGTTATCAGAGATTTACGTCTGCACTCAACAACATCCACGCTCGTGACCTTCTCATAACCATAACTGAGGAAACGAAACGACTTATCGATCCTTACGTTTATGATTATAACGATGACACGATGAGAGCAACGATCAGAACTATCCTCAACGGTTATTATGGTTCTCTTCGTGATGCTTATCGTGCAATCGAAAGCTTTAAGATAACCATTGATAGAACGAACAACCCTGGGTGGCTGGTAGACAACGATGGTGTTCTTATTGACGTTGAAGTCACAATAACTGGTGTTGCCAAGAAGTTCATCAACAGAATCACCCTTAAGGGAAGATCGGTGAATCAGACAGGCTTTACCATAATATAAGAACTACGAACGACAAGTCATAGTTGTTATAGTTGTAATTATTACTGATCTGGATTGGGCTGTTGGGAGAAATCTCGACAGCCCAATCTCTTAAAAAATCAACTTTTCACAATTTATAAGAACTTTGGAAAATGTAAAAAGCATAGCTGTTGTTAAGTTGTTATGTCGGGTTATCGTCGGGAGACGGTGACCCGACAGATTTTTTGGAACTTATCGGAAAACAACAACCTCCGCACACATATAAGACTTATGATTTGATTTTAGTAGCAAAAGGAAATTAAGCTTGGTAAGTGGTGGTTGTCGTCGGGAGACGGTGACCACCACGTTTTTTGTTACACGAGAGACAGATCCCCAAGGGCAAATAACTACTTTAAATAACGAAATATTCTCTTATGCAAAGAAGAAAAAGCAATGGATTCGTTGCTGGTCTCATTTCAAAGTATGCGAAATCGATATCAGATATCGGAATTGATTATTCTATAATAGCGAGAACAAAGTCAATCACAAAAGACGATGACGATGACATCTACGATGACAGACAAAGAGAAGTCCGTGATCCTTACGAGGATATGTCGTACGAAAGTAAAAGGGATGTTTATCGTAAGTTCGCATCATATAACGAAATAGAGTACATTCTTGACAGCGTATGTGACGATTCGATAATTCCCGATGAGTTTGGGATGGCTTGCTCGATAAACATAAGAGAAGAAAAGCTACTCGCCTATCACGTATCGGTTATTAAGAAGAACTTCGACGAGATCTACAGCATGCTCAAGTTCGACCAATCTAACAACCTTTGGAAGAAGTTCAGATCTTATCTCGTCGACGGTGCTATTGCTTATGAAATCGTGTACGAATACGAGAAGAAATCAGAAATCATGTCAAAGATCGAATCCATAAAGGGAAAGATTCGGTCAGTGAATGAATCGATCTCTCATATTCAGAATGACGTAAAGAGATCAATGCTCGTAGCAGAGAGAAAGAGAGAGGAAAGAGCTTTAAGACGGTACGAAGAAATCTACAATCTTTCGTCATCAATGTCTATACAGAACAGAGAAGACGACGAAGATGTTGTACCAGTGAAAATCATCGGTTTTGTTGAATTAGACCCTGCAAAACTGGAGAAAATAACAGATTCTGAATCTGGGAAGGTCTATTGGTTCTACTCAGAAAACGGTAGTTACCTGTCCGACAATCAAGTCATTAGAATTTCTTATTATGATGAATCAACTTCTGGGAATGTTTCCTATGTTGAGAGACTTATAAGAAACTTTAACCTCAAGCGAAAACTTGAAGATTCTACTGTTGGATGGTTTATTATGAACTCACAGTACAAGCTCAAGATGGTGATACCGATCGCCAACAAGACACGAGATAAGGCAAAGGAAGCACTTCGAAAGGTAACAAACAACTATCAAGAAGATCTGTTTGTAAATGCTATGACTGGGGAAGTCACTATTAACGGAGAACCAAGAATTAACTATTCACGTAACATTGTCTTCCCAAATCGAAACGGTCAATCTCCTCAAGTTGACGTTCTACAGAGCAGTGGGCCAGATCTATCATCAATGAAGGTCGTGGACTACTTCAACAGAGCACTTCGAAAAGATTCTCGTATTCCACTGAACAGATACGACAGAGATCAATCGAACTCAAGAGCGATCATCTTCAAAGCAGATAGTGTCACTTATGAGGACATGTCCTATGCAAACTTCATAAACAGAATAAGAGCATCATTCTCCGAAATCCTCAAGAAACCGATTTACATCCAGTCTCTTCTTGATTGTAAGGATCTCATAGCTTTCCAGTCCTTGAAGTCGAGCATCGGTTTCACTTTCAACACGAACTTCCTCTTTGAAGAATCTCGACAGGCAGAAATCATGCGTGCAAGATATGAACTCGTCAAGAACTATGAGTCCATAAAGGGAGAAGATGGTGAAACGTTGTTCTCACGGAAGTTCCTCTACGTGACGAAATTCAAGGTCTTCACCGAGGAAGAATGGGAAGAAAATGAAAGAATCAAGGAAGCAGAGAAGGCAGAATCCAAAGACAAACAAGAGTAAGTAAATGGACTTTATAGTAAAGAAGAACAACGATGATGTTTTCATGCGAAACATCATCGTTGCCTTATCAAAGTTTTTATACGATGTGATAAAGATCTTTGAGGTAAAAGATGGTGAAGAGACATTGAAAACCGTCAAGATCTTCTACGGCTCTGTCGATCAGCAGTATCTTTCCGACATGTTTCTTGATCCTCATCAATATGAATGGTTACAAGACGATCTGACGGAAGATGACTACAAGAAGATCGTGGAAGGACAATATCGTAAAGTTCCATACGGTGTCTTCACTTTTGAAAGTGCTGGACTTCAACCAAACCAGATGTCGGGCGGTTATGAACGTGCAGAGTTCGTGATGGATGTCGAAAACGAAATGGGTGTTTCTACGGAAACATTCTCGGCACGTACAAACTTTGTCCCCGAACAGTTCAACGTCAGCATTGAAATCAAAGCATCTTCCGAAATAGAACGAATGAAGATCTATGATGCTTTCATTGAAAAACTCTGGAAAGCGAACATGTTCTATTTTCGATACAAAGGTTTCCAAGGTCTTCCTTGTACGGTGACTTTCCCAGAGAACGCACAGATGGAAAAGAACCTGTCATTCAAGTCAAATGCGAATGACAAACTACCAATGATGAAACTGTCTCTAAAGCTGGACACTGTCAGACCTATAATTGACGAGACCACGATAATGATGAAGAAGAACAGAGCAAAGATCGTATACGTCAACGCAAAGGCGGTCATTGGTGGAAATGGCACTAAGAAATACCCGATCAACATTGTCCCTTCATCCGTAGAAATAAAGACACACGAACAGACAGACGATTTCTGGGCAGGTGAAGAAATCTAAATAAGCAAACGTTTCTGATCGATATGAACAATTGGAAAAAATCATACAAACAAGGAAAACTGATACTCGAACACAAATCTAAACCTGTGAGAATTTTTGAAGATGATGAATACTTCCTCTTCGAAAGTGGTGACACCATTGAGCAGATTGCATACAACTATGAAGACCTCGAACATGTTGTAGACATTGTCGACAAGAAATTGGAATCCGAAGACGAGGAAAATGCGGACAAAGGTAGAGAACTCTGTGATAGAGTGATCGAAATCCTTGATAATCTTGAAATAGAGTATGATTTCCGACATGTCCTCGAATTGTTCAGATCGTATAACGTGCCTTCTATCGAAGACCTGACAATAATCGACGAGAACGGAATACTTACAGAAGATTTCAGAAATGACGTGCTGTATGGTGATGGAACGTCTCTCAGACTTCTGAGACTTCTCAAAGAGTACTATGGAGAAGAAATCGCCACCGATGTTCTCAACACTCTCGATAGAGTGACTTTAGTAGAACCGATTTACTCTGTTGATTCAATCCCACCGACTGTTGATGCGAAGGTCTATGAAGATCTGTCATTCAGAGATTATATCGGTTATGTTATAATGACCGCCACCGATGAAAGTGATACTTGGATTTGTATTATGAACTCTGACTCGGGTGACTATGCAATTGTTATTGACTATGTCGCAGGAACAGAGAACACCTTCAGAGTAACTCAAGACGTTATCGACACGATCTTTGAGTACTATGGTGTTGATGTTACACCACTTTTACAATCACCAGTTTCCGTCATGGAAGCACTTGAAGATAGAGCAAGTGGTGAAGATGATAAGCCAAAGGGTGAAGACGGTGAAGATGATGTGGAAGACATTGTTGAAGATGTCGATGCGGATCTTCAGAAGGAAATCAGCGTTCTAAATGAACAGATTGAAAAAATCGAAAGTCTTCCAGAAGATATCCGTGAGAACGAGAGAATCATGGAAATCTACTACATTCTGCTTGGGAAACGTGAGTACATCCAGAAGAAGAGCGATGATGATAAGTCCAAGGAAATCGTCGATAATATCATTAACGAGATCGAAGACAACATAGGAGAAATCGATCAGGTCTTCCTTGATGATGATCGCAATGAGATAAAGGTTAACGAAGGGAAGCTGTTTGAATACGAAGGAATGAAGATTAAACCTATAGTCACTGGTTTCCGATCTCACAAGACGAAGACCCTCATCGTCGAAAATAGTAATGGAGAACGTACAAGATACGATATCACAAACGGATCAAGTGATGTGTTGAGAAAAATCTTGAAAGTCAACGAAGCAGAGGATGTTGCAAACATAAGTGACGCATTCTCCATAATAAACATCATCAAAGACGATAGAAAGCTTGTCGATTCGTTCTACAATTCTCTGGTGAACATTGCTTATAAGATCGACGGATACAGGTCAACATCGGATTACAAGAAGTATATCAAGAACGTTGTAGATGATGGTGATTATGAAAACAAGTCCGACACTCTTCCTTATCTTGTAAATGTATCATCACAAGACGTGAAGAGATTCAACGCTGTGATAGAAAGAACAAAAGCGAAACTCGGAATGTAAAAATCTCTATTTTTAACATCTGTTAATATCAGTCTAAAAGAGAAAGCCTTGTGTGAATAGGTGTCGATGACCATCACACAAGGCTTTCGAGTATATTTCCCTTGCGTTCTCTTTCTCGAGACTCGTGAAAACACCTATGAACATTTCAGAGTGCAAGGAAAGTACCTTCCTTTAATTCAAGCTTTCTCGTGTACTTTCCTTGCGCTCTCTCCCATTCGAGATTATGAAAACACGAGACAGTTCATCAGAGCGCAAGGAAAGTACCTCTCTTTAATCAGAAGAGTATGTTTATAAAAACAAAGATTGGTGGCTATCGGAGAGACGAATTTCCGATAGCCACCACCTTCACCTTTTACGATTTTCTTCTCTATCTTTTAGAGGTACTTGATAAATGAGAAATAATCACGATTAGACAAGTATTTCGGCTTTCCCTCATTTAGATAAGCTTCCTTCTCAAAGGATATGCTCATGTAAGCTTCGTCATGGTTCTTCTTTATTACAAGTCTCAGAAGATATTCCAAGAAATACCACACATAGAACGTACAGAACGCACAAATCATCGTGAGAATCGTGTATCTGATATTGATGCTACCTATGAAGGGAACATTCAGAATCGTGAACATTGCAAACGTCAGTTCTTTCCATTGTTCTACGTGTATCAGTTCGTGGTTCAAGATGACGTTATCAGAATCTGCTTTACTTGATCTGACAAACACATGACCAAACAACATCATAGCACTATAACCTCGGGGTAGGAGAAATCGTACTAACTTACTGTTATAATGTATCATAGAAATGGGTTTTAATTAGTTTATATACTTTTTCTGGGAAGGTAAATAACACAAATTGAAAAAAGACTCTTACAGATGTCAAACAGTATAGACAAGTTTTTAGAGAATGTAGCGAGACATGACATAACGTCTTTGGAGATCATCAACGCTCTCCAAAAGATGATGATCGATGAATCTGATACTGTTAGAATAGAATACATCCTTGAGAACGGCAAAGAATCGTTCGACGTGCCTTCTCTGTCACACATCATCCGCAGACTTGAAAGAATCGACAAGAACATAAGGAACATAGTGGCAGATGGTGAAATGCAAGCATATGTTGTCACACAAGATGGTGTTCGAAGACAACTTATAAATGTAAAGAGATTCACACCAAACGAAATCACTATCACCGATGACATCATTTCGAAGTCTCTGTACACACGTGAAAATCTCCGAGGTGAAAAATCAACGTTTATCGACATTGATATTTCCAAGCAGGTCGAAGAATATAAGTACGATTTCACTCATGTACAGATAAAGAAACTTTTCATTGATGGTTACGATTATGATTTCTCCTCTGGTACGAAATATGAGAACATTCTCAAGCATCTTCATGCAAAAGTAAAGAAGTACAAAGAGCAGGAATCGATCGTTTGTGTAAAGCCAAGATCGAGGAACATCACCAGAGATTTCAAGATAGTCGACATTTCCGAGGACGGTTATCTTCTCGACAATGGATCTGGACAGAATCTTTCATACACAGAATCAATCGACGGTGATGTTGTCATTACAAGATCGGTAAATGTTGGATCAAAGTTCTCTGTTGGAAAGAACACTCTTTGGTCAGTTTCTGATATTGACAAGTCTACTGGTTATGTCCGTTTTAAGGCGGTGTATGGTCTTGAACAGGTTTCCGTGGGTGATGTTATAAAGATCGACATTGAAGACGAGTTTGGAACAATTGTCCCAGTAGAGCTTCATTCATCAGAACCATTCATTCTCTTCATAAAGCCGATAAATCAAAGATGGATAACTGCTGATGATTGGGGGTCTTGTAATGTCTATGTGAAACCCGACGTTCAAGTCGAAGAAAAGATAAACAATCTCCGAGGTTCTTCGTCCAAGAAGGACGTTTATGTGAAGCCAAACGCACCTTCCCTTGAAGCCAAAAACCTCCAAGTGAAGCTGATTAACTCACATAGAATAAACCAGTTCGAGACGAAGGTAAGAGAGAAATATGCCGAGAAGGAAAACGTAAAGAGCCAAATCGAAATCATCGACAAATCGATAGTGAAACTCAAAGACGAGATGGGTTCTACTGTCGATAAAAATCTACGTGAGAAACTTCAGAAGTCGATAGATGAGAATTACAAGCAAAGAAAGAACCTTGTAAGCACTTTCTATTCTCTTGTTAACGATATTCTCACGTATACTCGAGATTCTGAGGAATTCAAACCAAAGTACAGAATCAGAGGGTTCTTTGCCATACCAGATCCTACGGTTTATAACGGTGTGTCTTACGACATTATCAAGTTTGAATGTCAGTACCGATATCTCCGAACTGATAACACAGAATCAAACGTAGAGACGATTGACTACATCTTGCCAAGTGGTGAGAAACTCAAAGCATACTACTCGAATTGGAACACTCTTCCAATGAATCAGAGAGAGAAAATCTACAATCTCGCCACTGGTTCTTATGAATGGAAATCTGAAAATGAACTCGATGCCGATAGCATTAATCCAAATCAAGTAGACATCCCGATATCGAAGAATGAATACGTCGAAATCAGAGTAAGATCGATCTCGGAAGCTGGTTATCCGACAGTTATCAACATGTCGGAATGGTCATCCCCAGTTATTGTTGAATTCCCACAACATCTTGTTGACACCTCCTCGAAGATCTTCGAAGGGATTGGTGATGACAATATGCTGACGATGATAGAGAAGGAACTCACGTCAATCGGTGTTTATGATCATTTATCAGATTCTCACACATCAGGCGAGAAGATGTTCCACCATTCTGCACGTAACATTTCTACTGACTACTTCACTGATGGTGAAAACAAGCAGAAGTCAGTGATGCAGATTCTCGACGAACTCAAGAGAACGATCGATTCTATCGAATCAAGATATGGGATCAAGAACTCTCCTCTACAAATCTCGCTTCTTGATAGCAATGAGGAGAAGATCGTGAACATAGAAAACAATGACCACGTGAAGATCTTTGCTGGCTATTACAAGAACGAGAACGAATCGAACTCAAAGGGTTCTATTATTCAGAAGACGTATTACTTAAGCATAAGAAATCCAAAGTCGATAGATGCAGAACTCTTGTCTTATGTCCCAGGTTTTAACACTCCAGTGACCGACGACATGAGTGGTTACGTTCACGATGAGAAGACTTTCCCATACAGACGATACGACTTCCCTTCCATTGGTTTTAAAACTGACACAGAAGGTGAACACCGACTTCCATTTGGATCTCCACAGATGAAGGGGCAGTTCATTTATCAGAGATCACGTGACCTTGCACTTCAAGAAAGTATCGTCGAAAAGTGGAAGAAATCGACGACTGGAATGTCTGCCACAGAAAAGGAACTGAATAAGGAAAGAAAGGAACTCAACTTCGGAGATTATCCAACAACTGGGAAACCCGAAACTCAGTTTATTGCAAAGATTGTGGATGGGAAACTCGTTGAAGGAAGTGGTTATCTCACAGATTTCTGCTTCCATAAAGATCATCCACTCTTCAAGAACATAAGTGGTGTCGACAGCGAACACAAGTCCACGATTAAAGACATCATCGCAAAAAGTGTTCAGAGTGCATCTTTCAAGTCGAACTCTACGAAGTCAATAATCGGTGAATCTTCCAAGATCGGTTTCCACCACGATGACAGATACCTCGTAGGCAAGGACACTTGCGGTGCTTATGTTTACCTTTCACCCCAAAATCCGAAGGCAATAAGCACCAACACGAACATTTACAACAAGGGATTGATCATCAACAATTCAGAAATCAGAATACCGATCATCTTCGAGTGTAGAATGACGGATTATTATGGTGATGGTTCTCAAGGTGAAGGGCGTGTAAATGGTGAAGATGGTGTGAAGAACGTAGTCTATGAGAAAGTTATCGGCTTTGACCTTATACAGAAGTTTATCGACGACATTTTCTCATTTGACATAACGATAAAGATGAAGTATCAAGAAGATTAAAAGATACACCTTCGACAAAAATGAGAGAGGGCTGTGGTCTCGAAATTGACCACAGCCCTCTCTCCGTCTATGAATAGTATGAACGAGAATCCTTATTTTACTTTTCTGAAAGATGTCTTCTTGTCAAATCCGTGTCCTTCTATCTTCTGCACGTCAGTCATCTTCACTTCACAACCGTCTTTGATTTTCGAGGAAAGGTAGTTTTGGATCTTGATGAACATTTCCTCTGGAGGAACAATCCCACCAAAGTTGATGCACTTCAAAAGTGGGTTTTTACAGTGGAAGTAGCTTTCAAATCCAAATCTGGCCACCTTCGGGACTATCTCTGAGACTGTGTTTTTGAACAGACATCTGAACATGTCGTCGTAATCTATGGTTTCATTTCCAAATCCGTATTTTCTACCATGAGTTATCATATAAGACATGAACATAGAGAAAACGGTATGGGCGTTGTCAATGTTCAATAAGAACGAAACACTGTCCGAGAGTTTCTCTTTTTCGTCGATTTCCTTTGTACAGATAAGAGAAATCGAGCGGATGTCTTTGTGATAAAAACTCAATCTTTGGAAAGGATGTTCACCTCTCAAAGAATCTCTCTCGGGATCAACATCTACTCGTAGAAGATACCACGTTGTTGCAACTTCTACGAGAAAATAAGCAAGATTGTCATGACAAGAAAAACGAACATCTTCATGCTGTAAATTGAACGAATGTCTATCAAACACGATCTTCCGATCTATACCATAAACGCCTTGGATGTAGTCGTAGTAGTCTTTACTGTTGTCAAGGATTAACATGGGAAGTCGATAGCTATTTCTTTGTGATATGTTCCACACACCACTTTTCAACAGTGGTTGCGGTGTTGATCTTCACGTGATCATAACCGAGATCTTTCATTTTCTGATCAAAGTCCTCGAAGAGTTTGTCATCACTTTTGTTTCTCGAGATATGGTCTTCGTACGAAGATTTATCACGAATCTGTCTTCTCATCATAGTGATCTGGTTTTCACAGATGAGTTCTGCAATCTTTATCTTCCAGCGTAAACTTTCGGGGATATTCTCGAGACCAGTTGGTGAAGTGATGAAGAAGTCGCATTTTTCAAACTCTTCAATTGTAGTTCCGTAATATTCTCCTTGGAACTGCATGAACTGGATGAATTCGTCTCTACAGATCATGTTTGCGAATTCTTCCTTTGAAACAAAGTGGTAATCTTTGCCTTCTTGTTCACCAGTTCTTGGTGCTCTTGTGGTATGACCAACAGCTGGTTTGTATCCAAGAGCGGTGAAGATATCTAAGAAGTGATTCTTACCAACTGCAGATTTACCAACGAAAGCTATCTTCTTCATGACCTTTCTTTTTAGAAACTTAAGAACCAATGAATTGATCTTGCAGAATCAATCAGACCATCCAGATTTCTCAAGGATTCTTCTGACTTTTCTATGACCTTTTCATTTGGCATCTTATATTCCAAAGATGGGTAAGGATTTTTATAGAAAACAGAAGGATTGAAGAACGTGTAAAGAAGAATCTCTTCACGGATCATCTTATAAACGTTCATTATTTCCTCTGGAGATTTTGAAGAGAGATCGTGAACAACGGTGATATCTCGCATATCAAGAATCTTCATCTTGTTCCGTGTCTTTATAGAAAACTGCTTGTAGAACACAGGATCGGATTCCACAATGTAATAGTCTTCATAGAAAAGACCATCCCGAATAAACGGAATCGTTTCTTGATGATTTATCGTCTTTATACCTTCGTCGTTGATTATCATATCTTGATACGAAACCACAAGATCACCACGTCGAGAGTATAAGTCAAGATCGATATTTTCAATCCTTGCTTGTCTACCTTCGACCATTATGAAGATATCGTGGTTCAAGACCATATTGCGGAACTGTTCTAATGATTTCATTGTCTTTGTTTGTATTCTTATGGAAATCCGACGAATCTACTTCATACGTCTTATAATGGGTGGAAAGTGGTTGTTTTTATTCCGAAGATCGGTGGAAATGGAAAGACAATGAACGAATAGTGAAGACAATCAACCATAATCGACCATAATGAAAGACAATCAAAGACAATGGCTAAAAATGGTCGAATTAAAGAGATGTACTTTCCTTGCGCTCTGAGATGTCCAAGAATATGAAAATAGCGGAAACTATACTCGAGTTCAAGGAAAGTACCTTCCTGTAATCAGAAGAGGTATTCTCGAGAATGATGGGTTTCTGTCGGAAGACAATGGACTATTTCGAAGGATTATGAGAGGATCATCAAAGACTATGAAGACAATGACTGATTATTGAAAGACAATCATCCATAATCAAAGACAATAGACGATTGTCGTCTTTGTGTCTTCCTTGTCTTCAAACTTATCAAATGGGGTGAAAGTAGCTTCAAGTAGCTTCAAGTTCAAGGAAAGTACCTTCTTGTAATCAGAAGAGTGCTTTTGTCCAATGATGGGTTGATAATGGAAGACAATGACGATTATCAAATACAATGACTGATTGTGAACGATTGTCAATGATTATTGAAAGACTATCGACTGTTTTCTTGGTACTTTCCTTGTCCTCGAAGCTATTCAAGAATATGAAAATAGCGGAAAGTGGGTCAGAATGTAAGGAAAGTACCTCTCTTTAATCAGAAGAGTATCTTTGAACGATTATGGGTTATTGTCGGAAGACAATGGACTATTTCGAATGATTATCAAAGACTATGAAAAGACAATCAACCATAATCGGAAGACAATGACTATGAAAAGACAATGGAAGATCATCGATTAATCATTGAAGACTTTGAAGGATTGTGGAATGATTACGAAGACAATGATGATTGTTGAAAAATTCTCAAAGACTATGAAGGATTGTTGAAAGACTATGATGATTGTTGAAAAATTCTCAAAGACTTTGATTAATCATCAAAAATTCTCAAAGACTTTGATTCTTGAATTGATAATCAGACTAATCTTCGAAAGATTATCGGCTCAGTTGTCGACAAACCGTGCGCTTATTCGTGTGTATTCCCGTGTGTATACTCGTATACGCATGCGGTATTTGAAATTATCTGGAAAAGTAAATGCGAAGCATTTACAACTGGTTTGGAGAACAAACTATGCACGCTAGTGCATAGGTTTCTTCCAAACCATACATTGAGCGCAGAAATATCTTTATTTCTCAGATTAAAAATCTCCAGTTTAAACGATTGGTACCGCCAGCGTGTTAGGTGACACGCACGTAAAACTGAAGGAATTCCTGCGTATACGTATGAAACTTTAAAAATCGTACGTATAAAACTTTAAAAAAGAGACCCTATTAACATCCTTTAACATAACCTACCACCTCTCTTGATTATAGGAATTGTGAATAGACATCCGACATCAATTCAACTGATCAACTTCAACTCATCATCTGATTAATCAATCAATCCGACAACTCTACAACGAATTCCAACAAAATGATCCTTGAGATAGAACTTAACCACTCATCCTTGAAGAAGGGACAGAATGTTACGGAAGAGGACATTCTTATGGAAATATCTCGACTTGAGAGAGAAGCAAGCTATCAGTCCACAATCAACAAAGTCTCGAAAGTTGCTCTTAACTCAATCTACGGTGTTCTTGGTTATCATTCATTTATCCTTTATGATAGAGAAATTGCAAGATCAGTTTCCGAGCAATCTTCTCATGTGATCCGTTACACCATTCTCTTCTTCAACAGATACTTCCAACAGAGATTCCCAAACAATAAGGAGCTTCACGAGAAGATGGGAATTACAAAATGTGAACCGATCGAGTTCAACGCTGTAAACTATGCCGACACTGATTCGGTGTTCATCCGTTATAAGGACATAATGGATAAGACTGATTACAAGGGGACTCTTGAGGAATTCGTCTTTGATATTGGTTCATATGATCTCAATGATTGTGTCAAAGATATGCTCGAAGGCTATATCCGCAAGTTCAACGGATTCCAACAAAAGATCGATGGACAGCGTTCAATGAAGCTTGCTTTTGAAATGATCTGTCATAACGTCTTGTGGACATCAAAGAAGAAGTACATCAAGAACATATCTTGGGAAGAAGGCGTTTACTTCAAGCCACTTGAAAACGTAGAAGTCAAAGGTCTCGACATTAACAAATCATCAACACCAAAGTTTGTCCGAGAGCTACTCAGAGAGACAGTCCACTACATTTTGCAACACCGAGAACTCAACCTTCGAGATTTCATCGACCACGTCAAGATGCAAAAATCGAAGTTTGAAAGTGCAAACGTGGAAGATGTCGCAATTTCTCAAAGAGTTAATGGTTATGAGAAATATGTCATCACGGCAAAAGATGGTGTCTTCGAATACGTCAAGGGGGTGACAATCCAGATCAGAGCTTCGAGTGTTTATAATGCAGAACTTGCAAAATCGAAGTACAAACACAAATATCAACAGATAAGATCGGGGATGAAGATTCAATACTACTACTCGACAGATCCTCGATCGGATGTTTTTGCATTTGTCAACGGTGATCCTTGTTATGAGTTCCTTTATCCAATCGACTATTCCAAGCAATTCGAAATGCTTTATCTTTCACCACTTAACAAGATAATCACATCGATTGGTGTACAAGCACTACCAGTTTCATTGATCGCTTTCGATCCACTTTGGTAAAAGACAAATGAGAACTTTAAACTTTGTCTATGGTTGTGATGTCTTTGGAAAGAAGGAAGGGACTTGCGGAGATCCATTTGACGATTCAATAATCGTCCCCACGGAAAAGTCATCTTGTCCGTATTGCTACGTCCGTTACAAGATGTTCCCTGCCAGAGGTTATGCGGATCAGTTTTTCCTACAACCAAAGATAAACGTTAAACACCTCCGAGATTTCATAAGTCCATCAGAGGTTTCTGAAATCTATATCGGTTCGATAATGGGTGACTTTTTAAGTCCGTCGATTGAAGACAAGGACATCGCCTACGCCTTTGACACTTTCGGAGATTTCCCACAACACGTTTTCTTTCTCTTGTCCAAGAATGCTGGAAGGTATTACAAGTTCCTCAGAGACTACTATCAAAAACCGCTCCCAGACAACATAATAATCGGAACATCTGTGGAAAATGACAACTTCCGACATAGGGTCGATCTTTTGAGAGCATCTTTAAAGATTTCGCCAAATACAAGATTGTGGTTGGAAATCGAACCTCTTCTTGGATTTCATCACAGAACAGACTTCTCGGGAATTGAGTACGTCTCATGCTCTGCGCTTGGTCAAGATCAAATCTACTATCAGAATGGGAAAAGGTTTCCATGGGTTTTTCGTGAAGAATGGATGCAATCGATAATCGACAACGATACACTTGACAAAGAGAACCTGTCAATCTATCACAACATCAAAAATCTCTGCACGTCATCTGTTATAAGAGATTGGGAGAATCCGAACCTCTATGAAAGGTTCTTCCACAAATCTCAGAAAGAAGAAACATTATGGTAAAAATCGTCTACCTTCCAAGTTTGAAGTCATACGTGGCGAAGATCGGAGAGAGATTCTTCACAGTCCGTATCGACATGGACAGATTCAACGACTACCAGCCCCAGATCGACAAGAAGAAGTTCCTTTCATGTGCAGGATCTATCGAATACATCGGAGGTGGATCAGTTGTCGTTCCAATGATCAAACTTCTCATAGAGAGGAGAGACGGAACAAAGACCTCTGCGAGGTTTCTTTACAGATTGAGCTTTTCTGAAGAGACATTCGACGAAATGATCGACAACTATCTTTTCACACTTCTGGAAATCTACGTTACCGAAACAATTCCTTATTCCGATCTTTGGAAGTTTGAAGACGAGATCCTTGTCACTTCGGGGATTGGTGAGAATCTATCGGTTATCGGCTTTGATGAAAATGGAAAGCGGATCTCTGAAGGTTTCGTAAACTTTGAAAACTGTAGAACACCACAGATTTTCAAGTACCTCGACGACATCATCGTCATTGACAGACATGGTAAAGACTTGAAAATCCTCGTGAATGGTCTTCTTGTCGAAAGTACAAAGATGACAGTTTCCAGCATTTACAACAACGAATATCTCAACTTTAAGTAACCGAATCGACGATGCCCAAACTAGTACTCGTAAAACTCAGACACGACAATAAAACCATAAGGACTTACGCCATTTTGAAAGATGGTCAGTACTACGTTGTTGTCTTTGATGGTAAAAAGTTCAACGAGAAAAGATACTCTCTGGACGGCAAGTTCTGTTTGTTATTGGAAGATTATCTTGATGGGAACTTCGTCTTCTCAAGGACACTTGGAAGAGTGGTCTATGATGATAAAAATCGTGACATCTTCAAATCGCAGAAGATCCTCGACAAAGTAGACATTTCGGAGGAAGTGTTTGAAAAAATGATAATCGATGAGATCATTTCTCTTGAAATGATTAAGAAGACTGACATCATCGACGATTCTTATTGGAAATTCCAAGAGTCAGTCATTCTTCGAGCAATTCCGAACAAACACTACCTCTTGGCGGAATACAAGGACGAAACAAGCGGTTTATCATCTTCGAAGCTTCATTATCACTATGGGAAGAACGTGGAAATGGTCTCCGAAGGTAGAAGCATTGTCATTGAACTTGACTATGCTTGTATCAAAAACATGCTTGTCGACGGAAATATAAAAGAGGAGGTTGAGGTGTCGACTTCATCAATCCTTTCAAGCAAAGATTTTTTAATTTAGAACTCGGTGAAAATATGACTACACTGCTGGATGACTACTTCTCTGTGAAAGATTATGCTCGGAGAATGTTCAAGATCCAAAACAAGATTCCAATGTCTTACTTCTCAAAGAAGAAGACCGATGAGGAATTCGAACTGATAATCGAAATCTATAACAGACTAAAGGAACTACCAACTTACATCTACAACGACATGGAAGACGGTGAAAATGTCGACATTGCGATTGATGACAGATTCGGAGATCTTTTAGAAATTGTAGAAGAAGATCCAATGAACCTTAAAAACATCGATCACTACAGGGAAATGGTAAAACTGATTGACACATTGGAAGATCAGATCATAGCTTAGAAGAAGAAACGGTCATCTTGTCGTAAAGATAAGATGACCGAAACATTACTAAGTAATCAATCAGTCAATCGCAGTCAATCACAAACAACAAATAAAGATCAACGATTATGAACATCTTCGAAGCATTCAACGAGACGAGAACAACGAATGGTGACAGAGCTTACAAGAGATACATCGGAAACCCCTATGTCGACTTCTTATTCAGACTTCAAAAGATCCGTGAAATCGCAAAGTACAAGGGACTTGCAGAAGTAGAAAAACTAATCACAGTTGATTATCCCGAATTCCTCGAACAGAGCGAGTTCAACCGACTGTTCTCAATGTACATTCGTGATCCTCGTATGGGGATCGGTGAAAGAGAAATCGGTCGTGTTCTCCTCAAGATTCAGAACATTTCGATCGATGATGTCATCGAAACTGGTCGTGCTGATGATATACTCTTCACTCACACCCCGAAGGAAGTCGTTGGGTACATCAAGGAAGCTATGGACAACGATTCTATCCGTGAGAAATATGAACTTCTGAAAAAGTGGCTTCCACGTGAAAGATCCAAGAAGTTCAAGATTATCAGAAACGAACTTCGAAGACAGAAGATTTCGAAGACAATCTATCGTGGTTGGTGCGCATCACCAATGACTGTCGAATCGGTGAGATCACGTGGTGAATTCCCGAATGATTACTCACATGTTCCTTCACTTTCTATGCTTCGACATAAGAAGGAATTCTTCAAAGATGAAAACTTCAAGAAGTATCTCGAAGAACTCAAGTCTGGGAAAACCAAGATGAATCAGTCCGTTTCCACGCCATATGACATCTTGCGATCATACAGAAACACCGCTTTCGAAGGTGATGAGTATCGTTACACGGCATACGACGGAAGTATTAATCCCAGCGCAAAGGCAGTTTCGCATGACACGTTCTACACTGAAGCTTTCAAGGCTCTGGGATCTATGAACTTTGGGAAGATCATCCCAATTATCGACGGCTCTGGATCAATGTTCGACAGATTCGATTCAATCGGTAAGGCTCGTTCAATTGGTCACTATGTTGCACGCCATTCTGATTATCTCCGTAATCATTTCATCGTCTTCTCGGACGATTCTCGAATTATGAAGTTGACGAAAGATGAAGACTTCTCTTATGTTCGGGATATGGCGATTATCAAATCGTTTGGTGACTGTACTTGCACGAACTTTGAAGCTGTTCTTCGAAATCTGAACAATGTGACGACGGATCTTCCCGATTATGTCCTTGTTCTGAGCGATATGCAGTTCGACGATTCTTATGATAGAAACGCAACACATCTTGATACTCTCAATCAGAAGGGTGTGAAGATGATCTGGTGGAATCTTTCTGTGGACAATGTTACACTACCAACCACAAGCAAAGATGGGAACGTCTTCGTAAGTGGTTATTCACCTCAGATTTTGTCGATGCTTTCTGGAGAATTCGATGCAGAATCCTATGTAACAAAACTTATCGAAGACTATAAGAAAAAGAGAAGTAGATAGTTGCTATTCTTTATTTTAGTTTGTGCCCAAGACCTCACCTTCGATATAAGAAAGGTGAGGTCTTAACATATACGAACAATCGTCAACAATCATCAACAATCATCAATAATCAACATCAATAACAATCAACGAAAATGCAAACTTATCTCGATTTGCTCAAGTACGTTCTTGAAAACGGAACAGAAAGAACGGACAGAACTGGAACTGGAACAATCTCCGTGTTTGGTCATCAAGTGGAATATGACGTAAGTGAAAAGTTTCCAATCCTCACCACGAAGAGAATCCATATGAGAAGCGTCATATTCGAACTTGCTTGGATGCTCCGTGGTGATACAAACGTAAAGTTCCTCCGAGACAATGGCGTGACAATCTGGGATGAATGGGCAGATGAAAACGGAGACCTCGGAAAGATCTATGGAAAGCAATGGAGAGATTTCGGAGGGGTTGATCAGATTCGAGAAGCTATCGACCAGATTCAGAACAACCCAGATTCACGAAGAATAATCGTCTCGGCTTGGAATCCTGCAGAACTCTCGGAAATGGCACTTCCTCCTTGTCATTGTTTCTTCCAGTTCTATGTCGAAGGTGATCGACTATCGTTAAAGCTTTATCAGAGATCTGCCGATCTCTTCTTGGGTGTTCCATTTAACCTTGCTCAATACTCACTTCTGCTCTATATTGTTGCAAAGATCTGTGGAAAGAAACCTCATCGATTTATCCACTCGTTTGGAGATCTTCACATTTACAAGAATCACTTGGATCAAGTAAAGCTCCAACTATCCCGAAAACCATATGAACTCGCAGAGGTAAAAATTGTGGGAGATATCGACATTGACAATATCTCCGAAAATCTCATCGATCAAATCGTAATCAAGAACTACGTTCATCATCCTACGATCAAGGCGGATGTGAGTGTTTAAAAACTCAAGCAAGCTATGCAGAAGAAGCTAACGGTGGAATTTGTCGCCTATGTCGACAAGTCCTTGTGTGTTAACGATTATACGAATCCGTTCACAGATGAGAAGTACAGAGAATCATTGAGAAAGTTGATAAATGATACTCGTGAAGGTGCAATCGTAGTAATGGACGGAGAATACTTCGAAATGATGGAAAGATCGTCGTTTAGAGTTCCGTCAATTGTTCTCTTTGATTTTCAACACGAAGACACCAAAGATGCGAAGTTCATCAGTTCATATAAACAGCTTTGTGATTTCCTTCGTGGGAGAAATGAAAAGGTCTTCGTGATTGGTGGATATGACACATGGTCATCGCTTGTTCAATATGTCTCCAAAATCCACTTCCTTGTCACCGATGAGAAATGGGGAGAAGATATGACGAGACCATTTATCGAAGATGTTCACAAAGTGTGTAAGATAACAAACTACTCAGAATTCCCTAACGGAATAATCCATCAAGAACGTGAATTTGCAGACAATGTCGTGATTTGCAACGGTTATGTCTCCAAAGAGAATGGTTGTGAACTTTACTGTTGGGATGTTCTTTCACACGTGAATTCCGAAGGTGAACCTGTAAACAGAATACTTTCGAACGGTCTGTCGACAATCATCGAAGGAGGTGACACGTTTTCGATTGTCACAGATTTCAAGATGTACAGAATACCGCCCAAAACTGATATCCGTGTTGTAGAAAATCCTCGTTTCCGTTCGCTTGGTGTTGTTATGCAATCGTGCAAAATCTCTGATGGTGAGATCATCATTTCTTTTGTCAACAACTCACCACATCGTGTTATGTTGGACTATAAGAAAGTGGTTGCTAATGTTCACATAATCGGAGACTACAAACTCATAGGTTGTAATAACGATTTCTCAGAGAATACGGAAACTGGGAAAGTGGGGAACTGAACTGATCAAACAATCATAAACGCAATCATAATCAATCACAAACAAAGATGAAGAAGAACAAGACCGAAATCGAAATGATCCTATTTGTCAACGACAAAGCGAGGACAATCAACGCTCAGAAGTTGTTATCTTCACCCTCCAACACGGATCTTCGAGACTATATCGGAAAGATTACAACTGGGAACATCATCGTCTTTGATGAGGACACGTGTTCCACTCTTATCGCACCACTTCCAAACCGCATAAATGTTGTCATCACATCCAATAAGGACTTCAATCGTGAAGGATTTGTTCGTGTAGAATCTATCCGAGATTTCATCGACATGCTCGGTACGAAGTTTGACAGATATCGTGATGTTTACGTAATGGTCGACAACATTCATATCGCAAGAAGCTTTATTGGTCATGTCGATAGGATCAAGATGATCGAAGTCGAAGGATCAGAATCTCACGACAGATACGAACTCTCTGACATTCCTCACAAGATGGTCACAGACATTCGTCGGTCAACAAATGTCGTCGGTGAATACTCTCTCAATGATCTCACAAAAATTACTGATTACGAGTTCAAAGACAACGTCTTCATGTGTACAGCAAGTGTCGATGGCTTTGGTTGTTATGGTGTCTGTGCACGAGAACCAAGAATTCATGTTGACAGCTCTGGTGAAACAGTAACAAGAAATTCGAATTGTCGTGAATCCATAGTCCTCCACAAAGGTGATAGAGTTTTCATGAAGACCGATATTGAGATTTACAGAATCCCCAAGAACGTTTATGTCGATATCAAGACAATCTTATACGGCTTTGTCTGTAACGGAATTTCTGTGGAATCGTCGAGTATCCATGATGGTGTTGTCTGTGTTGGACTGATAAACATGGGGTCGAAGCCTATAACAATCCACAAGGATCAGACAATCGCCATTATGGCGGTCAGAGGAGAACACGAGTTCTTGAAAGTGGCGCACAAGGACTTCCCACGTGAAAAAGTCGATGGATGGAATAACTACGAGCGTGAAGACGAAGACGAAGGTCATAATCGTCGACCACTAAAGGATGAGTGTTGTGTAGGTGGTATGATGGAACGTTGTGAAGACAGCAACAATTGTGACTTTTAAAGAATAAGCTATTATGTCAGTAAAGTTTATAGCTTGTACAGATAAGAACTTCGCTGTTGGAAACGACGGTAAACTTCTGTTCAAAATCCGAGAAGATATGAAACTGTTCCGTGAAATGACGATGGGAAGCATTGTCGTCATGGGCAGGAAGACCTTCGAAGAGATCGGAAAGCCACTTGAAGGTAGGATAAACGTTGTCCTATCAAGATCGGATATTCCTATTGAAGGTGTTCACGCTTTCCGATCGATGGAAGAATTGAAAGCTTTCTGCATGTTGTCCGAAAATCGTCTGAAAGATGTCTTCGTGATTGGTGGTGCAGAAATGTGGGAACTCTTCAGAAGATATGTCACACAAATCCACCTTACGAAGGTACCAGACGACTGTCCCGAATATGACACAGTCTTCCCTTATGATCTCTTGACGGCTTTCACACTCGTCCATAAGAATCAGATCGGCATTTATGAAAAGAACTATCAACCGATTGTTCATGAAGTCTATGACAGACAGCAAGATGTCGTGGTTATGAATCGCAAGAATGATAAGCTCGTACCTTTGAGATTTGTGGATGTTCTTGAATATGTCGGTGACAAACCACCAACGATTCTTAAAGATGATTCGGTGAAAATACTTGCAAATGACAGAATCGCTGTAAGGACTGATCTTCGTGTCTACGAACTGCCTTTAGGAACGCTTGTTAATGTGAACGTCGTTCCGTCTATGTTCATGGACAACGGACTTATGGTAGCAGGTTGGGATATCGTCGACGATGACTTCATCGTCTATATGACACTGATCGGTAAGAAGTCCATTTCTCTGAAACGTGGTGATATCATAGCAGACGTTAATTTCTATTCTCGTCACCCTTTGATTTACGCCCTATAAAAAAACGATCAATGAATATGGACAAGAAGTACAGCGGTTATATCGTAACAAATGATGGCTTGTTATCACCGAATGACCAAATCTCGTACAATGGCGATGTTTTTACATATCTTGGGAAAGCACACAGTTCAAGTGGTGAGCTTTGTGGTGTCTTCAAAAATGGTGAAGTAGAGTGCTTTATCCCAGTCAGAATCGTAAGATCAATGAAGGACAAGAAACTCGTGTACTAAGGAAGATACTCTCCTTGGCTCTCCTTGGTATTTCCCTTGATTTCTGAATCAATTGGAGGTGTGAAAGCCTTCAGAAATGGTTTCAAGGTCAAGGGAAATACGTCTCTGAAAATTACGAGTGTCTCTGAACCACTCTCCATTTCCGTATGATAGGAAATATGGCAGGTCGATTGTAAGATTAACCAACCAACCAATAAACAATAACCAACAAACATTCGACAGACAACAATCAATTCAAAAATGGACATTATCAAAAACCTCGGCTACAATCAGCACGAGATATTGGACAACATCCAGAAGCTGTATCTCGACGGAAAGCCGATCGACCTCGACATCACTTATTCCAAAGGTGCTTTCTACGGAAAGTTCAAAGTGAAAGACGGAGACGGAGAAACACGTGAGATTGTTATTGAACAACCTCGACTAAAGTTCGACGTTTTCCCACTTTCGGAAGATGTTCAAAAGATAGAACCTTTAAAGCCACTTCCTCTCGAAGATCTCTCGATCGAATCAATGATGATCGACTTGCCGTTCATCGTCAGACCAACAAAGCCAGACACGTCGGTGACTGATGAAACTGGATCGAAGATGTTCAACAGATTCCAAGGTTTCCACACTCCAGACGACATGTACGAAACGTACTGGTTCTGGATCAACGAAGCCTATCGTGTTCTAAAAGTTGGTGGAACACTTCTGTTCAAGACACAGAACACGATTTATGGCGGAATCAATCACAACACTGAGTTTTTCTCGTTCATGTGTGCCGAGAGAGCAGGGTTTGTCACCGAAGACACCTTTGTTCTTGGTGCAAAATCGAGAATGATCTCACCATTTATGACCAAGCAGTTGCACGCTCGAAAGTTCACATCGACTTTCTTCGTCTTCAAGAAGCATAAGTCTCAAAAACATAAGAAGTTCAACTATTGGTCATTAATCCCAAAGCTTGAAGAATCTCATAATCATCAATAATTAATACGAAACTAAACCGTATGTCAAAATCAGAAATCGCTAACGAGTTCTTGAGTGACCTCGTCGTGCATTCGAAGTATGCGAACATTGTTCAGTCCGAACATAGAAAGCAGACGTGGGAAGAATGTGTAGCAGAACTGGAGAACATGTTCATAAACGACTACCCACAGCTTGAAGGAGAGATCCGTGAGAACATGAAGATGGTCTACGCCAAGAAGGTGTTCCCATCAATGAGATCGATCCAATTCGGTGGTCTTCCTATCTCATACAATCCAACAAGAATATACAACTGCTCTGCACTTCTTCTCAATGATACTAAGTGCTTCTCGGAGATCATGCACATTCTCTTGAGTGGGACAGGGATCGGTGTTTCTATCCAAAAGCGACACATCGACAACCTCCCAGAAGTCAAGAAGCCAACAAAGAAGAAGAGATTCCTCATTTCAGATTCCATCGAAGGTTGGGCAGATGCCGTGCGTATGCTCTGTTACTCTTATCTTCGTGGGAATCCTTACCCAGAATTCGACTATCGTGACATTCGTCCAAAGGGTTCAATCATCAAGAAGCTGAACTGCTATGCACCAGGTCATGAAAGACTCAAGAAGTCAATCGAACAGATCGACAAGGCCTTCAAGACAGCAGTTGGTCGTAAGCTCACACCTCTTGAATGTCTTGATATCTCTTGCTTTATCGGTGATGCCGTAGTAAGTGGTGGGGTGAGAATGGCTGCAATGATCATGTTCTTCGATAAGGATGATGATGCAATAATGACTGCAAAGTCAAATGTTCCACTTCGAAGTGCAGTCGTTGAATCGGAAGATGACAAGAACTGGTACATCAAGGTAGAACCGAAGAACATCGACGACTTCTATGGTGATGAATCTCGAACACTGACTGTTCGCAAGAAGTTTGGTGACTTCGACAATTCTTGGGACTACGACCAGATCTGCAAGAATCTCTCGGCAAGTTGGTACTACGTGCATCCTCAGAGAGCAATGAGTAACAACTCTGCAGTGCTTCATCGTGATACCACCACACGAGAAGAACTCGAGAAGCTGATGAGAATTGCAGATTCGAACAAGTCTGGAGAACCAGGTCTTTTCTGGACGAACGACTATGACATGATCTCGAACCCATGTGGCGAGATTGCGCTAAATGACTGTCAGTTCTGTAATCTCTCAACGATTGTAGCCTATGACATAACAACTCAAGAAGAGTTCAATCATCGTGCACGAGTGGCATCATTCCTTGGAACTCTCCAAGCAGGTTATACGAACTTCCATTATCTCCGCCCAAAGTGGAAGGAACAGACCGAAAAGGAAGCACTTCTGGGTGTATCTTTGACAGGTATTGCATCGGGAACTATCCTTTCTCTCAATGAAACCGAAGCTGCATTGTGTGCAGTGGAAGAAAACAAGAGAGTGGCAAAACTGATCGGTGTAAATGAAGCACAAAGAGTCACCACGATCAAGCCCGAAGGGACATCGACGATCGTTGCTGGTGTGTTCGGAAGTGGTATTCATTCGGCACATGCTGAATACTACGTTCGTAACATTCGCATCCTCAAATCTGATCCAGTTTACACTTATCTGAAGATCAACGCTCCAGATTTCCTTGATGACGAATATTCCGATAAGGACAAGGCGGTGTTCTCTGTTCCAATGCGAGCAAATCACGATTGCATCTTCAGAACGGAATCGACGTTCGACCTTCTTGAGAGAATCAAGAGATTCAACGAAAACTGGATAGCACCAGGTCATATTTCTGGGGCAAACAAGCACAATGTCTCTTCGACTGTCTACGTCAAAGATGGTGAAATCGATAAGGTTATCGAGTGGATGTGGGAAAACCGTAATTCCTATTCTGGTCTCACGATTCTTCCTTTCGATGGTGGTACTTACAAGCAAGCACCTTTCCAAGATATCACGAAGGAAGAATATGAACAGATGCTTGAGAAGTTCCCAACTAACCTCGACCTTTCTAAGGTTTATATCGAAGACATCAAGACTACTCAATTCGAATACGCTTGCGCAGGTGGGGCTTGTGAAGTGAAGTCTGTTTAGTATTGATTGATTATTGATTGTGTCGTCGACCTCCGTGGGATAAAAACCACGGAGGTCGATTTTTATAAGATAATAAAAAACCAAGAATAAATGATTATCACGTTTCTCATCATACTCGTCGCTTTTATAGCCTTATTCTATAAACCGATCAAACTCTACAAGTACACATCGGACTGTTTCACAAACATTGTCGAGAATGAAACGATCCAGCTGAGGTACAGGATGAAAATCGATGGGCAGGATGTGAAGAACGTAAGGAAGACATTCTTCAACGTTCTTTATGTTTTCGTGATTATACCAGATGAAGTCAGAAAGCAAGACCACATAAGTTACATCATAAGCCACCTACAACTTATCGAAGAATCTCTGCAAGTTCAGAATCTTTATGGTCTTGTGAAATCTTCACGTGAACAGTTTGTAAGTGTAGAAAATGATAAGGAACGAACGATTTATCTCGTAAAGTTCAAGCCGATCATTTATGGTCTTGACCTTTGGAGAATCTTGGTCTTCGTACTTTCGATAATCGTCGCAATTTATAATAAAGAAATAGCAGAACTGATATGGCTAATGTTTTAAGTGGGAATGATCCTTCCTACACGCTTAACCCAAAGATAAGAACAAGAGAGCGGTCTATCGTCTTCTCGAATAACCAGTTTATGGACAGTTTTGGAAGAACCTTCCTTGACATGTCCGAGTTTTCTGTAAAATGTGAAAGATCGTCATCCACAATTATCGTCATCGATCCATATGAAGAGGTGAAGATCCCTGCGTTCAAGAACGTGATCTTCACGTGTTTCGAGGGGTCGGTAGCGCATATGAACGATGAACAGATTCGAAGCAAGCAGACTTTACACTTCGATGTGAAGGTTGGGGTTAAAGATCCAAAAGATGGGTCGAAGATTGTCCATTTAAACGTGTGGATAGCGTTTCCTCCCTCTTCTGAAGATGGAGAAGGTGAAGATAACGTCAGAAACTCTCAATCATCGCTCGTGAGCTTTGAAAGATATCTTTCCAAGTCTGGGAAATATGTTGGTGATGCCGAAGATGTCACTTTTGAGCATCTTCACACACAGGTAAAGTTCAACATTCACTACGAGTATGATGAAATGTCGAACGAATATGAGCTGAAGATAAGTGATGTTCGTGTTGGTGGCAAGTTCAGTGGAGGTGGAAATGTCGACACAGAATGCAACGTCACGAAAAAGTCACGAGTTTTTATGCTCTTGCCGAACATGGACTACCCGATCGATGGTGTCGAATACGTTCGATTCCTTTATAGTCGTGAAACGTGGGACAAGCTATGTGACAATGGGGCTGTTCTGAGAAAGTACACTCTTCTTGGAAGTGAGGAAGATGTTCATTTAGAACACGACATGTTCCAATCAAAGTTTGATGTTGCAGGATTCCGTGGGATTTCGATTGTCGTCGAAAAAAGCGAGGAAACCATCGAAGTTCAAGAGGTCTCTGTGGAAAAGATCTACAAGACACATGATGAATCGTTTGATTGTTCTCTCACGTGTGGAAATCTCCGAGAACACGACGTTTATCACAGCTTCGGTTTCATAAGACCTCAAGGAAACAGCGTATCTTTCAGAAATATAACAAGAAAAAAGATCGATTTACAAGTTTTATCTTATGAATAAACTCAACCTTTTATCAATCCTTAAAGGACTGGTGAAGCAAGAACTGGGGGATGTCACGATCAAGGGAAATCTCATCAGTTACAACAGTGGTGTCGTGTCAGATAATGTCACAGGTCGTGCATACAGCGTTATGGCGAACTATAACACCCAGAACTCCGATGCAGTATCTTGTATGTTCTCCACGTCACAAGATACGAAGCACATGGTCTTCGTAAGAGGTCAAGAACGATTTGACCTTCTTCTGAAGATTTTCGAAACGTGTCAAGACAAGCAAATGTAAACTTTTTTAATTTATCAATTTCAAATATGACTAAGAAAGAATTCATCACAGCTCTTGCAGAGCAGACTGGTGCAACGAAGACGCAGGTAGAAGCCATCATTGGTGCTTACCACAAGACTATCATCGAAAGCCTTAAGAAGGACGAACCAGTGACCTTCATCGGCTTCGGTACGTACTCGTCCAGAGTTCGCTCAGAGCGTGAAGCCTTCAAGCCTGGTACTAAGGAAAAGATGGTAGTACCTGCAAAGAAGGTCGCTAAGTTCAAGATGTCAAAGTCTGTAGAACTCTAATCAGAGAAAAGGGATAAACGAAATCGTAATGAACGGATGGGCTGGTCTTTGGAAACATAGACCAGCCCATTTTGTATAAAAATACTGAAAATATCGGAAATGTCGACGGAATCGATACTGACGAACACTGACGAGTATCTTCGATATAAAAATGGAAAGAACGAATTAGTCAAATCAAACTTAATAAAGAACAAATGAAAGCCAAGAAGCATCACGTGGGCATGTTTGACCACATGTTCCAAAAGGGAAAGATCACATTCTTGCTGGATGGTTATTCCGCAGGTTCATCTGGGAAGGGCAAATGTGAATCTCTGATCGTAAAGAACACGTCGTTTGGATCTGGGGATAAGCGTCTTGCAGTCTGTACCACAAACTCTGCAAATGCGTCTCATTGGGTTTATGACGACGGCAAGAAGATGATGTTCGAAGTTCTTCCTTCATCGGCTTATCTCCACGAAAAGCTCGAATTCGTCGCAATCGGTCACGGTGCGTCGTTCTCCGTTGAACGTCTCTTCGAGGAAATCAAGATGAGCGGTCTTCCTCTCGATAAGCTCTTCATCCACCCCAAGGCAGGGATCATCACAAAGATCGATGAAGACTATGAAAAGGGTCTTTGTGATATCGACGGCAACTACTCATCTTCCGATCACGATGGCACAATCGCAGGAGGATCTACTTGCTCTGGATCTGGTGCAGTTCGAGCAAAGAAGGTCGTTCGAAACAAGACAGTGACTTATGCTTACCAAGTCCCAGAACTCAAGCAGTTCATCTGTGATGTCGAAAAGCGTCTTATGACGTTTATGATCAATGGAGGATCAGTCCTTCTGCAGATTGGTCAAGGTTTCCCACTTTCGTATGGTCTCGGCTATAACAAGCAGAACTCAACAAGTCGAAATGTGACAATCAGTGCAGCTTTGGACGATATGAATCTTCCTCCATTCTTCTCGGGGGATGTTATCTTGAATGGTAGAACTTATCCAATCAAGATCAACAACAAGAAGTATCGTCTTCTGGGTGGGAAGCCAGTTGTCCGTCTTCATAAGAACTCGGAATCGACACTTAAGTATTATGCTCATAAGCATCTGTTCGACTTCATCGAAGGAGATGATCACGTTTCTATCGTCACACGTAAGGAATTCATCAACTTCTACGAAATGCGTGAGTTCCCCTACCTCGAATACGAAGTCATTGAATCGTTCAGTGGTACTGGTTATTCTCCAATCTGGAACGAAGAAAGTCACCAGCGAGAAATCACGTGGGAAGATGTCGAAAAGAACTATGGGAAGACAATCCCAGATGATGTAAAATGCACGTCACTTACCAAGCTCCCCCGAAGAGTCTTCGAGTTCGATAAGAGCCTTCTGCACGACGGCATTCTCTACAATCTCTCTCCAAATGGTAAAACTCATATTGTCATCAACTTCGTCAACTGGGTAGATGGTGAAATGGATGAAGAACGTGAGAAGATCACCGAAAAGGTGGAAGAATGGCTCTCCAAGAACATGTTCGGAGAAATCGACACCATCAACAAGTTGGTAGGTGATGAGAAGAAGGTCGTACTTTCTGTCTTGGGAACTGGTCGTGAATCAGACGACTTTGTCGCTGTAGAAGGATAATAGCAACTTCTCTTCCCCCAAGGGAAACCGCTAATTGTTAATAAAGAAATGGGGTCATTGTGACGACAAACACGCACACAATGACCCCATTCTAATTATAAGACTAATAAAAACAAAACAAACATAAAACAAGTCACCTTTAGCAATCATCATTATCTTTATGACTACACCCACACTCACGCCAAACAATTGTTCAAGAATTCAGAAAGTGCTTCGGATCTCTACGATAGTTTTCTTCGTGGTTACAACGATTTACCTCATTTTTGCTATTATGCGTATAGCGAACATAGGTAATGAAAACAAACCTCACGAGATCATCGATTCGTTGAAATACACGAACTCTGTTTATGAACACGATGTTCGGAAGTTGAAGGCGCAGATTGATTCACTTTCCCTACAGAACGAGATCTCTTCCAAGAAGATCGATTCGCTTGAAAATGTCGTTGACACGAAGATGACTTCATTACGTAGAGCAGAAAAAGCGATGCGATCAAAGACGATGAACTTCTCCCGAGACGTAATCGAAGTTGAACAAGAACTAAGACAAAACATCCAAGAATATGAAAAGAATAATTAGCTTCTCGATAGTGATGCTTCTCTGTTGTACATTTGGATCACGTGCGCAGAACATAGAAATCTCGAAGAAAGATGCTGTCATAATCAACCACATGTTTGATCAACATAAGCAACTTCTTGAGATCTCCGCAATGAAGGATTCGATTATGCAGTCTTTGAGAGAAGTCGTGGACAACAAGACACTCATCATCGAAAACCAGCTTGAACAGCTCCGCAAATATGACGAAATGATGATGAAGAATGACACTATCATATCAAACCATAAGAAGATGGTGGAGATTTATGAAAAATCTCTGAAGAAGGAAAGACAGAAGTCAGCATTTTGGAAATATGTTGGACTTCTTTCCTCTGCAGTGGCGATCACCACATTCCTCATAAAATAGGCTCTCAGAGCTTAAGGAAGGTACTTTCCTTGTGCTCTGGAATATCGACGAATATTTTCACCCCAATCAAATCAAGAAATGTCAAGGAACGTATCTCCTCTCGATCACAGGTATGCCGATGTCATCCAGAACATGTCGAAAGTCTTTAATTCCGAAAGGTACTATAAGACGATGTGGAATGTAGAAGTCGAATATCTTCTTTACTTCTTAAAAGAGATAGCAAACATAGAAGTAAACGAAGACATTATAAGGAAAAACTGTAAGTTCGACAGTTCTGTCTACAACGAGATTCTTGAAGAGGAAAATGTAACCAAGCACGATGTCAAGGCAGTTATCAATGTCCTACAGAGAAAAACGTCGGGTTCGGTTTATGTCCATTTCGGACTGACTTCACAAGACATAGTTTCTCTGTCAATGTCTATTCTCATGCAAGAAGCAATGGAAGTCATTGATCGTTCGGTAAACTATGTCGAAGGAATCCTTGAAAATCTTCATAGAGAGACAAGGGGCATTTGGTCTCTATCAAAGACTCATGGACAATCTGCAGTTCCTCATCTTTTGAAAGATGACGTTTATAAATGGCGGTATGATGTCTTGAAGTTTAGACAACGTACAAACAACTATTCAGTTGTCAAATTCTCTGGTGCTGTCGGTAACAACTTCGCAATTTCGAGACTTTTCGGCATAGATGTTCGGAGAGTTGCAGAACTTATGGATTCGTTTGTGAAGAAGTTCGGACGGTTCACTGTTAGTGGAGAAGAAGCGACACAAACCGACAGATGGGAATCGTTCTGTGAAAGATTCTCCGATTGGAATCTGGCCATTTCAAGAATCATCAGCGACATTCAGCAGATTTGGCAAATGTGCTCGGACGGTTATTTCAAATTGAAGGTGGACGAAGGCTATTGTGGATCTTCGGCAATGCCCCACAAAGTGAACCCTATCAAGTTTGAAAATGCGGAAGGATGCTTCTGTAGATGTCAGAAAGACTTCGAGTTTTACATTAGTAAGTTATCGAAGTCAAGAATGCACCGTGATCTTTCAGATTCTGTGGTCATAAGAATGATCCCCGAGACGTTGTCTTATCTTTATCTTGGATTCTCTTCATTTGCAAATGGCTTGAAGTCGCTCGAGGTGAACGAGGAGAAGATAAAAGACGACCTCGAGGAGAACTATCAAGTGTTCTCTGAAATCATACAGCTTCATCTAAAGATGAAAGGTGATGAAGATGCGTATGAAGAATCAAAGCGTGTGTTTAGAGGAAGCCAGATGACACTCTACGACTTCAAGAAAGCTCTAAAGTCTCTAAACATTGAGTATGATGAAATCAAGAAGTTCATAGAACTTTAGAGACAGATAGAAAATCGTCGGTGAGATCCTTTTGTTGGTAGTTACATAACAAAAGGATCTCACCGACGATTTGTATATGGACTACCAGCTCGTAATACCTTCACTAAAGCCGATATCTTACCAGTCATTGGAAGCAAAGCAGACGATAAAGATTGATGATGAGGAAATTGTCGATCTTTGTTCTGAATCGTTTTCAAAGACTGTTCCTATGGACTACACTTTACAGATATCGACGATTTCTGAAGATTTGAGCGGTAGACCTCATCTTGTCTCGAGAATTCTTATGGGATCAGAAGACGATGCCGATATCTTGATGCATTACAACCATGTCTCGAATCCTTATTCAATGGATGGGACTTTCACGTTCATAACACCGAACAGACAAACAGCAGTCGAAGCTATAAAGAAGTCGGCTTCATCTTCTCCTAAAGAGAACGAATCTCAAGTAGAACTCAATCGAAGTGTTGCAGAGAAGGATAAGAAGAGGATAATGGAACTTATACGACAGTCCAATCCTCAGATGGTTTCGGAATCCACAACACCAATCAGAACAACAAACATGACGACAGAGCCACAGACAGAAGAAAAGGATGGTGAAATCGTGTTTGGTACAAACGTTGTGTCGAAGAGATGTTCGGGTGACCTCTCTTCGACACAATCAAGAACGGAGATGATAAGAAGAACTATCCGTTCAATGGCTATCAAATCGTAGCCGTTATTCTTCTTTCCAGAGTTCCTTTATTATTCCTTCGGAGAGGATCTCCTTCGCATCATCTTCATTGAAAGAAAGTTCAACAATGTCTTTCACGACATCTTCTTTCGGTATGTTGTAAGATTGGGACAAAAAGTCAATGATGCTCTCGGGGATCATGTCGATTTCGACCATAATGTTGAAAGAAATAGTGGACTTCACACCATTCTTCACAATTCCTATGACCTCATTTGGGAGGTTTAACTTTCTTGGTGGTAGCTTTATAGAGTGAGACTTATTATTGTCTTCATAGATCATCATTTTCTGATCATTATCTTCCTCTTTGATCTCGTTTCTATGAAGCATTATCGTCTGACGAGGTTCTTCGTTGATAACCTCTCTGACATTATCAGAAGGTGTCGTGATTGGTATTCCGTTTTCATCAACTTCTAACGTGCTGTAAACATCCCACGCTTTGCTATTATTCTCTTCCATACCTGTTGATCTTTCTGATTGGTTTTTCTTCTTATATTTTTAAATAATGAGAATTTTTGATCAAAAAGAAACGAAACATGTTTGAACTTAGTAATATCAAGATTACAAAGTCAAAGGTCGATGAAAGAAGCATCGAATCTAACGGCTTTTGGTTTACACCTGTCAATGGTGAATTCAACACCGATGGTGTTGCAGAGTTTATAACGAGTGAACTTGAAAGCCCTAAGTGGCTGGATGGTAAAACATTCCCATCTCTTAATCATCTCTTCGTCACGGAATCACAGACGAATCTCTTCATGGCTCTGTGTCCGTCTGTAGTTATTGATGGTTATTCATTTGAACTGAAGTATAACCGCATCCTCGGTGGTCATCAGCTCCACGCCATAAAGGTGGAAGGTGAAGATGCAGAAGAAGAACAGACTGAAACGGAAAAGTCAGAAGAAGCCACGGAGACTGTAGAAGAAGCTACGGAAAAGGTAGAAGAATCTAAGGAAGTAGAAGATAAGTCGGAAGATAAGGTAGAAGATAAGGTAGAAGAACCAAAGGAAAAGAAGACTACCGCACGCAAATCGACGAAGAAGTAAAAATCTCGTCGGTTTTGTTGATTGATTTGATTGATTAGTTTGAGGTCGCTATGTCGAGAAGATATGGCGACCTCGTCATATATAAGAATACCACAAATCAGTCACATTGATAACAATAAAAATGGATGAAAAAGTAAAAGAATACGAGCAATTTGTCGTTTCTTGCTTCAACGAGAATCCTACAAATAACAAGGTTCTCGACTTCATTCACATGACAATGGCACTTATGTCAGAATCTGGTGAATTCGCAGACATAGTCAAGAAGGCAGTGTTCCATTCCAAGGAAATCTCAAAGGTTGACCTTATAGACGAACTCGGTGATGTTCTGTTCTATTTCATAAACATCTGCCACTTCCTTGGAATTACGGTAGATGATGTTATGGAAGCAAACCTCATCAAGATCCGTGAAAGATATCCCGAAGGTCGTGGGAAGAACTACAACTTCGGCACACGTAATAAGGCAGAAGAAAAGAAGAGAATAGAACAATTCTTGATGAAGATAAAGCAGGACATTTCAATAAACATTGGTGTAGACAATATCAATCACCAGACACAGATCGGAAAACAACAATAACAACCATGATTCTTGTAACAATTCGGAACATCAACATAGAAGCATTCATCAGCTTCTTCAACGATATCGATATCAAATCTAAGCAGGTTATTGATATCTACAAAACAGAAGATGGAAAGCATGAGATCGTCTCACGTGGTCACACAATCACACGTGACTTCGTGAAAGTCGTGGAATCTGACTTCGATGTCATGTGCCAAGAGATTGTATCGAAGTCTGATTACAGTCACATCAAGATCCCGTTCATTGAAATTCGGAAGTTTGTCGAACTTCTGAAAATCTACACGGATGATGAACAGGTATCGATAAATCTTTCGTGTGACGAAAAGGGAGAATCGCTTGTTGTGGTAAAACTTGAAGTGAAATCCAAGAGAAAATCTTCAAGAATGCCAATGGCGGACATTTCTCTTGTTCCATATCTCCCGAAGGACATCTGGGAAAATCTGCTCCGAAGCACAGAACGCTTGTCATTCTTTGGTCTTTCTCAGAATGACGTGACAGACGTGAAGAAACTGATGAAGTATGCTTCTGAATCACAGGCATCAGCAAAGGTCAAGGAGATCTCGAAGTTCAGAGTAAAGTTCGAAGATGGTCAGACAACGATTATGTCATATGAAGATCGTTGGAACATTGATATTCCAACAGACGGTTCATTCACAGGTGATTTTGTCTTCCCTGCTATTCTCTTCAAGCATCTATCTTCGACAAACGTCTATGATTGTGCGTTCGTGAAGGCAATGGGCAGAGATACAAAGTTCTTAATCGTCGAGAATAAAACACTAAGAACCACATGTGTTGTTATCGCTGAAAAGTTCGATATCAACAAAAAATAAGATAGGTAACAATTTATAAGATGAATGAGGGTGTGCAAACTTTTATGCATCCTCATTCATCTGTATTTTAAAGAAGACTTTATGCGATACATCATCGACAAACTGATAATTGTCCTTACGATAATACGATACAAACTTTGGAGATTTCCAATAAACGATGATGGAATAATCGATTCAGTTGTACTTGATAATCACGAAACACTGACGATAAATGGTTGGAAGCCACTTTCTTCTGTTCATTTAAAAGCCGTACATGACATCGTGGAGGTTGGTGCAGGTGAATACTCAGTCAGTGGATCTGTTAATCACCTCATCTATTCTTCCAAGAGTTCACTTGAAAGCTATCAACCCACAAAAGTGAAAGATCTCTCTGAGGGTGATATCTTGATGACGATAGATGGTGCACGAAAAGTTTCATCTATCAAGAAGTCTCATCAGCAGATCGTGTTCGACCTGTCTGTCGTGGATGAGACTTTATCATATTTCTCTGACGGCATACTTTCTCACAACTCTGTAATGTCGGGCATTTTCATTGCATGGTACATCTTGACTAACTACGACAAGACCGTTCTTTGTACCAGTGCAAACGCTGATAAGGTCGATGAGCTTGTTGACAAGATCAATTCGATCTTTATGCATCTTCCGTTCTATATGAAGCTCGGGATTGAAGTCGATAACGTGTCCAAGAAGAAATGGGACAACGGATGCAAACTGATCGGTGAAACTGCAACGGAAAACTCTGGTGCAGGTGAAACTGCTGACCTTCTTTATGCCGACGAGTTTGCACTTATTGAACCAAACATCATCAACGAGTTCTTCCGTGTAGTTTATCCTACACTTTCTGCAAGTAAGAAGTCGAAGATGATCATTACCAGCACGGCAAGAGGTATGAACAAGTTCTATCAGCTCTATCAAGATGCACTCGATGGCAAGAACAACTTCAACCCAATAAGAATCGACTGGTGGGAGGTCGAAGGAAGGGATGAACAATGGAGACTTGATCAGATTGCCGACCTTGGTTCTGAAGCAGACTTTAACCAAGAGTACGGTAACTCCTTTATGAGTGGATCAACACTACTTCTATCGACCGCTGTTCTCAAGAAGCTCGGGAAATATCAAAAGAAGTTCATAAACGGTGTGTTTTCCAATGACGGCTCTTTATGATGGTGAAAATTGCACAGGTTTTTAATTTATAAAAATTAAAAGATAGACGGCAGAAGAATGGTTGAATATGTTCTCCTTGAATACGATCAGTACTTTTTCATTCACCCATCATTCGAACTTCAATGGTTTAAAGATGAACGCAACGCATTCGTTCTATCAATAGACATTGCAGAGGGAAAAGGTGGTGACTACACGATTATCAACTTCTTCCAAGTCCTTCCGATGACACCTTCCGAAATTGAAGGTGTGAAAATATACAACGACGAAGAGTCGTTCTTTAAGCTAGTCCAAGTCGCCATGTTTAGATCGAACATGGTAGAAACACCAGAATGTGCAAATTGGCTGTATCATTTCATAAACGGTTACATGGTGCAGGACAATTTGAAGATCGTTATCGAGAACAACTTTGAAGGGAACTACTTCCGAAACACACTGATGAACATTTATGGAGAGCAGAATGAACTCGACGAAGATGTCATATTCTGCAAGTTTCTCTATAATGCTCGAGACGATAATGCCAGAACTTTCAGAGTTGGGATATATCAAACAGAACCCCGAAAGCAACATTCTTGTAAGATATTCTCTGATCAGTTGAAGAATAACCAGCTTGTTCTTACTGAGTTTATGACAATTCAAGAAGCTATGACCTTTGCACGATCAGAAAAATCATCCTCATATCGTGCAAGCTCTGGTCATGACGATTGTGTTATGACGTGTGTAAACGTTGTAAACATTCGAGATATTGAAGAATGGTCAGAACTCGTGGAAATAGTGAGTGAACACTGCACACCAGAGTTTTGGAGACTGGTCGACAAGAAACTTGGAAAACAAGCGGAAAGAAATGACGAACTCGACATATCAGACTATTACGATTAAACATATGGACAAAACAACTACCCACACCACAAATGTCTCATCAAAGGCGAAGGCAGAGATTGAGGACGTGCGGATAGATTCCTCCGAGGACGTACTTTACATACCACAGTCAAAGTCTGGTGGTAACATGTACAAGGAGAACTCTTGTGGTACTTCTTTCTCTGCTGATCAAGATTATCAAGATCAATTCCTTGATGACATTTATAACCCCGATGAATATAGAACAAGACAGAACTTCTGTGAAAAGTTTTATTCATCCCTGCAATCGATCATCAACAAGCATAAGCGATTCTCATATATACGATCGTTCGATATGAATCATGTAAGATGTGGCGACAATGTTTGTCACCTCGATAAAACATCACCATTTATGATAAACTTTGTACTTCATAATGGTGATGTTGTTGTATCTGACGACACTTTCACTTTCTCTCGTGAAGATAAAAGTCATCTTAAGCCATACGAAAAACTTATGAACTCGTTCTTCAAGAATGATCGTTCAGATCTTTATGATGTCGTTTATCGGAAAATGGTCGATTTCGATTTCGATCATAAGCTTTATTTTTGCATCTATTGCGAATATTTCAAGATAACAGACCATGAAGCGTTTTTTGATTCTCTTCCAAAGTTCCACCAAGACAATATAGAACGAATGTATAGACGGAGACGATAAGAAAGATGACACAATAATAACAACACAACACGAGCGTAAATGATCAATTGTAAACAGATCAGAGATAAGATGTCGGTGTCTTATTTCGACGAAAACGGAAACATTGCGATATCTGACATAACAATAGATGATCGTGAAAAGTACGTATGGACGAAGACGACAGAAGACGACAAGTTTCGAGATAAGACTTACGTATCACAAGAAGGACTGCCTGTAAAAAAGGAACGTAAGTCCTATCTCGACAAATATCGCAAGATCGAGTTCTTGCTGTCTCTACCAGAACGTTTACAAGCGAAGATTTTCTCAAACAACCAACCACGTAAGTTCTTCTGGGATATCGAAACCGAAGTGTTTGATGATTTCCCCGATGCAGGGAATCCTGTAGGACGAATCTTCACGCATCAGTATTGTGATGAATTCGGGAATGGTACTGTCATGGGAATCAAGCCACTTTCACAGGTGCAGATTGAATCTATCGAACAGAAGATAAACGACTATCTTTCACAAATCACCGATAAGACGCTTCATCAGAGGTATAAGTTCCGTTACATTTACTACCCCGATGAGTTCACGATGAACAAAGACTTCGTCGAGAATCACGCAACACGGATGCCGTGTATTTTTGGATGGAACGTCTTGAAGTTCGATACAAGATACCTCATCAACAGATGTAAGAAGACGAACATTGATCCCACAATTCTCTCGCCAAAGAGAATGCTCTACTCGACGATTGCGAAAGATAAGTTCGACCATTCATCCAAGATTGAAATCGAACTTCCACTGCATCGTCCAATCATTGACTACATGCAAATCTTCGAGTTCTTTGATAGATCAATTAAGCAGAAGTCATCAATGTCTCTCGATTTCATCGCATCGGAAATCCTTGGTGTCAAGAAGATTCACCATTCCGAAACTCTGATGGAACTCTATGAGAAGGACTATGAACGTTACGTGCTTTATGGAATAATTGACACCTTCCTCGTGGCACTAATCGATAAGAAGTGCAGAACATTCGAATCAATGAGCGTTCTTGCAAACCTCCTACGTGTCGAAGTTGCACAATCTATGTTCGTAAGTGTAGGGATCGAAACACTCTTGTGTGACTACTATTACAAGCATTACAACAAGGTGTTTGTAAAGGACTATGACAAGGTTATCCCCGAAGGTGAAACTTACAGTGCAGGATTTGTCTTACAACCAGGTATTGGTGTTTATGACGGGATTGTCATTTATGACTACGAATCACTGTTCCCTTCAATTATGCAGATGTTGAACGTTGGTGAAGATGTTTACCTCGGTCATACTGATGATAAGGGAAAAACCTACGTGGACAAGATGGGTGAAGAACACGAACTTGATGAGACAATGTGCTACTCGTCCAGTGGTGCGGTTTACTCGAAAAAGAGAGATTCCGCAATTCGAACAATGATTTCGAACATGTTCAACAAACGAGTAGAAGCAAAACACAAAGAAGCAGAAATCAAAGCAGATATTAATCACTTAAAGCAGATATTAAAAGATAACTTCGGACATTAAGAAAGAAATGGAAATAAAACTTTTAGGAAAAAAGATCCTCATCAAGCTCAATGAGGTCGAAAAGCAGATCGATGGCTTCGAGCTGGTTCAACACAACGATGTAGACCAAACTGCAGGTGTAGTTGCCAATGTTGGGATGGGTGTTTCAGAAGTGAAAGTTGGTGACAAAGTGATCGTCAACAAATTCTCTGGTATTGAGGTGCTTATCGAGGGAGATAAATTCAAGGTAGTGGAGGAACACGAAATATTAATCATTGTAAGATAAACGCACAGATAGATGAACGCTGTAGATGTAAAAAGTGGATCAGAAGCCAGAGAGCTGATCCTCACGGGCGCAAAGACGATCCACGACGTTGTCGGATCTACTCTGGGACCTGGTGGTCGAAATGTCATCATCAAGCACAACACGTATGACGTACCACAGGTCACTAAAGATGGTGTGACTGTAGCAAGAAAGATGAAGCTACAGAACTATTGGCACAACATAGGTTGTCAGCTCGTAAAGCAAGCATCAATGCGAACTGCAGTTGATGCAGGTGATGGAACAACTTCTTCTGTCGTGATGGCGTACACGATGATGAAACTTATCGACGGACTTCTTAAGGAAAATCCCGAGATCGATGTTCACCGACTTCGTCACGAAATGGAAAAGATGAAGGATGTTCTCATTGAAAAGCTTCGAGAAATTGCAACACCGATCGTGGACAATCAGCAGGTCTTCGACATTGCAAAGATCTCTACGAACAACGATGAGAAACTTGCAGGTTTACTTGCAGAGATTTATGGGAAAATTGGTAAAGATGGAATAATCGTTCTTGAACAATCACAGCTTTCCGATATCACTTATTCGATCGAATCTGGATTCCGATTTGACGGTGGTTGGCAATCTCACTATTTCGTGAAGGACAAGTCAAAGATGTCGTTCGAATCTGACGATTGTGCAATCTTCATCACAAATCACAAGATCCAAGATGGTAAGACGATGCTCTCGGCACTTTCAAGGATCTACGGCACAGGTGTTCGTGATCTGCTGATCATTGCAGAAAATATCGAAGGTGAAGCACTTTCCACACTTATCGCCAATAATCAGAGTGGGAAGATGAACATTTGTCTCGTCAATCCTCCGTATTATGGACAGAAGCGTGAAGAATACCTCACTGACCTCTCGATTTCACTCGGTATGAAGCCACTTATGGTAGGAGATCAGTCCGTGACACCTCTTTCGTTTACAGAAGAGTACTTCTCTTGCGGTCGAAGCGTCTTTGTGGACAAAAACACCACGACGATCAGAAATGACAAGGAAAGTGTATCGTCTGCCGTGGAAGAGCATATTTCGAATCTGAAGTCTCTGATGAATTCCGACGAGGAAGACAAGGAATGGATCGAGAAGAGAATAGCAACCCTCAGATCATCAGTTGCAGTCATCAAGGTCGGTGGTAATTCAGAATCTGAGGTTTATGAACACAAGGACAGACTTGAAGATGCGATTTGTGCTATTAGATCGGCATACAAGGACGGAATAGTTGCAGGTTGTGGTATCACGTACTTAAGACTAATCTCCTCGCTTGATCCTTCACTGGACACGTTCCATATTATGAAAACAGGTCTTGAATCAGTCTTCAAGAAGATAATGATCAACTCATGTGTGTCAGAGGAAGAAGAATCATCAATCCTCTACTTCATAGGTGAAGATGAAGGATACGGTTATGATGCCAAGAAGCGTGAGAAGTCATACAACTCGATCAAAGATGGTATCATCGATTCGGCACGTGTTATAAAAAACTGCATCGAGAATTCGATATCAGTCGCTATCATGTTCATGATCTCGGACAACATAGTCATGGAAATCGATGAATCGATTATTTAGAGGAAACTATGATGCCTGTCGTATTCATAAGAAACTCGAAAACAGAACTTATTAACAACATCAACCAGTCATTATTATGAGTAACGAAGTTTTTGATTTTGGTGGGATTTTCGACATGAAGTCCGATGACTTCAAGAGCAAGGAAACCACCCAATTCTCCAACCCAGATTTCTATTCTCCTCGTATCGACGATGAGAATGTAAAGGACGGAATCTATCAGTCTCGACTGAGATTCCTACCGAATGTCAATGTCGCCCCCGACGGACAGCGAACGAATATCGTGGTAAAGCACGTCTACTACGTTCCCGATCCAGACAACCCTGGGCAGAAGTGTTACATTGATGCACCATCCAACGAGCCTAAGGCGAAAGATATCGCATCTGTGGCGTTCATGATGTTCGGCTACGACAAGAGCAAGATCTATAGATCAGACGCTCCTGCAATCGTCAAGAAGAACGCAAAGCAGTTGAAGCGTAACACCTATCACTACTCATTGGTGCAGATCATCAAGGACACACAGCACCCCGAACTCGAAGGATCTGTAAAGATCTTCAGATACGGTGGTGTGATCTACGACAAGATCATGCAACTGATAAATGGTAACCCAGCTCTTGGGATCAATCCAATCATCCCATTCGATCCCCTCAATGGTAAGGAATTCATTATGGTTCTTTCCAAGGGTCAGAATGATCAAGGTCAAGAGCTGAACACCTACATGCAATCACGATTCGTCGATGATCGTTCTGCAATCACGATTGATGGGCGAGAAATGACGGATTCCAATGAGGACAAGCAGAAGATCTTCAACTTCCTCAAGGAAAAGTCTCCCGATCTCTCACAGACGATGTTCCAGAAGATGACGGAGGACGATGTTGAACGTCTCAACCGAGCAGTCCGTGATGTCCTCGACGATGATCACTATTTCGCAATGGCTTATCAAGCGTGCTATGGGAAGCCATTTGTCCCCGATGCAGTAAGACAGTCCGTAGTGTCTTCTACAGAATACGACGACGACGATGTTGATGTCGAAATCGAAGTTGAAGAACAGACAGTAGAAGAACCAGTTCGAAAAGCCCCAAAGAAGGAAGAGTCAGCATCAGCAACCTCTTCCACGATGTCCAAGTTCAAGTCCCTCAAGGACGAAGCAGAAAAGCCTGCACCTACAAAGAAGCCTGCAGATAAGCCATCGATCTCTGACATGATGGAAGATATCGATGACGATCTCGACTTTGAATAACTGATTGATGTTTAGTTGAAGTTTGAAGCCCCCTTGGACACGTGAAAATGTTCAAGGGGGCTTCTGTATAAGATGAATGATGGAAAATGTTCAAGGAATCTTCGATTTTTCTACGGAAACGCAGTCGTTTTCTCACGATGAATTCATAAGAAAGTTCATCCCACTTTTCAAATCTGTGCTTGTATCCAAGTTTGGTACGTCATACAAAGCGAAGATAAGTATGACAAGCCGTGATATCAATTGCGGATGTCCACATTGTGGGGATGGTAGCAGTTCATACAAGAGAAGATTTCACATATACTTCCAAAACTACTCATTCAAATGCTACAACGATTGTCATAAGCCGTTTGGTTCTTTGTACAATCTCATACACGAGTACGGACTTCAGTACAGTTTCACTCATGTAGAACTTTCTCATATCAAGCGTGTTTTCGAAGACTTTATGAAAAGTGGTCTTGCGAAAACCGACAAATCGATAAAAGTCACTGGTCGTGACATAATTGACAAAGATGGTCACATATCGACGCAAGTCCCAGAAGTCAACGATTATGCATTTCCAAGAGAAGAGATAATTGGAGCAAAGCACCTTCGAGAAGTCAGAAGATCACCTGCACTTATCGATTATCTCCGACGAAGAGCAGTGATCACAGATAAAACCGATCTCTACGATGACCGTTTGAGAACGTTTGCATATAACGAGAAGTATGAAGACCTTTATGTTTTCAATCTTGCAAAGAATATGCGTGATGTGATAGGTGTGCAGATAAAACACCTATCTCAAAAATCACGGAGAAGGTTTACAACAATGTCATGGTCTAAAATATGGACTGACATTTTCGAACTGCAACCGAAGGGCTTCGAAGAGCTTTCCGTGAAGTTTGACAAAATATCGATGATATGGAACTCTCTTCATATTGACTTCTCTCGAAGATATAACATCCTTGAAGGGACTTTCGATGCCTACTTCGTGGACAATTCGATCGCATGTTGGGGACTTTCAAACTTTGTCTATAACAAGAGCGCATACTACATCACCGACAATACGCTCCTTGATATGGCAGGGAAAAAGAAGTCATTGGAACTGATAAATGGTGGTTATAACACTTTCTTGTGGGCAAAGTTTGCAGAAGATTTCCCTGATATTGCTTACACGTGCAAAGATATGAACGACATAGTCAGAAAATTCCCGAATTTCAATATGGGTGTCTTGGAGAAGTACTTTGGTAATGATGAATTTGATACACTTTACATATGAACAAGAAGAAAAGAAAGAAGAATGTTGACGTGACGAAAATAGTCACCAACGGCATAATTGCGACTATTTTCTTGATGCTCGTGATGGTGATTATTCAATCCGTCATTCTCATCTGAGAGATTAGAAGGTTAGAAGAAATAGAAACGTTTTTTATATGTTGTGGAGGGTGGTGATGAGAAAATCTGGCCACCCTCCACTCATATAAAAACGACGAAAGAAACACATATTAATAACAAATAACAATCAACCACCAACAAAATGATCCGTAAGATCTTAAATACGTTAGTAGTGATCGGTGCATCACTTTTTCTCATCTTGATCATGTCCATGATCGTTTTCATTGTATCGTGCATTATGGTCATCATGAGCTTCTTCATGTAAAAACCATAAAAGCATATTCGCAAGGAAAAATGGATGATTTAAAACAGAACATAGTAATAGCCGTAATCTCGATAATAATAACCGCAATATTCGGACTGTTGGTAATCTCGATATCTGACTTCATAGATTCGAAATCATCAAGAGACAATCTTGTGAAGTACAACTATCAAATCTCAGAACCAGAGCCGATGATTATCATTGGTGAAGGTGAAGAATAACGGTCTTTATGGTTTCGGGAAAATATCGTCTTTAAATAACGAAACCTTTATACCTCGGTGTTGAAAGACGATTATGATGACGATCAAAGATTGTATAATAAACATTTGCAAGTCTGTAGGAAAAGTCTCAATTTCTGATATCTTGAAATATGTCCGAAACAATGGATGGTTTGAAAAAGACCTCTCTATTGACATTGATGACGACGATCAGATAAGTATCGGAAAAATACAAAAGTTCATAAGAGACGGCATAGACACCATAACAGAATCGGAAGAACAAGAAACCACTGAGGAATAATGACGATGGCAATGACAATCCGATCATACATCAATCGACTCGAGGACAGAGACATAATCCGAGCATACGTCGAATGTGTGATTCACCAATACGAAGACACGGTCGGGACTACAGATGTCGACAAGTTCATGAGGTTAGAGTACGAAGATTTCTCTAAACATGTCGACGAGATAATCAAGCATGCTCGACAGACGTTTATTTGCTATGCCACTAATGAAGAAGAGATCCTCGAATTCGTCAAAAACGACGATTATCTCGAACTTCTTAAAGATGGAGGTGACTTTGAAGATGTCCTTCAAATGTATGGTGGTGATGAAAACGCAATGATGGTCGCCTATTTTTATGACCTTATAGAAGACGGTGTGTTTGAACACGACGGTTACTTTTTCTATATGATGGAGAATGACTGGTGAACGTGGGTAAAATTCTGCAACAAATAAAGAAACAATTACCGATAAGAAAGAGAAACAAATATGACCGCAGAAGAATACATCGAATCGTTACCCGACAATGATCTCATCATTGCGTATATCAATTGCATCATCTTCGAATATCTCACAGGTGCGGAATTCGAAGATTTTGACATCTTCATATTCCACAAACAGTACGAAGATGTCAAAGATTATATCGATGCATTTGTAGAAGAAGCTCGTGATCGTGCACTCACCGATTACCCGATCAAATCTGAAGGAGATGTTCTCAGATACTACGATGAAACCTGTCATGGTCATGAAAACGATCCAGATGTAGATGTCCAAGAAGGAAGAAAGAGATTCGAAGATGATCCACTTGGAATGCTCCACCAATTACTCGATACGATGAGTGATAACTGGGCTGAATATAACGGTTATTATTTCGTAGTTGGTGCTTGGTAATATAACTTCAAAAAATCATATAACAAATGACTGTAAGAGAATACATCAACACACTTGAAGACGCAGGTCTTATCTTTGCGTATATCGAATGCGTCAAAGATGGGAAATACGGAAAAGAAACCGTGGATATTGATATCGACAACGACGAATACGAAGATGTCAAAGATCAAGCCGATAAGCTCATATACGGATCATTCAATAATTGCATGTACCCAGATCCGATAAGAACTGAGGAAGATATTTACGAGTATCTCAAGACTTGCGTTGGTGATGGTAGTGGCAACGATCCTCGATACTTAGAATATAAGGCGATATGGGAAAAAGATCCATGGACTAAGTTCTTCCAATCAATCGACGAATTGTGTCCTTGGATTGAACAAGATGGCTACTACTTCATGGACACTTATAACATGTAAAAAGAGAAAGAAATATGACCGCAGAACAATACATCAAGACATTACCCGATTCGGAACTTATTCTCGCATATATCTCGTGCGCAGTATCTGAAGGAATCGAAGGTACAGAAGGAATGGATGCCGACATCAACAATGATGAATATGAGGATGTCAAAGATCAAGTTGACCTACTTATAGAGCAGGCTCGTGATCGTGCATATGCACCATACAAGATAGAAAACGAAGACGACGCAATGAAGTACTTCGACGATTGCTATGGTGAATTCATTGAAGACGATCCAGACATCCAAGAAGAAAGAAAAAGATGGGAACGAAATCCATGGGGAGAGTTCATTGATTGTCTCAATGAATTCAAAGACTACTACAAGAATAGCAAGTGGTACGAACACAATGGTTATTACTTCATGGTCGGTGTTTGGTAATCTGTGATTCATGTCCATAAAGAAGATAAAGATTGGTGTGGCGAAATGTTTGAACATTTCGCCACGTCTGTATATAAAAAAAATCATAACAAGAAAATGGAAAATTTGACGTTAATAGAATATATAAGGACGCTACCTAATAGTAAACTCATCGAAGCGTACATGGGATCTCTCGCAATTGGACAAATGAGAGATAAAGAAATTATTGATATGTACGAACAACATGCTCGTGAACGTCTGATCATTGACTACCCAATACACGGTCGTGAGGACATTCTGAGATTCTTTGATGAAATGTTCCCCGATTGGGAAAACAATCCAGATCTCGTAGAAGAGAGAAAGGAATGGGAAGAATATCCATGGTATAAGCTACGACAAGCACTTGATGCAACGTATGGTAATAATTGGCATGAATACCAAAGTTATTATTTCGTTGATGATGTTCGATAGCACAGTTCACTCACGAAAACACTGATAGAAAATAACAAGTCAAATGTGGTGAAAGATTTGAATCTTTCACCACATTTGTATATAAAAGAAAGAAAACAATCTCATAAAAGAAAAGAGAAATGACTATAGAAGAATACATCAAGACGTTACCCGACGCAGAACTCATTCTTGCGTATATCGTATGCGCTGGAACAGAAGATATCGACGTTGGTGAAGATCTTCGTGAACTCGACATAGAGAACGACGAATACGAAGAGTTTAGCGACGAAACCGAAGAACTCGTAGAACAGGCACGTGATCGTGCCATAGCCGATTATCCAATCAACTCTAAGGAAGATGCTCTGAGATACTTCGATGAGTGCTATGGTGATGATCTCGAGGATGATGAAGAACTCCAAGAATGGAGAGAGAAATGGGAAGAAGATCCATGGACACATTTCTATCATACACTTGATGAAATGGGCGATTGGTATGAAGACAACGGTTATCACTTCAGAGCTGAAGAGTGGTAATAAGAAGAAAAAAGCGAATATGACTGTAAAAGAATATATCAACACACTTAAATATCCAGGTGTCGTCTTTGCGTATATCGAATGTGTTTTAAAAGAAGGCATCGATGTAGTTGAGAATTTACGTGATCTCGATATAGAGAACGACCAGTATGAAGATGTTAAAGATCGGGTCGATGAACTCGTAAAACAGGCAGACTATTGTTCTCTCGCTGATTATCCAATCATAACCAAAGAAGATGTTCTGACGTACTTTGAAGATTCCTATTGGGAATACCATGGTGAAAACGGAGAGTACATAAAACTCGTGGAATATAAGCGTGAATGGAAGAAAGATACATGGGGCAAATTCCGTCGATTGATTGAGAGAACTGTAGAGGATGTCAGAAAGGAAAATAATAGTAACGATGCTTTGTATGAATGCAGAGGTTACTACTTTATGATCGATCCTCAAGGGCACAACTCGTGAGTTGACCATAATAGAAAATCGAGACGGTGGCGAAAGGTTCAAACCTTTCGCCACATCTGTATATAAAAGAAACAAAAAAGAACAAAACCCCAAGAAATATGACCATTAAAGAATACTTAGAAGGTCTCTTCGAATCGAAGATGTACCTCAAGTTTTACGAGTTGTTCGGTGATAGATTCGGATTCTCTCTTGAAGATGACTATTCACAGTTTGAGAAGAAAGTAAACTATTTCGTCGAAACTGCAGATATCGAGTTCTTCTGTCTTGAAGAAAACCTCGAAGATACTGTTGACAAGTTCTTCATCATCCCAATGCTGAAGAACATGAGCGACATCAGCTACATTCGAAAGTTCTTCGATTATGAATCGTATAAGCAGATGCTCATTGATCGTGGTTACACAGTCAAAGACAACTACGTGTTCTCACCATTCTAAAAATACGAAAAATTAAGAACAATGACTATTAGAGACTATATCAGAGAAAACTGTCACATCGACTATGATGCAGTAATCGCCTACTACGAAAGTGGTTATTGCAATGTTGAAGTAGATATCGACTTCGAATACGACGACGAAAAGGAAGCAGGAGAGTTCGAGACTTCGGAAGATTACGATAACTACTACTCAGAAATCGATCTGCAGAAGGAACTCGCTGATGCGCTCATCGAGAAGGCAGAAGAAAACTACCAGTGTGATGAAGATGGATTTGAAGACATGATAAACGAACTCTACATCGACCCATGTATTGAAGGTGCAGCTGATCCAGACACGATCTATCGTTACTTCGACTATGATAGTTTCAGACGTGACCTTCTTATGGATGGCTACTTCGAACACAATGGTTATTACTTCCTCACCTATTAATTAGTAAGTAGTAGAAGGAAAGATCCATAAAACTATAAAAATTGGAGAGGGCAAGGAAAACTATTTCCTTGCCCTCTCCTTGCGTTTGAGAATGTTTCTCCTTACCGAACTACCTCTGTGAATATCAGAGATCAAGGAAAGTACCTCTCCGTCATTTCCTTGATTCTCTCTTCTTCACATAGTCCTGTACTTCCTTTATCTTTGTTTTTACAATTTCCACATCTTTGCGCTTTCCTATACCACTTCCGTCAAGACTTCTCCAATATCTCCAATAAATCGCTCTTATCTGCATCTTTTCAATGTATCTTATCGGAAATGTACAAATCTTGTACCAATCTTCGTATGAAACGATCATTGGCTTTGATTGGAATCTTTCAAGTCTGTATGATCTGATTGCAAACTCAAAACCACTATTTTGCAGGACTTTCTTTGCGACATCATAATAAAGAGGAATGTCCAATATCGGTGTTTCTCCCGCTTTTATCTTTTCTATGTTAGGATTAATGACTTGCGTATTCCAAAGCCTTATTATCGTGTCGAGAACCTTTATACGCATCGACGGAGGTATAAATGACAGGTTTATACCATAAGGAAGAAGATGACCTCCTTGTGTTACTTTGTAACCTATTATAAAAGTCAGTGGACACCACGAGAAGAAGTCCATTTCATCCTTTGTTAATGGATCATAAAACCACGTGTAAATCTTACCGATCTTTGGAATAGGTGTTCGAGATTCTTCTATTGGCTTCTTCTCTTTCATCACATAAACATCATCAAACCACTTCTTTGATCTACTGACTATGGTAGAATAAGGCACAGACTCGGACATCCTTATTATCGTTTCTGATACAAGCTCCATCGTACTTTTCTTTTATTTGACGGTTAAATAAAAGAAACTCGGAAAAGAATGATTGTGGATTTCTTATCAAAATTGAGAATAAAGGCATACGACACACTCAACGACACCATAAACTTCCTAATCCAAAAGTACAAGACTGATATTCGTTCATTCTCGTATTCATCACCCTTTGGTCAGATTCTCATTGTTCTGCAGAACCACATGCAGAACATTTATTATTATATCACCGATTCCGCAAATCAGACAAATTTCCACACTGCAAATCGACAATCATCCGTTTATGGCTTGGCCAGACTTCAAGGTTATAACGCTTATCGTGGGAAATCGGCAACTGGTGTTATAAATCTGAAAGTCAAACCAGATGCCAAGACAAATCTTATAACTGGGAATCGTGTTTTTATACCAAATTATTCACGACTAACGTGTCTGCAGAATGGTCTCGTTTATATGCTCGATCTTGGTAAAGATTACGAGATCTTCGACATTCAAAAAAGAGTAGACGTTTCCTTGAACATAATAGAGGGAAAACTTGAGTACCAAACGTTCACAGGGACAGGTGAAGATATTCAGTCTTATGAAGTTCATGCATCACAATGGAACATGTTTGATAACGACTTCGTTATTGTCACTGTAAATGGGAAAGAATACCCACAGTACGATTCACTCTACGACATCCCTTACGGAGAATGTGGATGTTTAGTGAAAACTGGGATGACTTCGGGGATTGATGTCATCTTCGGGAAGGCATCACATAACGAAGTACCTCCTCTCGGTGCAGAAATAAGAGTGGACTACATCACAACGAGTGGTTCAATCGGGAACGTTTTCGAAGATACGGTCTTGTTTTCCTTGAATGACACTTGCTTTGACACTTATGGAAACGAGATAAACATGTCCGACATCTTTGTTGCTGTCAATGAGGTCAATCCGTCATTTGGTGCAGATTCAGAACCAATGGAAATGACAAAGATTCTCGCACCAAACATTTCTCGCAACTTCGTAATACACGATAAACGAACAATAGAGAACTTCTTCCGTCGTATGAACTACTTCTCATTGATAGATGTTTTCAAAAGAGAAGTAAATCATCACAATGAATATTCAGTAGTTCTTGTTCCAAAGCTCAAGTCGCTTATACTTCGAAATGAAGATTACTTCGATTTCCGTACAGATCATCTTTTTATAAAGGAGAATGAAAAGCAGAAACTTATCGACACGATAAAGTCGTATGGTAACAAATCGTTGGACATTTCAATAAGCATTGTCGATCCAGAGATCAGAAGATTTGTGGTTTATCTTTACGTAGAACTTTTCCGAGAAGTGAAGGGAAAGCCCACGGACTTTGAACGTGTTCAATCCGACATTCGTCACGCACTTTCTTCTTATCTGCTCGATTCACAGAAGCTCACGAAGATCACTCATTCTGACATAGTCTCTCAAATCGACGGAATTGTTGGTGTCGATAGCGTCAAAGTGGTCTTTGTTCCAGAATACGAAGGGGATGTGGACGAAATGGGGAACATATCGCTAAGACCATCACAGATCGCAGTCCTTCGTGGAGGTTTTACAGATTCTCAAGGTATCTCTTACAAGGACACTTTCACGACACCAAACGAAATGTCCTCGGTAAACATTGCAATAGAGTATTCCAAATAAAAATCAACCAATCAATCGGTCAATAATGGAAAAATCAATCAAGTTAACAAGGAACAACTTTCTTGTAGAAGAATTGTGTAAAGACATCCTCTTGGATTTCGATTCTCCGAGAAATGTTGGTGTTGTCGTATGTGGTAACGAGAAATATAACGATGTGAAAGTCGGAGACAAAGTCTTCTTCGGTGAAACTAACGGTTATATGATAGAACTCAACGGCATTCGTTATTGCCTTCTATCATATTCCGAATTAATCGGTGTCATTGAAGGAGAGTGTAATCGGGAAGACATAGTCGTGGGAAGATATCGTGACCTTGATGATTACATAGACAAGCTCACACAGAAGAATCTTCTCGGTGACAATCCGATCAACATACACGAAGGTATGTTTTATAAATAACGAAATCATAAAAAAGAATTAAAACAAGAATAATTATGCTTAGAAATAAATCACTAAAGCGATATTCAGCTGGTGCAAGAAAGGCATTCGAAAGCGCATCGAATCCTTCTGCAAAGCAGGCTACCAATGCATCTGCCAAGCAGGCTTCTTTCCGTGAAGCAGTTACTCGTACGATGGATAAGCAGAAGGCATCCGCAAAGCAGGCAACCAAGGTATCCGCAAAGGAAGCTATTGCACGTACGATTTCGAAGGAAGCATCTGCACGTCAGAAGTCACTCGCCAAGCAGGCTTCTCTCCGTGAAGCTGTTGCACGCTCAATGAAGAAGGAAGCATCTGTAAAGCAGTCATCTTCTATTCGTGAAGCTATCGCAAGCATGGCATCCGCCAAGCAGGCAACTTCTGCAAGCCGTAAGACTCGTCTGTCCTATAAGGAAGCATCTGCCAAGCAGGCAACTCGTCAGTCTCAGAAAGTAGCTTCTCGTCTTTCCTCGAAGGAAGCATCTGCATCACTTAAGAGTGCTGATGAACTCGTACAGCAGGACATCCTCAACGCAGAAGATGTAGAAAACGTACTGAAGCAGGCAGAACTCTCTACGAAGCAGATTGATGCAGTCATCGACGCTCTCCCAGAGAAGAAGGAAGTTTCACTTGAAGAAGTTGTAACTGAACTTACCGAACAGAGCATTGAAAAGGAAGTTATTGATGATGTCATTGAAATTGCAACTGAAGAAGCTGTCAACGTTTCTGTCAAGTCTACGAAGGTTAACGAATCGCAGGCTCGTCGACTGAAGAGAGCAATCAGAGAATCGCTCTCGAGAAAAGCTAATCGTGCAGTCTACGAAAAGCGTCTTTCAAGAATCCGTCGCTAAAGACAAGCCATAAGCCATAATACACGTAGAAACCGTTTCAGCCCGACCATAATAAGAATGGTCGGGCTGAAACTTTTTATATGGTTCAATTGATAAGAATCATATAAAAAACGCATATACGTCAATGGCTAAAAAATCACAGTACATAAACCCTTCAGAGTACAATGATGAACTGGTTAAATGTGTGAAACAAGACAAGTTGTCGGCAAAGATGATAGAAATGTTCTCGATTCATGCGAAGAATGTTTGTAGACGTTTCTATTTCCCAGATGATGACGATAAGAATGATGCAGTTTCGACATGCATGGTCGATTTTCTTCACAATTGGAAATCTTTTGCCGTACAAAACAACGTGTTCCTAAAGTTCAATAGAAACTTTCAAGTTGGTGAAAAACTTGAACTCATAATAGAAAACTCGGGAACGTTTATCTTTACTGCTGGGGAAAAGCTCGATAAGGAAACCATGACCTTTGAGATCAGAGATACTGCAAACAAATCGATCAGATCTCTTATGATACTCTGCCAAGAAAAACCACTTTCCGAAATCATAAGAGTAACAAACAACACTTCTAACCACAAGATGATGATTAGAGACCTTCACAATCAAGAAGATCTCTCCGTGTTCTCAAAGTTGATCGTTCACGAACTTCCATCGGAACAACCACTAATCCTTGAAGACGGCTATTACAACATCATCGGTGAAAATGTCTACTCATTTGTTCCATTTTCTCCTGCATTCCAATTCTTAACATCTTTGTGTAACAACTCGATAAAGAAATCACTTGATTACACATCACCCAAAGCACTGAGAGGTGGGAATCAAGTAAGACTGTCGTGTAACGCAGAAGATAACGGAATCTACACGCTATAAAAAGGTCAAAGAAAAAGGAAAAAAACTCATGAAGATTTTCGAAAGCATTAAGAACGTCAAGGTAAAACCGATCCACATGCTACTGATCGCAGTGTTACTCATCATCGCATCAAGGTACGTGTTCGAATACGTCAATCCTTGGTTAGGATGGATGTCTTACGGAGGATCGATTTATGTCCTCTACAAATCTCTGACAGGTATCTACAAAAACTATAACGAATCAAAAGAAGAAGATGAAGAAGATCGTTAAACTTCTATCAATCGGTGCTCTTGCCACGCTTTCCATGTCGTGTGAAAGAGTTGCACCAAACTATGCTGGTGTTCTCATGGAGAACTACGGCAAGAATGGGAAATCCGACTTCAACATAGTCGTTGGTCGTGTCAACACATTTGCACCAGGTACTGAACTTTTCCAAGTCCCTCTGTTTGAACAACGTGGGGAATTCTCGGAAAAGGTCACTCTTAAAAGTTCTGACAACACCGAGTTCACCGCACGACCAACGTATTCTTACAAGGTCATCAAGGACAGAGCGATAGATGTCGTGTTCGATAATAAGCATATCGAATCGAATAATCAGAACGATTCTACAAACTTCATATCATCGATCGAGGATAACATCATAGAACCAAGAATCTATGACCTCATCAAAGAGGAATCTCGAAAGCATAAAACGGACGAGCTTATGGCAGATGGTGGTTCACTATCGTTCGAAAAGTCTCTTGAAGATATCATCCGTGAGGAATTCAAAAAGAGAGGTTTCGAACTACTCACTTTCTCTGCCCAACTCGAATTTTCCGAAAAAGTAAGAGAGAAGATCGATTCTCGAAATGAGGTCAACACCAATCTTTCTGTCCTTGATCAACAGATCGAAGAACAAAAGAAAAGAAACCAACTTGAACAGCTTCGTGCAGAACAGAACAAGATACGTTCAAGTGGAATTGATGAAAAACTGCTGATGAAGGAATTCATAGAAAAGTGGGATGGTAAGACACCAATCTACGGTAAAATCCCAGATATCATCAAGTTAGAAAAATAACAAACAAATCGCCCCCAGACGAGAAAGAGCCGTGATCGTAGGAATTGTCCTTCATCACGGCTCTTGGTGTATAGATGAAACTACGACGATTATAAGATTAATGAATGATGAAGAAATATCAACCAATCAGTCAGCTAATCATAATCAAAAAACAAACATAAACGTATGAAAAAGATAGGTCGCATAGGCTTTAGAGTGGTCTCGGTCTATGAAGTAGAAGACTTCGAAGTTCCCGATTATGTCTATGAATCATTCAAGAAACTCGAGGAACTGGGCGTGAGTGAAATAAGCAATTTCTCCTCAGATGATGATGAATGTCGTGTGTACGACTACATTATGAGGAACTATGACAGTCCATGCGAATCTATCACGTGTGAAGTAAAGCTCGACGAGATCTCTCTCGACGAGAATAACTATTAACAACAGACAGATGGAAAAAGAAAAGATGGAAAACAACTATCCTCAGATGCCGAATGGTCTCCTTCTCACCGAAGAGTTCAAGAAAGCCTATGACCTTCTTGAACATACGAAGGAATTCGTGTTTCTGACTGGGGATGCAGGATCTGGAAAGACCACATTCCTAAAGTGGTGGTTAAGTAACACTTCCAAGAAGACAGTCGTTCTGTCTCCGACTGGTATGGGAGCTGTAAACCTTCTCCCAATCCGAGCTTCTACCATTCATAAGTTCTTCAAGTTTGGGAACAAGCCACTTTTCACCTCGAACATTCCAAGACTTTCGTCGAAGAACTACAATGAGAACAGACAGTTGTATCTCAACGTCGACACGATCATTATTGATGAATGTTCGATGGTATCGTCGATGATGATGCAGGCGATAGATGATTTTTATCGGATCAACTTTGACTCGGACGAACCATTTGGTGGAAAGCAGATAGTCCTCGTTGGTGATATGGCACAGCTCCCACCAGTTCTTGGATCTGATGCTGAAAGACAGTACACTAAGGACAGATTTGGTGGGAAATACTTCTTCGATGCCACTATCTTCAAGGAGGTGAGTATCAAGTTTGTCGAGTTCACGGAAATCTTCAGACAGAATGACCCCGAGTTCATCGGATATCTCAACAAGATCAGAACTGGGACAATCACTCAAGACGACATCATAAAGCTCAACGACATCTTCACATCAAACAAGGTGTCCGATGATGCCATGATAATCTCGTTTAGAAATGATGTCGTCGACCAGATCAACGACTATAAGCTCAACGAGATCAAGGCAGAAGATGTGTTCCTCTATTCTTCAATTAATGGTTTCTTCAATCCAAAGTCTTGTCCAGTCAAGGAAATCACACGTGTAAGACCTGGGTGTCGTATAATGTGCCGAAACAATGACAAGGATGAAAGATGGGTAAATGGAACGATCGCAAAGTTCGTAAAAAAGGTCAGCGATGAAAAGATCATAATCGAACTCGAAGGGGGTGACAAGCAGATAATGGAAAAAGTCGAGTTCACGGATTCCAAGTTCGAATATAACCCCAAAACTGGGGAAATTGAAGCCAAGGAAACGTCTTCAATGACTTGCTTCCCAATCGTCGTGTCTTATGCAATGACTGCACACAAATCACAAGGGATCACACTTGATGAGGTCAAGATCGACATTGGCAGAGGTGCTTTCGACACAGGTCAGCTCTATGTTGCACTTTCACGTTGTCGATCAATGCGAGGAATACAGCTTATATCAAACATGTCGATACGAGACGTGAAAGTTGATGATAAGATTTATGAATTCTATAAAAAAATGAGAGAAAACAATGGAGTACTTTAAGGTAGTAATTGCTTACCGTGCGTCAGATGATGAAGGTAAGCTCAAGAAGTTCACGAAGCAGATTATCGTGAATTCTAAGAACTTCGCAGAAGCAGAAGCAGATGCTCTTCGTGCATTTGGGGAAGCAGTTCCCGAAGGTCACGCCGAATTCGAAATGAAGTCGATCTCAAAGGTGCATTTCGAATACATCTTCGGTATGGACAATCAGAATATCCTCCAACACCCACAGTGGTATAAGGCAACAGTGAAGACTGATTCTGAAAAGTTCCAGATTCTAATCTGTGGTGATAACAACATTTCTGATATCTCAAACGATATCTCCGAGAGAATGAGCAACGAGGTGATTATTCCTTTTGGTGTGGTTCAAGTGACATCCACCAACATTCTCACTGTAGAACTGAAGGCATAAACCGCCAACCACCAATCAATAACCACGACAAGATATTCTTGAAGGCACAGAGAGGTATTTCCGTTGCGCTCTGTGCCTTCAAGAATATAAAAAATCGATACAAAGCATGGGAAAAAGAAAGAAGATACAAGAAAAGTTCAAGAAGCTGAGGAAGTCGGGATGTCTTAAAGATATCGCATCGATCAGAAATACGAACCCCGAAATGATGGGCAAAGGGGTGACTGTCACAAATATGGCAGACACTTTCAACCTCTTCGATTTCAAGGCAGAAAACATCAATATTCATGCAGTGGCCAGATCTCTGTCGAATCAGTGCCGATACAATGGATCAACGAATGGGTTCTATTCAGTTGCTCAACACTGTGTTCGTATGGCAGAATCGGCTTATCTCTCGTACGGTGATGTTCGACTTGCACTCGCCATTCTCCTTCATGATGCGACAGAATGCTACGTTTCGGATATCCCTTACACGCTGAAGAGGGAACTTCCAGATCACATCAAGCAGATCGAAAAGGATATCGAAAAGGTGATTTTCTCTCACTTTGGTGTGGGTGAATATCTCGATTCAAAGCTGATCAAGTTCATCGACACACAAATCTGTAATGATGAACTTGAGTTCCTTCTTGGTCAGCAGATCGGTATCGACGAGTATCTCTCAGACAAAATCAGAGATCTCGATAATCGTGATTGGTCACGTGGTGGCATTTACCCATATCAAAAGCCAATCGTGTTCGAGTTCGACTATTGGTCTCCAGAGAAGGCATATGAACAGTTTGTAACCCACTTCTATAAGTACACTTACCTAATCGAAAAGTATAAGGGAAAGGAAGTGCTGACGAAGTTCGGTGTTAATACAGAGAAATAAAAACCCTCACACTTATGATAGATCAGTTATTCGTATCAAAGTTCTCTCCGAAGAAGCTTTCTGCGTTTGTTCTTCCACAGAGAATCAAGGACATGTTCAAAGATGAAGATGATCCACTTCGGCAATCGATGATCTTCTATGGTCTTCAAGGATGTGGGAAGTCAAGTCTTGCGAAATATCTCGGTAAGAAGTACGTTTTCTTGTACATCAACGCATCGACAAACGGAAGAATTGAAGACCTTCGAGACATGGTCACAGAATTCTGTGATTCTTCCCCACTTATCTGGGATGAAGGGATCAATTCTGATCGAAAGGTAGTCCTTTTTGATGAGATAAATGGCGCATCTGCACAATTCTTCGAAGGTCTCAAAGGGTTCATGGAAGAGTACTCATCAGTCATCTTCCTTGCAACAACGAACCACTTCCACAAGATACCCGATCCGATCAAGTCAAGAATGGTCTCGGTCGATTTCACACCTCAAAACAAGGAAGAAGAAGAACAGATCTTGAAAGGATACAAATCGAGAATTGGGAAGATTCTCGAAGGTTGTGGAATCGAGTGCTCGGAAGAAGGATTCGAAATGCTGATGAAGAAGTATTACCCCGACTTTAGGTCGACCTTGAACTTCCTGCAGAGCGTCTACAACGGTTCGAAGGTAGTCGATAAGAACTCGATATCGTCTTATGGTGACAGATTCTCCGAAATCTACGACATGATTCTTGACAAATCGGCAAATCCTGTCGACATCCATAAGCTCCTCGGGGGTGACTATTCATCCATGGCTTCTGAAATCATCGAATCACTGGACACTGACTTCATAGAGTACATGACCGCAAAGCTTGGTTCTTCTATGACATCTGCTATTCCCACGATTTGTATTGTGGTTTGTGATCATCTATACAAACTGCAAATGTCGGTCGATCCTATGATCGTCTTGAAGTCATGTGTGTTCACGCTAAACAACTATTACAAATCTCTGAAATGAAAGCCACAGATTCAATAAAAGTGAGACAGTCACTTCTCAGCGTTTACAAGAAGTACGGACTATCGTGCAAGTATGAAAGTTCATCAATATCTTCTGGAATTATGAAGATACATCAAGAGACCTGCCATAAGCTGGGAAGTGTCGTCACGAATATCACTTTCGACGACAAGTCTAACATCTGCACCATAACACATAACGATGGTGAACGGTGGTCTACGAAGTCATTCAGATTCACGTCATCTGAAGAATTCTTGTCATTGTACGACAAAACGATCGATGAGCTTCTGAACAAAAAATAAGAAGGTAAAGAAATAGCAACGGTAGATACGTGGATGATGAGCAATGCCTAAAAAACGTTGCTCATCATCCACGTATTATAGAACTTATGAACAAACTAATAACAATCAACAAGTCAATCGTTATGGACAAACAAGAACTCGAAAAGATTGTAAAACCACTCTGTTGGAGAAGCTATGATAACGGAAGAGTTATCACTGCAGAAACAGTCTTGAAGTATAATCTGAAACTTGAAAAGGTAGGTGAATGTTACTTGGTTCATAGAATATACTCGGACAATGACTGCTTAGAGTACAACAAACCAGTAACTCTCGGGACTGCCAAAGATATCGCATGGACTGCTTATCTTCATACGATAGGCTGTATGATGGAAACTGTAACACAAGACAACAACGATAATGGCAAAGGCAAGAGTAAGTAAAGGAACGTTTTCTTTTGTCGACAAATTCCTCGATGAATGGCGCAAGGAAAAGGTAAGTGATGTCGATGAGGTCGTCGCATTTGTCAACGATTGTATTGACAAGCTACAGTCATTGACAAACTTCGAAGTGTACTCACGAGAAACAAAAATGTCTGATGGAACGTTCAATATAAGCTGTGAAATGGAGGGAGACGAATACGGATTCGTGAGAGTTTATGCAACGCTGTTCGACGATCACAGTTACTACGCATCTTTGACCTATATTGACAACGACACCCACGAGATTATTGATGAAAATATATCAGTAAAGAAGAAGGTGACAATAATCCAGAAGATGCAAGAGTTTGTGGAAAGTGTAGAACAAAAACTTGGGAAGTAGTTTATGGGACTGTTAAAAGCATTGAAGGACTTCGTGAACAAGAGAGGTGTTGTGAACACGAAAAGGTCGTATGTTCACATAGATAATCTTCGTCTCAATCCTTCTTCCGATCACGTTATACAAGAAGTCACAAAGTACGACATCATACCTCACAACATGGTCGTGATAGCTTCTCATGGGACTGGCTACTTTGTACATCATGAGGATTGTCACACGTATAAAGCTACAAATACCACGTGCTACGAGTTTATGCTTGAGAACCAATACGATGGATCGTTCGTGGATATTGTCATAAACTACGAAAGTCACGAAAATGGGGAAGGTGAAATCATCAACATCAGTATGGCGTATGAATACGACATGGAAACATCAATCGGAAACGTATCAAGAGATGAAGCGATAAAGTTTATGGCTTCATTCCTTCAAAAAACTCTGTCATGACAAAATTGTCATGACAAGAATGACAGAGTATGACAGAGTATGACAGAGTATGACAGAGTATGACAATTTTGTCATGACAGTGATGATTTGGCACGATCTTTGTTATAACTGTTATGAAAGATCACTCGGATCAATCAACCAATCAGATCAGTCCAACTAAACTCAACAACAATTCCGATCATGGCAACAACAGTACAAGACAAGCTCGACAAGAACGTAGAATTCGTTTGTTCATTGTACAAAGCACGATACGAAAAATCGAAGGCAGTACAGAACGAATCATTATACCACGTAACATACACGATCACTTGCGAAGACGGTCATACGATCATCTTCCATGCGAACTGCTTTCCGAAGATGTTCGGGATGGTCATCAACGATCTCTTCAATGATGGTGAATCTTCAATGATCGTGGAAACACTTGAAGATGAAGACGACTACGCAGAAAAGGTCGTATCAACGCTCTCTGGTCTCATGGCGTACAAGAAGTCTGAGGATGAACATCTCGAGCTTGTTGACGAGTATGATCTCGTAGGTTCTATCGTTGGTGCAACAAAGAACGCCACGTGGGAACATAAGTACGGAGACGATAACATCCGTGGGACATTTTTCGATCACTTCATCGTCAATATCAACTACGATGTAACAATGACTGTCACACTTGAACACTTCGACAAGGATCAGCGTGACAGTCACTCAGAAAAGGTCGACATTCTCACGTTCACTGTTCGTACTATAACTGGGACTTATGAAAAGAAGATCCTCAGCACAACACTTCGAGAAGCAATGGTGGAATCAGTCGATTTCATAAATCTTGCCAATAGGTTCTGTGATGGTAGAATGATCTGATAAGATAACAGCCTCCGTCGAGATCGATATTTAAATAACACAACAACAAAAGTGAAACCTCGTGATGCTGATAACGATTATCACGAGGTTTCACTTTTTTAAAGATATCGATCATCATTCATCATCAATATGTTAGAGGTAGATTTAGCAAAGTTGGTAGTCTCTCATTTCTCCAAAGACTGTGAAGTGTATCAAGAAGTGAAAGCTTGTTCTTCACGTGTCATTGATATTGTGGTTCGTAGGAAATCGGGACTTATGGCAATAGAAACCAAAGTGACGCTGAATATGAAACTTTGGGAACAGGCATTCAAGAACAAGAAGTGGTGTAGTTACTCTTTCATTGCAATTCCCGAGAACATCTATCGGAAATCTCGACGAAAGATGATCTCTGGTATATGCAAAGGTCTGAACATTGGTATCATTGTTGTAGATTTTGATGGAAATGTAAGTATTCAGTACAACCCTGCAGAAGAAATCCCCACGCAAACCTTAAAGTTGTACGACGAACAGAAGTCGTTCGCTCTTGCAGGAAGTGGTGGTGTTCCATACTTCACACCATTCAAGAAGACCGTCTCCGAGATCAAGAAGTATCTCGAAAAACATGGGAAGTCAGAACTGGTGACCGTGATCCAATCGATAGATCATCATTACAAAACAGAGCAATCTGCAATACAGTCGATCAGAAATTATGCTTCAAAAGGTGTTTTAAAAGGTATTGTCTCCACGGAAGATGGTAAGTATTTAGAGCTTTCCCAACCTTAAATAAGCAAACAATTCAAGAAAGACTATCCAATGAGTAACAATAAAAATGTTGTAATCTTTGAGAACCATAGCGTTCCAATGAATCGTGTAAATGAATCGTTGGAAACCGCAAATGGGGTCAAAGATTACGTCTTTGAGGGTGTCTGTGCTACCTTTAATGGGAAAAACGAAAACGCAAGATTCTACGATAGAGACGAATATCTTCGTCACGTTGAATACCTACAGAAGGAAATAGAACAGAACTCTCTCGCAGGATCTCTTGATCACCCCGATGGTGATGAAGAAGACGAAACGAAGGACATCTTCACGCCAAAAATGAAAGACCTGTCCCACCTAATAACTAAGCTTTGGTATAAACCAGAGTCGGATGAAGTCTGGATCAGAATCAAGCTTCTTGACACTGAATGGGGTAAGGATGCAAAGGCGTGTGTTGATGCAGGCATGCCACTGTTCATTAGCTCAAGATCATCTGGTTTCATTGACAAGGATGGAAGAGTATGGCTTGCACAAATTCATACATACGATATCGTCTACAGACCTGGGTTTGGGAACGCTAAACTTTCTCCAGTCCTCGAATCATTCGATGGAAAGAGCAGTTATCTCAGCGTCTACTCACGCCAAAAGGAAGTGGTAGACAGCACTGAATCTGAAAATACTAATATGGAAAAAAAGACTTATAAGTTAAGCGAACTCACAAAGGAAGACGTTCTCTCGCTTCTGTTTAATCCTTCGGTGAAGGGAGCTTATGATTTCACGAGTGACGTGATCGAAAAGCTTGGTGAATTCTTCGACTATCCAAAGTTTATCGATTATTTCAATGAAAACGATCCAATGCTTTCCGATGCAATCGTGAACTACTTCATGGATTGTGGAAGATACGTTTATGATGACGGCACTTCTTGTGAAAATATCGCCGACTTCATAAAGATCGAAGTTGGTCGTGCATGTGATGACTATTTCGCAGAAATCAAACAGACGTTCAAGGACAACTTCGGAGAATCTGTTCAAGAAGGTGATGGAAAGGCAGACGTTCAGCGTTATGCACAGATCATTGAAGAATGCAAGAAGTCAAAGAAGAATGTTCTGCGCAAGATCCGTTCTATCAACGAATGTGAATCGGTAAAGATCATCGTCGCAGACTATTGCAATGATCCTTCTTGTGACTTCACGGACAAGTTCGAAATCGCCAGAGAGTTCTTTGTCAAGTATCCCGAATATGGCGTAGTTGTGGACGATTGTACAATGGAAGACGTTGTTCTTATCGCTTCTGATATGAAGAACGACTGCATCTATGACGAAATCGAAAACGTTGAGATTACCGCAAAGAACGAAATCGCAGATGTGAAACGTGTCGTCAACAAGCTTTATGCTCAGATCAACCAAGACAGAGCAGAATACAAGCAATCGATAAACTCACTCGTTCGAAATGTAAATCAAGTCCTCGAAGAGTACAAGGCAGATATCGAAAGTGCATTCATCACTATCGACGAAATCCGTGATGATGTTTACAACATTATCTCTTGGATCGAATCGAATAACAGTGCACTTGACAAGTCCGAGGAAGTTGCACAGATCTCCAAGAAGCTGGATGGTGTCACCCAAAGCTTTAGTCAGAAGATTGGTGAAATCGAAGCATCACAGGAAGCAGTAATGTCTCACGTGGACAATATCGAAAGTGACGTTTCCTTTATTGCAGAATCTGCAAACAGAACGAAGCAGATGGTAAAGGAATCTGCAACGGCACGAAATATTGAAGATGCGACAAGCATTGGTTCAAGAATCGATAACGTCATTGAGACGATCAAGGCACAAGCACCTGCGTTCCGTGTGTTTGAATCTGACGGCTCACTCTACGTTCCTAACAGATTTGCAAAGAGTTATAACTCGCTTGACGAAGATCAAAAGACCTACGTGAAATCTGTTTTTGAAACAAAGAATCCGAGATCTAAATCGGAATTCTTCTCCATTTGGGAATCTCTCGGTCTTTAATGACCGAGAGTTTCTCTCCTAAATAACGAAATCAAAATTATAACAAAAGAAGATTTATATGACTAAGATAAATGAAGGTCTTCTCAACAGAGTGGTCAACGAACACTCTGCAAAACTGAGAAAGCTGTTTAAGGACAGAGGTTATTCTGTCAATGAGTCTCGACTTCGTGATATCGCACTTATGGCTCACACCAGAAAGATTTACGAAAGTGCTTCTAATGGTGCAAACGTCCCAGGTCGTGGTGCGTTCTCATTCGGATCTGCAACTGAGCACGGTTCTGCAGAAATGTTCGACAGACTGTTCACGGTGTTCGTAGACACTGCAGCTACTAACGTTGGTTTCGACCTCCTGCACGTAGCTCCTATGTCAAAGAGCAACATCACGATGGTTGTTGCAGAACCAGTTTACGCTGGTGGTAAGAAGGAATCTGCAAATGGTAATCACCTGCAGGTATTCCAGATCAAGGCAAAGACCACGACGAGTGCTGATCCTCTGAAGGTTGGTGAGAAGTACGAAATCAAGGCAACTGGCGGTGGTGCAAAGGTCGCTGAAGCTAAGTTCATCGGCATCCACCAGTACAATGGTAACTTCATCTTCGATCTCGTAAGTGTTGAAGCCACCCATTCAGACAAGGTACTTGCAGAAATCCTCGAAAATGCAGAAATCACCTCGGGTAGCGGTAAGTGGGTTCTCAGTGGTAACACTGTCGACTACGTGAACGGCTTTACGAACTTCATCGCAGGTTTCGCAGGTTCTGGTCTTCAGAACAACGATCCTTTCCACGTTGGTCGTAACAACGGCAAGTCGCTGTTTAAGCCAATGTCTCGTGAAGTTGGTGAAACGCAGGGTGCACGTACTCTTGGTACGAAGATGTGGAACAGAACGTTCTCTGCAGAAACCTTCCACGTTGACCTCTCTCTGACGACCGAGCAGATTCAGGATGCTCGCATGGATCACGACTTCGACATGCTCGAATTCTCCGAAGAAATCATGAGAAACGATCTTGATCAGTCTATCAACGATCACATCCTTTCTATGATCTTCGCTTCGGGTTGGGATCATCACGTTGCTATCAACAAGCTCTCCAACATCAACCTCAACGCAAACTTCGGTAGCGGTACTGGCGCAACGCAGGAATTTGTTGGTCTTGATGGTGAACTCAAGCAGATCTCTGGTGCAACCTCTGTTCTCCCTTCTGTTGGTGCAATTGCAGAAAACCTTTCCACCCTTCAGAAGAGAATCATCACGAGAATGTTCTTCGCTTCTACGATCATCAAGAATCGTGGTCGTGTTGGTGCAGGTAACACCGCTGTTGTCAATGGTACGAACTCTACGGCTATACGTGATGTCCGTGGCTTCGCAATTGCTCCATTTGAAAACACGCTTCAGACGCAGTCTCCTCTCGCCCACCTCGGTCAGTTCTACGGAATTGATGTCTTCGAAGATGGTCTGATGGATCTGAACGACTGCCGTGTAGCTGTCTTCAACAAGGGTGGTGAAAAGACCCCAGGTCTCGCATTCTGCCCATACATCCTCGGTGAAAAGCTTGAAACTGTTGCCGAAGGTACGATGGAAAAGAAGTTCCGACTGAAGTCTCGTTACGTCATCGCTGAACGTGGTTCTCACCCAGAAGCACAGTACATGACGTTCGTCGTAGAAGGTAGCGACAAGCTCGTCTAAGCACGAAAGCCATAAAAAATACACTCTCCTTTTTTGAGGGGCTGATGAACCATCTTGAGGTTTGTCAGCCCCTCAAAGTATTCGTGCATTATAAGAAACATGGAGAAAAAATGGTAACATCCATTTGTAAATTAATATGGCAAAAACTATCTTTAACGGAAACGCAAAGAGTTTTTCAGAGATCAACCAATTCATTGGAAACTTTGATAAATCTGGTGGTCTGCTCTCTGAACACACAACAGCAGAAATCCGAGAATGGGTTCACACAGGTTCTTATGTCCTCAACGCCTGCATATCGGGATCAATCCTCAAAGGTGTTCCTTCTGGACGAATCATCACGATATCTGGTGATCCAAAAACTGGGAAATCCTTCGTTCTTCTGTCATGTATGGCACAGTTGCAAAAGAAGGGTTACTTCTGCATCTACTTCGACACCGAGAACGCCACAAGCTATGACAGATTCATAGCACAAGGTGTTGATCCTCAAGGTGTACGTGTGATTGTTCCAGAAACTGTGGCAGACATCACTGTCCAGCTCACACAGCTCACACAATCGCTTCTTGACACCAAGAAGGAATATGAGCAGAAGAACAAGAAGCTCTCCGAAGATGAAAAACTTGAAATCCCAAAGGTTGCAGTTTTCATCGATTCACTTTCTGCACTGAACTCATCGAAGCAATTCTCCGACGCTCTAAGTGGGGAAATGAAGCAAGACATGGGGACAGTCGCCAAGGAAATCAAGCTTCTGTTCAACATGATCACACCTCGTCTTGGAAAGCTCGATATTCCAATGCTTTGTACAGCACACGAATACGAAGCCGAACAAGGATATCAAAAAGTTCGTGTAACAAGCGGTGGTAAGGGAATCACTTACATGGCATCCGTTCTTGTATCTCTTCGTAAGAAGTTCGATCGGGATGAGAACAAGCAGAAGATGGGGGTCATTGTAACTGCAGGGATCAATGAATCTCGATTCTCGATTCACAGACCAGTAGAGTTTTATATCTCCTTCACAAAGGGGCTTAATGCTTACATGGGCTTGCAGGAATTCGTATCTTGGAACATCTGTGGGATCGACCGAGGAAGAATGGTGGCGTATGTCGACACTGCGTCAGAGATATCAAAGAAGATCGGTCTTGAGAAGTCTCGTGCATACTCTACGAAGGAGATCGAACGAGAACTTGCACAAGCAAAGAAGCAGACGTTCTATCAGTCATTGTCTTATGACCTCTACAACGGCTACATTCGAATCGTATCGTCAGACAACACGATAGTCCTTCCAGACCTCGTGAAGATGATGGAACAAGATGGATTCGACTTCACAGATGACCTTGAGACAAAGACAATCAAGGACAAACTGATCGTGCATGGTGTCTATTCCGATGAAGCAATGACAAAGATGATCTCGTCTTACATTGATAGCGGTGATGCTTACATGGTCGGGAATGTGAAACTTGATGTATCGAAGAATCAGAAGCTGAAGTTCAAGAAGTCGATTATTCAATCGATTAATGATGGAACGTACGTGGAAAGACTCATCGAGGTCGAATCTGAACAGACCCAAGAGATCAACGAAAAGAAGGATCAAAAGTTCGTGTTCACCGAGAAGTTCTTCACCGAAAGATTTGTGGACGGAAAGCTCACTCCTTCTACTGTCGAAAAGGTCTGTTTCCCCACACCTACTGGAACTGAATGGGTAGTCCGTCACCTCAACAAGTCCTTCAAGAACTTGGACATCTTCAACAAACATGTCTTCACCGAAGAGGTCTTGAAGACACTCGACGAGAAGGTGATGATTCCTCTGTTCTCTTACAGAGACGAAGAATACTCGGATATGGATGGCGAACTATCCAGCACCGATATTGAAGAGCTGTCCGATATTGACAGAATAATGAGCGGATTATGAAGATAGATGAACTCGTAGACAAACAAGATCTAAAGATCAAGCACATATCTGGCGAATATCTTCACTACACAACGCACTCGATAGATGACATCGTTTATGCTATCTTGTCCAAAGGTAGGAAATCGATGAAGTTCAACGATATCGTGAAAGTGTTCGGTGAAGAGAAACGTGACCAACTATCATCACTCGTTGATGACATGGTCTCGCTTGGTTATGCTTCAGTAACAGGCGAAGAAGACAAGACGATTTCTCTCTTATAAAGGTTGTGGGGGCTTTGCTGGAAAAAATAAAAGCACAAAGCCCCCACTAACTATCTTCAAAAACTACAACGAAAAAATGGCTGTTGGATTTGGTCAGAACTTTGAGAACATAGCTTACGTTTACATAAACTCACAACCTCATCTTTGGACATCTGTTGATCACGAATTCTTCAAATCTCCAACTCTGAAGGCACTATCAAAGCTCACCCGACAGTTCTGGGAAAGATTCCACGAACAGATATTCTCTCCAGAAAATCCAAGTGTAGAGCAGATCGAATATCTCGTAATGGAAGACAAGAAGTCGTTTATGATCGACTTGAACATGTCGGAAGATGACAATGCGAAGACTTTCATTGCGAACGCATCATACATCATCAAGACAAACATAAAGGCGTTTTCTGAAGAATGGCTTGATGAGACAGTAGGTGCTTGGATAATGTGGCAAAACAATCAGCGAGCGTATAAGGAATCGATTTCCTATATGCAGACGCAGAACATCACCCCCGAGAATGTAAAGGAAGTGATCTCCAGAGCAAGAGAGATTGTGGTCAGAGGTTCATCGGTCTCGTTTGGTGATGAGGAGGTCTTTGACTTCTATGATCCTCAATCTCACAAGCAGATTTCAATAGATGACTACATTGATACTGGTTATGGAATGCTCAACCAGATGCTCACCGAGGACAGGCATAACGGATTCATACCTGGTACTCTCAACATGTTTATGGGTTCTACAAACTCTGGGAAATCAGTGATCCTTGGAAATCTTGCACTCAACATTTCAAGATCGGGCAAAAACGTGTTGTTTGTATCTGTCGAAATGTCAATTCCAAGAACTTTCCGACGAATTGGCTCGAACGCTTTCGACATTCCAATATCGGAATATGACACGTTCTCGAACGATGACGCACTTCTGTCCGAATCTATCCAAAAGTTTAGACAGAAGAACATGAACATTGGTGTACCACCAGGCAAGTTCCTCGCACTAAAATTCTCAAAAACTGGTGTCTCAAACATCTACGGCACGGCAAAGAGACTCGAGGAAAAGCATGGGATAAAGTGGCATGCAATCGTAATCGACTATTTCACAGAACTACAGAACGATCACGGCACGGCACAAGATAAGATTTATCAATATCACAAGCAGAATGCCGATGATCTCTACCAAATGGCTTCAGAGACGAACTGGTGTGTGATAACCGCCCATCAGTTAAATCGTGGAGCTTTGAACATGTCCGATATGACACTTTCATCTGTTGCTGAATCTTACGGCATTGTTTACAGATGTGATAGTGTTATCGGGATGATCGCCACCGAGAAGATGCAGGTCGAACACACGATGTACATGAAGAATCTAAAATGTCGTGATTCGAAATATAAGAACTTCTTCGCAAAGTTTGATACAGAATTCTCAAAGATGAGAATCATAGAAACTGGGGAACTCATAAGTCCAGAAGATTATCAGATCTTCACATAGGTCTCCGAACTCAAGAGAGGTACTTTCCTTGCACTCGAAGGCATTCAGTGGGATGAAAATAGCCTTGAAGGTAAGAAAGCTCAAAGAAAAGGCAAAGAAAAGCCCAACAACTGGTAGAAGTTGTTGGGCTTTCTCGTATTAGTAAGTGATCAGTGGTTGATCAGTGGCTTCTATTTTCCTCCTCCACCTTCTTCTTCGTCATCACCTTTCCAAAAGTCACGTTTTACACACTTTAGTCTTGTATAAAAACCTCTATCAGAACGATAAACGTAAGAAAGATCATCAGAGACGTATTGGCCAGATAGCATATTGTCAAATCTGATCCCTTCTTCTCTGTCTCCTGCTCTGTCTCTTTCTTCTCTTTCTCTTTGGATGAAGATTGGGATTTGTTGACATACACGAACGTAGTTGTTTATGTCCATCAAGTGACATTCAAGACCAAACCTCGAAGATGACTTTCTTTGCAGGAGGTTTGACATTTTTGAGAAATAGTAGTTCTTGTGAACATTTTCGGAATATTGCTCGATGAAGTTCACTGATTTATGAACTGTCCGATCTGTGAGTTTATGGCTATCACCTTCGGTTTCCAAGCTCTTTTGGAAGAACTCTTTATATTCGGACGAATCGTGATCATAGTAGTGACAACTGATCTTGTTACCATCTTCTGTCATATCTCCGATAGAGTTCACAACACGGTAGTAAGATATTCCGTTCTCTGTAAGGAGCTTTATGTTAGCATTTGACAAGAAGAACGGTGTCATTTCAGACTTCTCGTCATCACTCGTATCAAAATCACGATCACCATATTTGAGAGATTCTCTTACTTTACGAATATCAATGTCGATATCAAAAAGCTCATTGACCTCGACAACATTCAAGTAGTAGTATTGATCAACAAAAACTCTGAAGAAAGATTTATCGTCTTTGTACATTGAAGGTATCAGATCAGTCTGCAGGAATTCTTGAATGGTGATGTTCGGACAGATTCTCGTCATCACATCATCAGTTTTCGTGTCGTTTGATGCAAACCCAAGACCGAACATTTTTGCAATATCCTGCAAAGTGTCGAACGAAGATTTCTTCCCGAACGATTTCACAAGATCATGGTGGAAATCTTCTATTTCAAGAATACCAAACAGTGTGATTCTCGAGTTTTCTGATCCACTCGAAGATGACGAGTTTATGATTCTAAAGTTCTGTCTTATTGGTTTGAAGTCTTTGTTATCTGAACGAATAAACAGCTTCAAGACATCATCTGTCAGAGTTCCATAAGACCTCATCACCCCAAAAGTGTCTTGGAGAGTGCAAGAAATCGTAGGTAAAAAAGACTTGCCGATTGAAAGTTCAAAGCTCTCGATTGAACCGTGGTCAAATTGGAATCCGTTGATATCAATGAACGGAGCGTATCTACCGACACGCTTCTTTGTTTCTACTGGTATCTCTCGGATATCTGGGATTTTTATATCACCGTGTTTCGAGATATCAATCGTGGGGTCAGATATAACAACTACTTCCTTCATCTTTTTTCACCCTTGAATTCGCTCTTGGGAATCTGCTCGATTATGGTCGACATCGCAACATCAGTCGAGCCGTTATAGCCTTTACGATAATATGAGAACTTTCGACGATGTACGTACATATTCGACATAGAATCAAGTCTGTAAAGTCTCCAGCCAGATTCAGCAGACCATTCACGCCTGCCACGTTTTCCAGATTTTGAAACAGATCGTATTTTCAACTTCCCTCGGAGGTTATCTTCTTTATCTGTCGATGCCACCATCCACGCACGCAAGTAATAGCGAACTTCGCCATTTACAACTGAATAACCATAACAATACGGTTCAACAAATCTGGGACCTGGGAGCACACCGTCATCGTCTCGAGAATAGTAGAACTGGACGTAGTATCTTTGTCGTATAGCAGATTGCAGAACACTTTCGTTTATCTCTCCAATCCCTTCAAAGATCTTTAATTTTTTCATATGCGATGAATACACATTTCGTTATTTACAAATGCTTCAGAAATACGGTCAGAACGGACATCTTTAAATAACGAAACTCGCTCTGATGAATATCAAGAAAATATACGACGACATAGCGGACGGAGGTCTTGTAACAGGTCTTGTTGATGATCTCTTATGGAAAGATGGGGAGAGAATCAAGACTGGGAAAGATAAACCTCATGATCTGGATGCTCTCTTGGAAATGTACTCAAAGTGGTATCTTTCGAAGAAATCTTTGATCAGAATCGAAGATCCCACGTTCCTCTCTTTCAAGATAATAATCGACTGGTCATCATCACCACTTTTTAGGAACAATGACAAGAGAGTTCAAGTGCGCAAGGAGAAAATGGGTACAGGTGAAAGTCTGTCGTATTACTTAGAATCTGTAAATCAAACTTGGAGAAAGGAAAAACTTCTGAGTTTCCAAGGAAAAATGCGAGAACTGATGACCAACCGATTCCACTACATGAAGTCAATGGATGGTCTTGGAAGTTTTTGGAGGATACAACCAAAAACGGCATTTCTCCCTCAAGAAATAACTATCAACACTATCGAATCGATGGACATGTTCATATCTTCGATGGCAGACGACTATCTTCATGCAACATACGACTATCAGAACATGAAGAACGTTGCACCAATCAATCTTCGACGGTTTGATATGATTGTTGTCATTCACGAAATCAGAAACATAAAGTCGCTCCTCAACAACTACTTCAATAATGATGAGAAGTACAAGAAGATAATGGAAGAACATGGTGGTGAATCAGAGAGATTCATTGAGGATCGTGACGGTATGGTCTTCTTGAATCCATATTTGGGAACTCATGCCTACAAGTTCACTGATTGCGAATTCGACTTCTCAGAAACATTCTCATACCTTTCGAGTGTCTCAAATGAAGGAGGTAAAGAAGTGTCCACAAAGTTCAAGATATCGCTTGGTCGTATGGACTTCAGATATCACGACCTTGATGTATTCTCAGAATCGGCAAGAAAGAAGAGATTCCTTGAGGAAGTAGAACCACACGTTTATCAGAGATCAGAGAAACAATCCGAAATCTCGAGAGAGGTCAGAAGATTCACGACAGATGGTCAGAAAACATCCTCTTCGGGGATTGGTGATCTGGTCAAGAAGATTGCCCTTGAGGAAGCTCGAAAGACTTCAGGAGCTGTCACAAGAGCGATTGACAACCAGATCAAGGGGACTGTTTCGCATGCAACTAAAGCTCTGAAGAAAAAGCTCGATGAACTCGAGACCGAGTTCAGACCTTCGAATGTTGCAGGAAGATTTGCGAACAAACAAGCGTCGAAAGCAGGAGCTGTCGCAAAGCGTGCAATCGATAAAGTGGATGCAGGTGCAGATGTTGCAATTTCAAAGTTGAAGGCTTTTATGGGTGATACAGGTAGTGCAGGGAATGATTCACAAGAAGGTGGGCAAATCATCAAGAGCCATAACGATCAGTTCGGCACGTCAAAAGAAGAGACTGCAAAAGCTCTGAAGTCTATAAAGGAGAATTCCGAATTCGAATTCCCAAGAAAGCAAGAAGATGACACTCGTGAACAACTTCGTGAAATAATAACCGAGAACAAGTCGAAGTTTGAATATGTTCGATCTGTTTTTGAAGAATCAATGAAGCAAAATGGATAACAATTACAAGGCACTTCATAGAAGAAAAACAAAGCTGAAGAATCTCGGATACGATTATCGAGGAAAGATCATGCAAAGATCGCTTTCCTCGATAATCTACCTTAATGAAAACGTTGAAGGATTCTTGGAATATATCGAAGACATAATGACGCATCTGGTCTATTCAGTGAAATCTATCAAGAAGAGAGTGAACTTCCTCGTCGACAAAGATGAAGACTACATCAATTAAAGACATCCTCGGGGAGGATCTTTTCAAGGAATATGAGCGTGTGATGCAGTCGACTGCAGAAGTCGACATGTGTAAGATACACTTCGACGAAATTCCTGCATGTCCTCTGGAAGGATGTCACTTGACGATACCTTCACCTTCCGACATAAAGCCTGTGATTGACAAGTCGTTATTAGACGATGTCGACAAACTCACAAAGCAAGAAGAACCACCATTTTCAATTGATGAATGTTTGTCTTCGATTAGTTCTACTATAAGTAACGTATCTACAAGAGTAGAGAAAGATAAAGGAACAATTCGAAGAATACTTGAACTTTCCAAAGATCTGTCTTTGATTTATGCTTGCTCTTTTATCCACGAGAAATCTTTAAAAGATAGATCGAAGATAACTGGTCTTGAAGCGGGTATCCCTTCGAGAGTTTATGATGTGATTAAAAATGCCCATCAAAAATCATCATCACCAATAGAGAGAGTTGAAGATCTCTCTCGAAAACTCAACTTTGAGAGTTTGGAGAAACTTCTCACATCTCTTGAATATGCTCTGCGCATATTCAACAACTGTTTGAACAGCAAGAGAAAGTATGACCAGAAGAATGCGATAAAGATCTTCGGGAAGAAAGATGGGAAGAGATTAAAGTCGAGAATCTTCCACCAATCATTTGTAGAGCACTTTCTTATAGACTTCTGTAACAAGTTAAAAGTCTTTGACACAGAACTCAAAGAGAAGCAGATAGTGGATGATCTTCGAGGTGTGAAATGTGTGATGCAATCAATGATCGGTGATGAAGGTGTTAAAGATCAATCAAACACCAACAACACCAATCAAGATGCCGACATGTCTTTACGTGAAATCTCGAAAAATCCAAAGGCTTATGATATCACAAAGAGTGCATATTGGAGAAAGTTCACTCTCTTCTTGAACATTGTCTCCGTGATTCCGACATATTGGACAACTGGGATAATCCTTCCACCTTCCACACCGATCAAGCTCCCGATCATTCATAAGTTCATGGTGGTCATTCCTGCCACGATCCTTGGGAAGATCTTCGTTGTATGGTTGACTATTAACGGTGTTGTAGTTTTCCCCACTATGCTTGAAATAGACCTTAATCGAAAAGTCTCCTCGACATGGAGGATCTTGTTCCGTGGAGGATCTGTGAAGATAAAGGACAACGGAGGATCGATTGTTATAAACACAAATCTAAAAACGGAGACGGAAAATGGAGGATCTGCAATTGTAGACACTGATCCTTCTCAGTTTCAATCACTTGCTATACAATCTGACGATTTCCCACCTTTTGAGAGAATGGGAATGAACAATTTACAATTCATAGCTTTCCTCAACGAAATGATGAGGAAACAAGTGCCTTATATGGGCTTTCCTGCATAATTAGAAAAAACAGATGCTTCAAAATCCAAATCCTAACAATACAAGAGGTTACAAACAAGGTTACTACATTCCAATCAACAAAGAGAAGTTTGTTGGTCATTTGAATAAAGAAGGTGTTCCGTACAGATCATCTTTGGAACTCAAGTTTATGAGACTTATCGATTCGAATCCGAATGTAGAAAAATGGACATATGAACACCCCGACACAAAGATCTCGTACTTCGATCCAATGATGCAAAAACAGAGGACTTATTATCCAGATTTTTGGATGCAGATGAGAGTGAAGGGAGAACTTAAAACGTTCCTCATAGAAGTAAAACCTTACTCTCAAACTCAAATTCCCAAGAGATCTTCGAGGAAATCGAAATCGACATATAGCCGAGAACTACAAACAAATCTGAATGTTGAAGTAAAGAGAAGATCTGCAGAGAAGATCTGTGCAGAGAGAGGTTGGAAATATCTCTTTGTAACAGAGAAGTTCTTTAAATGAGAAAATGCTCTTCTGATTAAAGAGAGGTACTTTCCTTGAGCTTGGAGGTACTTGGAGGTACTTTCATCCCACCGATAATTCTCGAGTGCAAGGAAAGTACCTCTCTTTAATTCGACAGATCTTGATTTTAATCACAATATACAGAGAAGGCGATCATTCTGTTTAGAGAATGATCGCCTTCTCGCTTAACAACAAAAAATGGTATCACATACGATGTTGTCCCTCATTGATTCGAACAAAGACTAACGAATCCAAAATTCGTTGTGCTACCATTACACCAAAGGACAATCAGAATGTCCCTCTGACATCTACTACGTTCAAGGGACTGGTGGGTGATGGATGGGACTTGAACCCACAACCAATAGAACCACAACCTATTGCTCTAACCAATTTGAGCTACCATCACAGACGTAGTGAGAGGTTTCGCTCCTCTGAACATCTTCATCAAGAAGCACTACGTTTGATAAAAAGGTGGCGAGTTGTCCATACTCTTCTCAGTCGGGTAGGATTCGAACCTACATCATCTAAGAACCACCTTTATGAGAATTTCCGACTTTACTACAGATTTCTGAACGTGTAGACAAACGATAATGAGAATTCTTGCTGAATATCTGTAAATCGGAATTTTTATTGATTCATCTTTTAGACATCTGCAGACAGTGCCGAAAGGAGCACCAAGCCATTAACTTGAAGATTTTTATGAATTGCTGTAAATCTGCAATCTAAAAGACGTTTTTCTATCATTTATCGAGACCTTTTCTGCAGACCATTCGTATGAGCCAATTATGTGAAGTTTGTTTGCTGTATGTCTGCAAATCCCGACATTGAGGTTTTTAAAGAACGCTTTTGTAAATGATGACTTCTCAGTGGACTACGTAGTTTTAGGAGCAATTGCGTAGTAATTTGCTGTGAGTCCAAAACATCACCATTTTTGAGGAAGAAGAGGGATTCGAACCCTCGGATCGTTTCCGACCTTCAGTTTTCAAGACTGACGCAATAGACCACTCTGCCATCCTTCCAATATTGAGAAAACGATGGAAATCAGACTTACACTATAATCCCGAAACGTCACGATTTCGATCACCCAACTCCGTGGAAATCAGTACCACTTAGAGATTTAGCTTTAGAAAGTTGGACGACTTTCATCGATTTTCTCAAGCACCTTTTTTGTGGACAACCAGCCACTTAGGAGATAACACCCATTAGAGCAATGACCTTCCCATGTTCTAAGGTCTTCTCTGGATAGAGTTGTTGTTCAATATTGCGATATCTTCAAGAAAGTCCCAACTCTATGAAAGATTCCGTGAAGATAACCATTGTATATCGTTTCAAACGGTACTAAGTCGCTTTTCTTTTTATTTTTGTAGAGGTGGTAAGAATCGAACTTACGAAGCCTTTTAAGACGAGTGATTTACAGTCACTTGCAATTGCCACTATGCGACACCTCTATTTGATCATCAGACCCTTTCTGAATCTCTTCGTTTATCTTATCATCTGATCTTCCTATCGGTTTCTTTATTTTTCTTTAGTAGAGATCTTCGGAATAGAGAACAGTTTTTTCATCATCATTAACTTCGACTTCTATTTGACCAGATTCCTTGGCTATCTTGCAAGCTTCAAGTCTATCAACAAATCTCCCAAAGGAAGTGTAAAACCCTTGATCTTCTGGTTTTTCAGAAACTTCTCCCTTAAACCTTGAGAATATGTCGTATCGTATGTTAAAACCGTGTTTGTTCAGTTTCCACTTCTTGTTTCAACCTGTCATTACTTTTTAGGAACACGAGGTTCGGTCATCCATAAGAGGGCAGTCCGCAAGCGTAAATTCGGTGTTACGAACACCTACTCGATTTTTTATGTCTTAGCAAGTTCGAAGTTTTCTTTGTCCTTCAAGAAGGATATTCTTCGAAGCGTTTATGTCTCTGTCGTGATGTTCATCGCATTCGGGACAAATCCAAAATCTGTCTCGAAGTTTCAAATCTTTCTTCTTGTAACCACAACACGAGCAAGTCTTTGAACTTGGATAGAACCTACCAATGAGAACAACTTGCTTATCATTCATAAGAGCTTTGCTCTGCAAGACCAATTTGAATCGATGAAATCCAACTTCTTGAATAGCCTTCGCAAGATAATGATTCTTAATCATCCCTTGGACATTCAAGTCTTCCATGAATACAGTGTCATAGGATCTGAGTATCTCGTTCACAACTGAGTGGATGTAGTTCTCTTTCTTGTTGGAAAGTCTTTCATAGACCTTCGCAAGTATTATCCTTTGCTTGTTCCTATTGTTTGAACCTTTGACCTTTCTGGATAATTGACGTTGAAGTTTGATTATCTTCTTTTCTTCCTTCTTGAAGAAGTGTTTGTTTTCAAACACAGTTTCATCAGAGGTTATGACGAAATCTTTCACCCCAAGATCAATACCTACTTGCTTGTTCGTTTTCTCGAATCTCACATATTCCGCTTCTGGAATGTCCACAAGGATTGATAAGAAGAAATTCCCACTCTTGGTTTTCGAGAGAGTTGCGCTTCTTATGTTGTCTTTGTATTTCTGTAAGCGTTTGTGATACAAGTCAGAACAACGAAATCTGAGTTTTTGAAGAGAAGTGATTAGCGTTATATGTTTCGTTTCGAACGTATTACGTCTTGAAATTGCTCCACGAGGAAACAATGCTGATTGTTTATCCTTCTTTGATTTAAACTTTGGAAAGCCGTTGTGCTGTTTGAAGAACCTTTGGTAAGCATCAATCATTTGTTTGATTGCTTGGTTCATCACCTTTGTGTTCTGTTCTTTCAACCAAGCATATTGCTCATCTTTCAACAATGTTCCATGGAAATATTTCGATAAATCGCTTTCGCTTAGGTTTGCCTTATCCGTTTCATAAGCCTTCTGTTTTCTGTCAAGCATGTGGTTATAGACAAAACGATAAGCACCAAGAACCTTGTTGAGTTCTTGTTCCTGCGCTTTGTTTGGATATAACCTTACTTTGATAGCTCTAAACATGCTTATGATTGATTATTTGTACGTACTTTAACCTATCAGTTTGTATATTTTTGTTGCTTGTTGTTATCTTTTTTAAAAAGTGCTTCGTGAAGGATTCGAACCTCCATCAATTCCGTCGAATTGCTCTGGCCATTGAGCTAACGAAGCCCTCATAGATTCCCAGTTTTAACGGAAACTGTGGCGGACTATGATTCCCTGCGTGAAACCGCACTTGAACTCCAATCAAGATCTGTACGTACTTTAACCCAAGTGATAGGTTTTGAACCCTAATTGAAGCAGAACTATTCCCATTCTGAGAGGGGACGGTTATCAATTTTTAAAGTTGCTGAAACGTCCTAAAGTCAACATCGGTGTTCCAAGTAGGGCTTGAACCTACGACCGACTGATTATGAGTCAGTTGCTCTGACCGACTGAGCTATTGGAACATTTGTTCAATTGAACAAAGAGTGATTGATTATTAATTAATGACTTATCATCTTCTTCAGAAATCTTATAAAAGATGTTTTTAGAACGTTTTACTATATCCAAAAACATCTGAAAGATCTCTCAGAGAATCATTATCCAGAATCTCATGGACATTGTTATAAACCGTACCAAGAAGGTTAGAACCTCTCCATTTCGATTTGTCAACAATTCTCATATCCGTTTCTGAAAGTCCACATCCCCAGATTTTGTCATAAGGACTGGCTTCTACAAACTCATAACCTTCATCTATCAGTTGTTTGTAGTGATCTCTGATTGCTTTTGAAGATCTTAGTTTCATCATCACCACAAACAACATCACGTCATATCTGACAGATGACCATTTTCCATCATTGTAGTTTCGAACAAGTCTTCCAAGTTCTTTACAAAAACGTGGATTATTCGAGTTCTTGAGGATTTCCATTGCGATATCTTCATCTGCGAAGTACTTTGCTTTCAAGAACATAAACAGTGATTCACCACAATGGAAAGTCATCCCATTATAATCGATCTCGGATTTGTAGAAGTTGCTGTAAAGATCAGCACCTGTGAAAAAAGTCACCAATTTGTAATCTTTGAAGATCTTCATCGTGTCTCTTGTTCTTTTTTGTGATTCCAGTGGGGATCGAACCCACAACCCCTGCATTAAAAGTGCAGTGCTCTACCTGTTGAGCTATGAAATCTAAACCATTAATCTAAGCGAATCTCTTGATGAGTTATTGCTTCGGTGTTCTTATTGTGAATGTCAAGATGTTAGTTTCAATGATGGTTATTGGAGATCATTAACAGTTATCGAAGACTATCAACAAATATTAGCAGTTCCCATGCCAAGAAGACAACCCCAGATGAGTTGATTTTTTGATAAAAAAATCAACTCATCTGGGGTTGTCTTCTTGGAGATTGTTGTTTAGGGGGGGGGTGAAGATTGAAGATTGAAGATTGGTTTCCGCATATTGAAGAAATGTGTTAAAGTGTATTATCAACTGATACGCTTTAAAGAGAGGTACTTTCCTTGTCCTCGAAGAGGTTCAAGAATATGAAAATAGCGGAGAATAGATCAGAGCGCAAGGAAAGTACCAAGGAGAGCCAAGGAGACATATTCTTTGAAATGATGGGTTTCTGTCGGAAGACAATGACTATTTCCAAGGATTATGAGAAGATTATCAACAATCATCAAAGACAATGGAAGATCATCAACGACTATGAAAGACAATGACTGATTTTTAGATGATCATCAAAGGACTATCGTTTGGAAAATGGTTGGTGATGGTCGAATTAAAGAGAGGTACTTTCCTTGTCCTCGAAGATATCTGAGAATATGAAAATAGCGGAGACCATACTCGAGTTCAAGGAAAGTACCAAGGAAAGCCAAGGAGAGGTATTTGAGAAGGTTATGGTCTCTGTGGCTCATGGGGAGAATATCTTAGAAAGAGAATATCAGTTTGAAGGTGTTAAAAGGTGTTAATCTGTTCAGGGGATTTGACACAGGTCTTTTTTAAAGTTTTACGTGCGTTTTTTAAAGTTTTACGTGCGTGCGTTTTTTTTGGAGTGTTACGTGCGCTTTTTTTAGAAGTTCCCTAACACGCACGTGGTACTTTTGGTTTAAACTGGAAATTTAAAAACATGCGCACAACATGTTTCTGCGCTCAATGTATGGTTTGGGGCAGCCTGGCTTGGCACTATCGTGCCAAGGCTGACCCCAAACCAGTTGTAAATACTTTGTATTTACGATAAAACTGGAAAAAAATACCGCATGCGTATACGGGTATACACGGGAATTCGCGCGTTTTTTCAAAGTTTCGTGTGTGTTCACGGTTTGTCGACTTTCGAAGAATTAGTCCGATTATTAGTCCGATTATTAGTCTGATGAATCTTTCAATTTTCAACTTTCCATTCAAAATCAGTTAACAATTCTTAACAATCTCCGTTCTTTGGATGATTATCTTTCAATCTTTCAATTTCAATCTCTCTTTGAATAATCGTCTATTGTCTTTCAAAGAATCATAGTCTTTCCAAGAATCATAAATATCTCGGAATCATCATTTCTCTTTCAATTGTTCTGGTCTATTCTGGGATTAAAAAGACTAATTTTGATTTTCAACAATCCTTTCCACAATAAAACCATTTAATGATTGTCTTTTGTCTTCAAAACGATTATCATTAAAGGGGCGGAAATCTATGATTCAGACAAAAGTCATCTTCTATTAATCAATCTTTAGAGAAAATTTTCAATCTTTAGAGGAGATTTTCAAAGAATCGATGATCTTTCAATGATTAATCAGTAGCTTTCAAAGTCTTCAAAGAATCAGCCATTGTCTTTGATAATCCTTCAAAGTCTTCCCATAGTCTTCTGATGATCATTGACAATCAGTCATTGTCTTCCGACAGAAACCCATCATTCCAAAGAATACCTCTTCTGATTACAGGAGGGTACTTTCCTTGCGCTCTGATCTATTTTCCGCTATTTCTACCCCACCGAATGTCTTCGAGGACAAGGAAAGTATCTTCCTTTAATTCGATAAACCAGAACCTTTTCCAAACGATTGTCTTCATAACCATTCAAAGAACCAGTTCGAAGATGATCAGTCATTGTCTTTCAATAGTCCTTTGATGATCAGTCATTGTCTTTGATTATTGTGAATTGTCTTCCACAGTCTTTCAATAGTCCTTGGAAAATGGTCGATAATCATCCATTGTCTTCCGACAGAAACCCATAATCCTCGAGAATATGTCTTCTGATTACAGGAAGGTACTTTCCTTGAACTCGAGTATAGTTTCCGCTATTTTCATATTCTTGGACATCTCAGAGCGCAAGGAAAGTACCTCGTCTTAATTAACAAATGAGAACTATTGTCTCTTCATAGTCTTCTGACAATCCTTCCATAATCAGTCATTGTCTTTGATCATGGTCTATTGTCTTCCATAATCAGTCATTGTCTTTTCATAGTCTTTGATTATGGTCGATAGTCTTTGATTATGGTCGATAATCTTCCATAGTCAGCCATTATCTTGGATGGTCTTCTGATAATCATTCGAAATGGTCTATTGTCTTCGGACAGAAACCCATAGTCCCAGAGAATACCTCTCCTTGGCTTTCCTTGGTACTTTCCTTGCATTCTGATACACTTTCCGCTATTTTCATATTCTCGGGCTATTTCGAGGACAAGGAAAGTACCTTCCTTTAATGTGATAGTTTAATAATACATTTCCAGCCAATTCTTGTCCACTTTTCAGAATATGACTGGAAAGTCAATGTTCAAACACGAAATGTGGGGAGAAGTTTGATTTCTTCTCCCCACATCCTTTCTTTTGATTTGTAGGTCTTTCCTCGTTTAATGAATGGTTCTTCTTTTAAGGAAACTTTCGTTGATTTCTCTGAAAAGTGATCTTGACTTCTTGTCCAAGTTCAATGGATCACGACAATCATCGATTATGAAGAACTTCGAAGGTGTCTTCACAAGGGATTTCGACATAATGTAAGAATGATAAGTTTCATCAACTTCGTGATTTGCAACACGAATCTGTCTGGTAGCATACTTCCCAGTAATTAGTGTCATCTGTCCATCAATCTCCAGAACAGATGATCTTTCTCTGTACAGAAGTTTCATCATCTTCTCCATTGGTTCTGTATGATTCAGCAAACTCTTGAGAATTGTGGAATCTCCGTCATTTACTGAGTAAACATTGAACCTCATAAATCCGTGTTCATTGTTGATACCTATGACAACACAATAGAACTTTCTCTTTTGAAGATCGATTTCCAAAGAGAATGAATACTCACCACTGACGACTATCTGCTTTGTCGATATTGAAATTGAGAATGGTTTTCCATCAACTTCAATCACCTTCGAAAGACTGTCATCGAGAAGTTCTATCCAAAACATGAAGGAAATCCCCTGCTTTGAAGAAACTTTTGGGAGGTACTTGATAGCTGTTTCTCCAGTTTTCCCTATCGACATGTCGTAGATGAACTTCCCAAGTGAATTGCCATTGTTATCGTAGTCACATCTTTCAGATTTTACAAGACTTGGATCGAACTCTGAGTGCAGGAGATCATCAACCCCGACATTGTCCAGATTTTGCTTCGTGTTCTGCATGTCTTCCATTTCATCGATTTGATCATCTGAATAGTCGTCGATTTTCACGTTTTCTTTTAAAAACTCGAGATCATCATCATTTTTTGCAACATTCGTCATGTCCTCATACTTCTTGATTGTACAGACATAGAAGCTTCCATGTTCACCTATCCCATGATTGAGATAAACGTCTTGGATCATGTACATTCTGTTAATCTCGGAAAAGTAAAGGTAGTCCATTCTTCTTGGTTCTTCTCGGATACCAAACACTTCTTCGAAATAGGTCTTCTCAAAGTAAACTTCCAATTTCTCAAACTCGATCCCCCATTGTGAAAATTCGTGCCGAGGTTCTGGGATCTGGTTGTCTTTCAAGACAACTTTCAATGTCTTCATATCCACCACATTCTGCAATGAATATTCTCTTAAGAATTCATCTTTGGATTTCAGATCTGGATTTGTGTGCCAATACTTCACACTTACCGCTGAATGTTGCTGGATGAAGTAGTTCATGTCAATCTCCAGCTTCTGAAGACCTATTGACATTCGAGAGTAATCTTGAAGAGAATCCACACCAGATAGTAGGAACGATTCTCCTTGATCTATAAAAGTGGTCTGCACGGATTTGTACTTGATAAGTGGTTTTTCGATCGAGATAGTCGATCCCAAGAAGTTCTCCACAAGAGAGTATCTGACTTTGATATGTTTGCCACGAACACCGACAAGAGAATCTCTGTTATATGCCTTCCACGAATCCCAGTTTTTCCCATCGGAAGAAGTCGTAAAATCTCGGAGAAGCAAGGAAGATGAGTTTTCACCTTCCACCTTCTCCATGACATACTCGATCTCTCTTGGAGATTTCTCTATGTCGAATATAGCCGAAGAACCTACAGTTCTCAATTTTTTCATACTTTCGGAAGAAATGTTTTGTTGTTTATCTGCTATAAGATAGTGCAGATGGGTAAAGACAAACAATAAACAACGATTAAGACGAAAAATGAAGATTCTCATAATTGGTGACGTTCACGAAAGCGACTTCTGGGTCGATTATGTTCAAAAAAACAAAGATCGTGTCGAGAAGATCGTTTTTATGGGTGACTATTTCGATTCATTCAAGAAAGTCTCTGCGCAGGTGGCTTCAGAGAACTTCAAGAAGATCCTCGCTCTCCGAGAATCTCTTGGAATGGAAAAAGTCATCCTCCTCATTGGAAATCACGACTTCCATTATACAAAGTTCTGTATGGGAAGATACAGCGGATTTTCTACCACCACATTTGTCCTTGTAGGAAGTCTCCTTGATGAACTGATTGATAACGGAACTTTGGTTCTATCTCACCAAGAAGGCGGTTATCTTTTCTCTCATGCTGGGATTTCTGAGACTTGGTTCAAGGAAATGGTTGGTGAAGATGCAAATGTCGAAGACATCAACCACTTGTTCAAGCAATCTCCAAGAATTGTCGAATTCCGAAATGATGAAAGAACCACGTCACAATATGGTGACAACGTTCATCAATCTCCAATTTGGATTCGACCAAATTCACTATCTTCAGATCCTTACGGAGATTATCATCAAGTTGTTGGTCATACCGCTTTTGATTTCTCGGGTATCGATTCTAATCGTGTGACTATGGATAATGGTAAGAACATCTATTTCACAGATTCTAATCAACACGAAGCATTTATTCTTGATACCGAAACTGGAGAATCAGAAATCTTAAGATAAAAAGATAACAACAATAATAGTCCGAATACAGATTGGGCGTAACAACTTCTCTTTTGTTGTTACGCCCAATTAGTGTTTTTTGAAGTTTAATCGATAAACTCGTAGTTGTCGGGATTGTTCACAATGTAGCAACCTACGTCAATGTAGAAAAACTCACCACCGCTTTTTATAACGTTTGATTCTCGAACATCATCAATTAGGTAATAACCATCAAAGTAGATGTTTCGAGAATAACCAGTTTCCTTGTTTTTACATGGTCTAAAACCTCTCTTTCGAAGATCTCTTCTTATTTCTTCTTCTGTAGCATCTGTCCCCTCGATAAACTTCTGGGTGGTCATAAAGTAACTACTGTCGTTCTCTATTATGCAGAAAGCAATCGGTGTTATCTTACTCTCGGGAAAAACTTTGTTATAAGTCTTAAGAGATCTGCACCAGAAGTCAGCGTTGACCTCATAATCACAAGATACACCCAGAAGTCTTGTGGATGTGCTTTTTACAACTTTGTCTCCGTCGATGTGTTTCCAAACGAAACTTTCACCACCTGTGTTCAATGGTTGCATTATGTCACCATCAATCACCGAAGCGAGTATTTCATCATAGATGTCAACATCATAGCCACAATCAATAACCCTTGTGAAATCTGATCTCCAACTTTCAAAGATTGGTTTTATTAGGCGGTTCATGATAATTCGTTATTTCTTTATGTAAAATAAAGAACGGATCGGTCGGAATATACTCCCCTTAAATAAGCAAAATATCTAAAAGAAAGACGAATTAAAATATGAGTAACAATACAAGAGATTATCACTTCTCCAAGAGTAGAGTGAATAATTCGCTGGATGAACCATTGTTCCTTACGAAGTTCTCTGCCAACATCATACTTCCAGACATTCTCAAAGAAAAGTACGGCACTGCTGAACTTCTCCATGAACAGATGCTGAAAATTGGTGGTCTTGATCTCGATAAGGTACCAGGCACTGTCACACAGAAGTTCAGATATAACGATAGATCGTTCATTGGTACTATTCTTGATACAAAGGTAGAACTTTCGTTTGACTTTGAAGTAAACGTGGATTCCGAAACCAACGTTCCTTATCCTTACAACCTCCTACAGGATTGGCTTCGTCTCTGTTATGACCCTAACACTGGCTTCCAATCCTTGAAGAAAGACTACGCAGGGAAATGTACGATAGATGTCACCGACAAGATCGGTAGACTTATTCGACATGTCGACGTGGGTATCATGTTCCCAAAGTCAAACCTTCCTGCATGGGAATTGAACAACACACAGGAAGCGATCTATAAGATCACTGGTTTTAAGTTCCAGTGTGAAAATGTGAAGTCATATAGAGCAGAAGACATTTAAAAAACGTCTTCTCAGCTTTCATAACTACCATTTCGATTGGGCTGTCGGGGAGAAATCTCGACAGCCCAATCCATATAAAAACTATGAACAAAACCAACTCTCCAAATATGAAAGTCTTACAGCTAATGCAGAATCTGAATCACGAGGTGATCAATCTGTTTCACGATTCTATAAACTCTTCGTTGACACGTGAAGGTATCGCTTTTGATGATCTTCGTGTGTCGGTGTCTTTGCACGAAGGCAAGTCCATTCATGTCGATTGCAATATCCGTCAAGCAGGTGTAGAAAAGACTTACACGATCTGCACTATGCTTGATGGCATTCTCTATGCTCTGTGCGACACATCAATTTATGGGAAATATCACGATGAAAATCAGAGCGTGATGGAAATCGTTGATGAATCTTCCACTGTCGAAGACGTTGTTGAAAGGTTCATAGAGTACATCACCCACAGATAGCTTATAGGTTGTTTTCTGATAAGTTTTAACGTGTCGTGTTGATGGGTTTCCGTGCCACATCAACACGACACGATTTATAAGAAACATAGGAAATTCAAAAAGTGATGGAAAATATAACAACAAACTTGACCACCTTCGACACCAACAGATTAAAAAGGTATCTTCTACTGATTGGCGACTTACACTTTGGTCGTGCTTCCAATGATCAATCCGAACTCGATGAAAGTGTGAGATACTTCCACGAGTTTTTGTTCCCACTTCTCGAGAGAATGAACGAGAAATGCGCAGGGAATGTGTCAATCATCCAGATGGGTGATGTCTTTGATAATAAGTCATCTGTTGGAACACTTACAGGCAACAACGTCATTGATATCTTCTTGAAACTCGCATCAAAGAATGACGTTTATGTTCTTGTTGGGAATCACGACACTGTTTATAAGGACATCCGTCACATCAACAATAACAAATCGATCTCCTTGATCCCAAGAGTGAATGTCATCCCGAACATCACAAAGATCCTCACAGAATCTGGGACACCTGCTTTCCTCTTACCTAACTATGGGAACAAGGAATCATTCAAGAAGGCGATTGATCTTTGTGATGATTCATCTTACATCTTTGGTCATGACGAAATCTCTGGTTTCCATTATGAGGGTAAGGAGGTATCCGAGATCCACTCATTACCAATGTCAGAGTTCCAGAGGTTCAAGCATGTCTTCATGGGTCACATCCACAAACCTCAAGATGGTGCAAACATCACTTACGTAGGGAGTGCCTATCACACAAGAGTCAACGAATGGAGAAATGTTCCACAAATAGTTATTCTTGACACCGAGACTGGAAAGATTCAGAAGATCGAAAATAGGATATCTTCGAGATACGTGAAAATAGATCTCTTCAAGTTCCTCGACATGAAGAGATCTGAAGCCTTGGAATTCGTCCGAGGGAACAAGGTCGTTATCCAATGCCCTAACGACACCATTATGCGATTCCAGACACCACGGATAACCCAATCCGTTGAAGGTTATAAGAAGATCGACTACAAACAGGTGTTCGATAAAAATCAAAGGATTGGTGATGGTGGAGAAAGTGTTGACTTGGATGAAGACGAAGACCTCCAAGATATCTCGAACGTGGAACTATCTTCCGACATTTTTAGCTACATCAATGACTACATTGAAAGCATTGATTCAGTTGTCATCCAAGGCACTCTGATTCCCTTGTCTGAAAAGGCAAAAGCGAAGATATACGAATCGCTGAAGAAGATCTATGATTCAGTCTCTGAAAAGTCAAAGCCCGAAGATCAAGAATAAGGATAAGGATAGGAACAATGAAAATTAAAAAGATAGAGTTTCAGAACATCTTCTCGTTTGGTAACAAGAAGATGGTCGTTGACTATGACAATCTCGGTGATGGTTCTCTCAACATGATCCTTGGGAAGAATGGTTGTGGGAAATCATCATTCATCAAGCTTCATAAACTTGCTCTTTATTTCGATGCTGATGGTGCCACAATGGACAGTATCGCAAACGACATCAACGGCAACGGATTCCTCGCAATTGACATCGAATCAAAAGGAAATGACTGGAGAATCGAATCGGAATACACTCGTACAAAGCTGTCCACGATCCGTGTTTATAAGAACGGAATAGAACAAGACTGGGGGAAGATTCCAGACACCAAGAAGATGATCAAGTCCGAAGTTGTTGATATTCCTTATCACATCTTCTCCAACATCCTCAGTCTCTCTGTCAATGACTTCAAGTCATTCCTATCAATGTCTCCCAAAGATACACGGAACATACGTGATAGAATCTTCGGTTTCTATGTCTTGAACGACATGATGGAAAGCTTGAAAGGGTCTCTGAAATCTCAATCGGAAATCCATAAGTCCAATCTTCTCTCTCTCGAATCTCTTGAGGAAACTCGTGATGAACTACGTCGAGAGATTGGGGAAATGGAGGAGAACAGCAATTCTCAAGAAGAAATAAACCGACTTCGTGCGGAGATCGAGGAGAGGAAGGTGGAAATCAAGGAAACCGACGAAGCCATTTCCGACCTCGAGAAAAAGCGTCACCGTCACCTCTCGTATGAGAACAAGAGGAAGAACGAGAAGCTCAAGGAAGATATCCGAAAGTTATCGGAAGACATATCGAAAATGACCGAGGATAAGGATTCACTCGAATCCGAATCTGAAGAATCCAAGAAGAAGCTTTCGACTATATCTTCAAAGATTGCTTTATATTCTAAGCATAGAGAATATGCAAAGAAAATGAAAGCCGTGGAGGAAGCAGATACACTGCAGAAGGAGGTCGACAAGCTTTCCGAGGAGATTTCCGCACATGAGGAAAGACTTTCGGAACTCACCTCGGAAAGATCTCTGTACAACGTAAAGCAAGATATCCGATCAAAGGTTCATGAATCCGATCACCTCCTTGAGGAAATCGCTTCCCTTGTAAAGGAAAAGGAAACTATCGAGGAAGATAAAGATGATGCAACCCAGAAGCGTGATGAAGCAGTAAAGACTTTTGATGATCTTTCTACGAAAATCTCAGACCTTTATGTTTCGCATAAATCTCTCCGAAGAAAGAAGGAGACTTATGAATCTGGCCATTGCGATCAATGTGGTTCAGAGTTCGTAGATCCTCAGTCTCTGTCGAAGATACGTGAATTCGAAGATGAACTTGAAAATATCGAGAAGCATATCTCAGAACTGGAAGAATCTCAGAAAGAGTACAAATCGATCGTTTCTGAGTATAACGAGAAACTCACGAATCTGACATCCAGAAAGAGGGTCGTTGAAACAGATATTGAAGACCACAAGGAAGGTGTTGAAGAGATTGACAAGGAAATCTCCACACTACTCCTCCAGCACAACCTTTCCCTTGAGGATGTCCTCGAATCTGCAGACAACGTTGACTATGACACACCGATTGATGTTTTGAAATCAGAGATTTCTGAAAAGAAGTCTTCAAGAGATTCCCAGATCTCTAAAATGAACTACATCCTTGATCAAGTGTCCTCTATTGAGGATTCCGACGTGGAAATCCCCGAAGAATCAGAGGAAGAACTCACCGCCACGAAGTCTCATCTGGAATCCGTGAGAGAACAGTCACTTGCGGACATCCGTCAGAAGATCGAGGAAATCTCTCATAAATCACTCGCAATGGAGAATGCGAAGATGAGACTGATAGATGGCGACTTCGAGGAGTTTACAGAATCTGACCTTCTCCCCGATTACGAATTCTCCGCAATTGATCAAACAATCCGTGATTTTTCCAAGAAGATAGAATCGTTGAAGTCACAGATTTCTGAGATTAAGATCAAGATTTCTGAGATAAGCGTGACCGAAGAATCACAGATCGAAGCCAAGAAGTCTCTGATGAAGAAGTATGACGACAAACTTGAGGAAACTCGAGAGAACATCAAGCGTTGTTACAAATCGATAAGATTTTACAACGTCATGGAGAACATTATCTCCGACGATGGTGTGAAGTCTTATATTATCCGAAACGTTGTCCCCTTCATCAACAAATCAGTCAACGACATTCTCTCTAATCTTGAGATACCTCTCGTTGTCAGATTTGACGATAACTTCAAGCCTTCGATTTACAGATTTGGGAAGCAGGTTTCAACATCATCAATCTCCACTGGGCAGACAAAGATGATCGATTCTGCTATCATCTTCACTATCACGAAGTTCTTGATTTCGAAATGTGGTGGTATTAACATCGTGTTCTATGATGAGATCTTCTCGTCGCTCCACACATCAGCAGTTTCCCAGATGATGGAAATCATTCACAGGGAACTCAAGGAGGAAATGAAACTTCACGTGTTCCTTGTCAATCACTCTTTCATATCATCATCCTTCTTCGATAACATCTTTGAACTTGAGATAGTCGATCACTTCTCACGTCTTCAGATTCGCACCATTGATGAGTACAATCAAAAGTAGAAACCATATCGTCCCAGATTCCTTTGATGACCTCGAGAATGAATCTGGGACGATAAAACTAAAAGTCGACTTCGACCTCGAAACTGCGGTTATTGAATCGAAGTCAATCGACAAAGAAATGGTCATCGACTTCGAGAAAAGTGTGAAACAAACAGATAATTCCGAAAGTGTTATAAGAATAATAGAAACAAAGAAAAACAAGAACAAACCTCTCTGGTAAACGGCTTGGTGATAAATGGAGAAAGAAATAAACCTTGAAGAATTCTCACATTCCGTAAGATATCTTCTCGTGAACGGTATCTTGCAAGACATTTCAGAAATCTACGAGTATTCTTGTGGTAGAAAAACGAAGGATATTTCATCGATCTCCACCGCAATTTCCGCATTCTCAAAATCGATGACCTCTATTGGTGATCTTTCGAAGATAAGTTCTAAGTTCTATAATTATAGACAAAAACTTATAATGAGAAAGCAACTTATCCTTGATGATCAATCTTTCATTGTTGCAGAAATGGCAAAAATGAAAAAGAAGGAAATGATCTCGTATAAGGTAGGTAGCAATGAAGATGGATTTCGACCTTCAAATGACACAGAGCGAAGGATGGTTCTTGATGGGAATATGTCGGATATGCAACTCGTCGTGGACACACTTGACAACCACATCCAGTTCATCACTGATTCCGTAAAGAACATCACTGACATGATCTACGGTTTCACGTATGTCATCCAGTTTGAAGAATATCGCAAAAACTACTAATCGCAAAGTAACTAATCATCAATAATAACAAACAACTCTTAACAACAACAACGAAAATGAAGAAGTCTGGGTACAAATCTGCACGTAACGACTTTTATACGTGGTATGGGAAAATGTTCTTCGATCTAATCTGTCTGATCATCATTCTCTATCTCGTGTTCTATGCAGTAGAACGTGATCCTTCGTCTGTGTACAGATTAAGATTCATCATATCGGTGAGTTTTGTTGCAATGTTCTATGTTCATGCAATCACTTACAAGAACTTCCTCGATTCAAGGACAAAATACAACTTCTATAAGTCAGTTATGAAGGCTTACGAGTTCAACCTCGAAAACTATGAGGATGTGATCGAGGTAATCCGCAGGCATGAGTACAAATCTGAAGAATACAAGGCAGATATTGAAAGCTTGATGAATGCCAAAGATGAGGAAACGTTCTTCACTGTTGGGGAGAAGATCTACAAGAACATCACGGAAGGTGTTTACGTCGATGAGATTGATTTCATCTATGAACTTCTTGAATCTACCTCTTACATTGTCAAGTATGTCGATGAAGATTTCTTAAAGAAGACTTTCTTGAAAGAAAAATATAAGTAAGTAAATAAACAGGTTCATAGTAAATAACTGTTTATCGATTCGTTGCGTATCTACAGAATATAAGAAAGTAGATACGCAACGATATCTGTTTAATGACAATATGAAAGCAATACTTTCTGAAGACAAGATGTTTATCGACCTTCATTATGAAAATGAAGGAGAAATGTTACAGACAAACGACTACTTCCATAGGAAAGTAAAAAACTACCATTTCATGAAGAAGAAATTCAAAGGATGGAATGGCGTTGTTGCTTATATCTACAAAGGGAAACGTATAAGATCGACGATGTGGTCGAAGCTTATAGAAATGTGTGAGAAATATCGTTTCCCACTTGAGTTTGAGAATTTTGATGGTTTTATCCGTGAGGAGATCACTTATGAGTTTGTAGAAAAGTTCTGTAAAAAGCTTCTTTCGTGTCATCCAAAGATCAGACCATACGACTATCAGATTGACACTGTCTATAAAGCCGTGAGATCGAGATTCAGTTGTGTCGAAGTGGCTACCAGTGGTGGTAAGACGTTGATCATGTACATGTACATGATGCTTCTGAGATACTTGAAAATCTCGAAGAACATCCTCATCATTGAACCCGACCCAGGTCTTGTTATTCAGTCTTATGATGAGTGGCGAGATTATGCTTGTGGGAAATACAACCTAAACGTTGCAATGATCCACGGAGGTTCTAAGGACAAACTCTCTGCAAACGATTTCCCACACGCAATAGGAAACTTTGCATCACTTATAAACCTGCCCGATGAGTTCTTTGAGAAGTTCGACACCATAATCTGTGACGAAGCGCATCGATCCGTAGCAACTACGATCAAACAAATCATTGCAAAGTGTGGTGCAACAGAAAACCTGCTCGGATGTTCGGGTTCATTCTATAAAGGAAAAGGTGATGCCGATGAGTTCACCGTTGAAGAGAACTTCGGACCAGTTGTGAGAGTTATCAAGAAGACTGATCTGATCAATAGAGGTGCAGCGACTAACATAACGATCAGAATGATAAACGTCAAGTTCTGTAATAGACAAGAACTGATTCATTTAGCATCAGAAAAAGACTATATCGAAGATGGTGAGAAATCGCTAAGATATGAACAACAGTTTATCCGAAATCATAAACGACTTCTTGAATGGAAGTGTCAGTTCATATGTTCCTTGAAAGGTAACACCCTCGTCTACTTCAATGACAAGAAAGGAGGTTATGGTCGAAAGATCTACGAAAGACTTCAAGAGATCTCTTTCCAAAGAGGTCTTTCCAAGAAAGTGTTCTATATTGATGGCGACATTTCTGCAACGGAAAGAGAAGTGATTAAAGACTACATGAGAAACGATAGCACTGGACAATCTATCCTCGTGGCAAACTATTCAGTTTTCTCTACTGGACAGTCTATTAAAAACCTCGTGAATGTCGTCACTGGTGAAGCAATTAAGAGTGACATTCTTCTTAACCAGTCTTCGGGTCGACTTTTGAGACTTTCAGATGGCAAGGAAATGTCATACTTTTACGATATAACAGAAGATACTACTGTAGTAAGGTCAAATCCGATGACTGGACAAAAGGAAACCAAGAAGTGTTTCATGCAGAATTGGTCAAAGTCGAGACTTGAATACTACAGATCTGAAGATTTGATCGTAGAATCCTACAATGTTGATATAACAAAGGAGGGTGCTATGGAAATCAAGGAATCAGAAACTATCTTTTAATTAATAAACGAATGAAACAGAAAAAAACAATTTATCTCGTAGGTGCTGTAGTACTTTTGTTTGTGATTACAGTGATCTGTGTAAAGAGTTGCGGAAATGGCGATTCATCAAAGTCGATCAGTGACACTGTCGCTGTCGAATCCACAGTCGTTGATTCTCTACCACAGGATTCGTTGGAATCCGTGAAAGTGATCGAACAAGAGATCGAAGCTCCAGTAAAGGTCGATTCTTCAAAGTTCCCCGACTACGTTTATTCTTATGAATACATCGAAGTCTATGAGAAGTTCAAACCACTTCTTTCTGCAATCGCCCATGTTGAATCTCGTGGGATTCCAAACATGGTCTCCAAGAGTGGGAAATATCACGGTCTTCTCCAACAGTCGGAGATTAATGTCGATGATTGTAATCAATCTACGAACTCTGCGTTCAAGTACGAAGATCGAAAGAATCCCAAGAAGGCGGTGCAGATGTTCCTCATAACTCAGAAGAAGTACAATAAGAAGATGTCTTATGAAATGGCTTGCAGAATCTGGTCACGTCACGATATCAAGGGGACAGATCCCGACGCTGGGAGATACTGGGAAAGAGTAAAACAAGAACTCGACAAGCACGATTATTCCCCACTTTGGGAGAACTAACAATAGCGAAGATAAATCGAAAGGTGTCGGAGGTATCTACAAAAAGGTATCTCCGACATTTCTCTTTTTGAAAATATAAAGAAAAAACGAAACACAAGACATATGGCGAAGAAGGTTGTAGAGAATATGCTCTGGTCTACAGAACGTGTAGAGAAGCTCATACAGGAATTCAACGACAAGGGTGTACTTCCCAAGAAGAATCCGTTTTATAGTGGTGATGTTCGCTTGAGGAAACCACGTATCAACTTCTCATACACAGAGGATGAACTTCTTGAACTTGCAAAGGTTCAAGATTCTGTCTTGTACTTCTCAGAAAATCTGGCAAAGGTGAAGACTGATGATGGTATCAAACATATCAAACTGAGACCATATCAGACAAGAATCATCCAACAGCTTCAGTATTACAGGCATAACGTCATCCTTGCTTCACGTCAGATTGGGAAAAGTAAAGGTTGGGGGTCTGTCATAAATGGACAAGATGGGAACTTCAAGATTTCTGACCTCTTCCCTCAAACGTTTATCAACAGACTAAGATCAAAGCTGTACTCTGTGATCTATGGTTGATAGCCGACTTCAAGGAAGGTACTTTCCTTGCGCTCTGAAGATGTCGGTGTTGTTCTCATAGCTTCGATGTATACAGAGCGCAAGGAAAGTACCTCGTCTTTATTCGAAGACATATTTAAAAACCGATTGGGGTCATCTGAAAATAGCATCAGATGACCCCAATCGGTTTTCTTATTTCTATTTCTTTTTATGGAGAAACTTTACACGTACCACTAAGCACGGATTGTTCCATAGATTGAACGAGTGTTGATGCGCTTGGATCAATCGGAAGTTTCGTGCCTATTATCTGTGCAAGACCTTTAAGAAGTATCATAAGTGGTTCACCATTCACCATTTTGTAAGAAGGATTCGCACCTGCCATGTATTCAGAACCATTGTCGTGAATCTTCTGTGAGTTCACTGTGACGCTATTCTCTGAAGAAATGTTGATCTGATTCTTGGAGACAATGTCAATATCGTCACCTCTCAGTTCTATGACTGATGAACCTCCACGATGCGTTATAACGATCGATCCATCTGGTTTGATGTTTACGTTTGATTCATTGTAATCGATCATCATACCTTTCTTCTTACTGTAAAAGATCTTCATCTTCTCATCAGTGTCGAACAGAAGTGAATGGAAGTTCTCGGGATCATTCTTAATCTCGTTCCTCAATTCTTCGTCTAACCATTCGATAGAGAAGTAACGAGGATGATAAATGTCGTCTTTGAACACCACTCTTACAATGCTTCCCACCTTTGGTGCAGAATACGCACCTGCACCACTTTTGCTACCAAACGAAAGTGAGTCTATTGGATAAGCATATGGAAGATCTTCGTCTGGTATACTTCCGAGGTCTTTGGAATCAAACACCCCAAAGACCCTAATTTTTACCCTGCCTGGGTCTCGATCTGTTCCCTCAAGGGAGACGATTTCTCCAAGATGACTGCATGCCATCATTTCCTTGAGTTCTCCAAAAAGGTCTCTATGAATTATCTCGCTTCTGTTGGACATTTTTCTTTAAAGTCTGTACTGTATTTCTCTGATATCTTCGGGTCTTACAACATCAAGACCGTAATAGACCGCTTTTCTTTTGAACTCGTCTATCCGTTTTCTCGTCTTTATGTTTGTCGATATCACAACTACTACGTTGTCTTGGAATCTGTTGAACTCGTTCGTCTCTGTCATTGATCCGTAATTCATCGCTCGGATTCCATAGTTGAAGATTCTCGGGATTTCGTCTACAGCTCTTTTTGGGAGGTACATGTAGAAGATCGTCTCCGAACCTTCATCTTCGTAGTTTGGGTTTTTCTCGATCTTGTAACCGTTTGTGATTATCGTCTGATTACCATTGTCACCTCGAACAATTGCAGATGTTGACTTTTCGAGGATGTGATCAAGAGTGATCTTTCCTTGGTAGTATCTCTCGACGATGTTCTTTACACCATAGTACTTCTTCTGTGGAACATCTTGAAGTCTCATTCCACCTTTGATCACTTTCAAGCACAATGTGAAAAGTTCACGCTGTTTTGAGCTTGTGGTGAATTGTCGCCCATCTATTCTTGCCGAAGTCATAAAAGTTTGTTGTTATGAGTTGTTTTTACTCGAATACTTTCTTTATGATTCTTATTGTATAACGAACGACAGTTTTTTAGTATAGTTTATTGTTATATCGATTATGCAAGTATCACGCTCTTCGGTTTCCATAAAGCTAACTTCGACCTCTGTATGGAACATGTCGTAATAAGTAGAATATTCTCTTATCTTTGTCATTATCTCACGTTCCAATGCCTTGTTGTCGATGTTTGTTTCATAAACGAGTCTTTCAAGATCGAGTGGCATTCCAAAAGATCCCATAACCTCGTGCGGTGAAGTGTTAAGGATCATAACAATTTCTTGGATGTATTTGTTGATATTGTCATTTATATCCATTCTTGTCGCACTTGGATCAATGTTTATGTCTTTCATCCGTTTTTTGTTTTTATCTACAGCCTTTATTTAAAGATATACGTCGGGAAAAGATATCTTAAATAACGAAATGTCTTTTAGGAATGCTTTCTAATCCAGTTTTTAATAGATTTCACTTATATTTCTCCAGACAGTTTCTCATACCTTCTGTGAGGAAAAAGTTTGAGAAATGGTTTGATCGGCAGACACCAGTCTTTGATTCTATGATTGCGTATGTCAACGATTCGATTTATGGTGTTGATATTCCTCAGATGTCTACGCAGGTTGTCGATCAAACGAATTCTAATGGATCAAAGAGACATTACGCAGGTTCTCTGTCTGCAATCTCCTCGGTCAAGAAATCGATCACCGTTAGTTTTAAGATAAGGAACAACTTCTTCACTTACTTTCTCATGAGGTCTCAATTTGTCGAGTTCATAGATCGTCGTGATAAGAATACTGACTTTATGCTCCCACACATCACGCTGGACATCATCGATCCTTACGGTTATGTGATATTCACTCAGCACTATAAAGGCGTTGTCTTCGAGAGCATATCTTCGATTTCTTTGAAGAAAAATGAGAATGGATTTGGTTACAGAGAATTCACCTGCACTTTCAGATACAACTCAATCGAAGAAGTCTCACCTTTGGAAGAAATGACCCCTTTAAAACTTTCGTCGGAAAATGTCTATTAAAATTGCAAATAAGCCTTATTATGTGACATGTTCACAATCTTACACACTTGGTAAAAATCAACCTTATCAAGTGAACAAGTTTATAGATGGACGGAAATCGACAAAGATAGTCGAAAAGTTTAAAAGCAAGAAGGAAGCAGACAAATATCGTGAAAAGTTCAACGACAAATGGATCGTTACATTTTGCACGACAGATGGGGAAGAACTCGAAGATATCGAAGTTTTTCCGACAAAGCAAGAAGCCGAGAAGTTCTTCCAAGACAACATTCTCTCCAACAAGGAACACATAAAGAACGAGGAGGAAGAGGAAGATGATCGTCTGATTCATATGCTCGAAACATCCTTAATGGACGGTTATCTCCCATCGACAATTCTTGGGGATGATGTTTCAGATGAGGAAAAGGAAAGACTTCAAAGACTTCAAGAAGCAGAATTGGCAGATGGTGAGTATGACGAGAACACGACGATGGCACTCTCGAGAGCCAATGATCTCCTAAAATCTGTCGCTGAACTCTACCTTGATAAGGCAACTATCGAGAAGCATAAGTTCATCCTTAACAAACTCGCCTTTGAACAACAATCGATTTCTTCGATCACTCTCCAGATTGTTATTTCTAACAGACTTCTCAAGAAGATCTACAAAGAGATAGTGAAGAATCCTTCACCGAAGAATATCGATTCACTGGTGAAATTGCAGAAGATGATCCTTGACCTTTCGAAGTATCAACGTGAATACATCGATTCTGTACAATCTTCGTTCAAGAACTTGAAGAAGGATAGTGAAGAAGAGATCTTTGCACAAGATGACGTTCTGGATGTTGATGTGGTCGACGTTACCCACGAAGATGGATCGCTCTCGACGAACTCAAGAGCAGAACTTATAAAGAAGCTTGCCGAGTTTAGATCAGCATCTTCCGATATGAAGATTCCGAAATCTCCAAATACGAAGCTGGTGACAAATGATCCACTCGTGGAAGATGAAGCTCGAATCTATGTTCCAAACTCTGATCCTGCAGATGGCGCAGATTCACTCACAGAAGCTGTGGATGATGGATTATCGTCTTCTCTCAATTATTAGTTGATGCAGTTTTTTATGAAGAAAAAACAAGTTAGAAAAACAACAAAGAACTCCCCTGCAAAATCTCCGAAAGATGGGAAGTCTATAATAAAAACTGGTGTTAATCCAAATGTGAAAAATGGGGAGAAATCCGCAGATGATGGTGTTGCGAATTCTTCCGACCCAGATGTTCACATGATCGACGAGGTCACGGTTTCTGCACCAGCAGGTCTTGAGAAGAATAGTCAGCTTGTCTATGCCGAGAATGATTCGGAAGATGACAATGCAGAAGCTGATGAATATTTCACTGGTGGTGTCCAATCTAAAGGTGTTCCGTCGATCTTCAATGACTATTCGATTATGATTCATCCTCTTGCTTCTGGTGCACGTGACTTCTTGGATAGAAAAGGCGATCGAGGAATCTTTGGTCATAAGAAGAATGCTGGTGAACCTACAATTGAACAACTTCTTGTCGATTTCAAGGTCAATAACAAGGAGGAAATCACTCAGATGCCTTACTATGCCAATGACTTCCTTTATTGTAAGTGGTATCGCATGCTTCCTTTGAACAGACTTATCACCCTTCGTCGTTATCCATATCCGACGTATGATAACCTTGAGTTTTCGGAAAGAAAGAACATAAGACCAGTTGCACAAGCCGTGACTTACTTTGGAGAACCGACAGAGAACAATCTGTCCGACATTTTGAAGATCAATGGTAAGATCAATTGGAAAGCAGTTTCTTCTCAGATATGGGATGCTCAAGCCCAGTCACAACCAGGTCTTGAAGAATCTGCAAAGGTTAACAAGATCGGTCAACTTGGAAGATTGTCTGGAACTGGTCGTGTTGCAGGTGCACTCAATGCTACATCAAAAACTGCCAACAATCTCACGTCTACCGTCAATAACAACTACGTCGGTATTGGTAAGTACCTTTCTGCAATAACTGGTAAAGGTGACATCACAGGTCGTCAAAATGCAAGCATAAGTGCAGCTCGTGCATCGATGGACTTTAGTTACACGCATAAGGTCTACGGCCCAGTCAACGTTGTCAAAGACACAATGACACGTGATACTGGGATTGGTGGCGAGTTCAAGTTTTCTCTTGTCTTTGATTATCAGTTGAAATCCTACGCCAACATGAATCCAAAGCTCGTCATGCTGGATCTTATCAACAACCTTCTTGCCCTCACATTCTTCCACGCTAAATGGTGGGGTGGTGCTAACCGATTTATGCCAGCTACTCAGAAGCAATTCGGATTCCTCGGTGATGCTAGCAAGTTCTACAGTGGTGACTATGGTGGTTACTTTGGTAGCATTATGGATCAGTTCAAGAGCGCATTCAGCGTTGTGGGTGATGCTTTCAAACAGCTTATGGGTGGTATACTTTCGGGAGACCTCAACGCAATCAAAGGTGTACTCGGTAAGGGCTTTGGTACGATTATGGACATGAGAAGTGCACAATCTCGCCCACAGTCGGTGGCTGTCCATTCATTGGTGAGTGGTGCACCAGTTGGAGAATATCACATGGTTATCGGCAATCCTTACAATCCGATAGCTTCCGTTGGTAATCTCATAATGGAATCGTTTGAAATCACCTTCCCCGATGGAACTCTTGGGTTTGATGACTTCCCCGACACTTTGAGATTGCGTGTGAATATGAAGAAAGCTCGTGCGCTTGATTCTGGGGACTGGCAGTCTATTCTTGCTCTTGGTTATGGTCGAACCTATGTTCCCGAAAAAGGAATCATTAACAAAGATGGATCGAAGCCAGTTATTGATATGTCAAAGAGAAAGAAGACGAGAGCAAAGACTGCTCAAGAAGCAGGCATCGAATACTAACAATAACAGTCGACTTTACAGTACTAATACCACTAACAAGAGAGCCACATCTGGAAATGTCCCAGATGTGGCTCTCTTGCTTTTCTTTATGTCTTCCGCTATGAAATTATTCTCGAGTTACTTCAAGCACAAGGAAAGTACCTTCTTTTAAGTCGTAATATTCAAGACATCGATCACATTTTCAACATCGTTCTCTATTATAACGAAATAGAGCTTTCGATTTGCGTTCTTGAGAATCGTGACTGATGTGTTCTCTTCCATTATGAACATATACTCACGTGGAGACAACTCCTCACTTACCACGTTCTTCATGTAGTGCTTCTGTCCATAATCATCAACATAGACGAGGAACGCACGGTGATTGTTGTTCTGTGATTCTATACTTTTTAGATTGATCTTGTACGTGGATCTAAATGGCGTAACGTGGATGTCCTTCTTATCCGTCGTAATATCGGTAACGTTGACGTACTTTGTGATGTACTTCGTCTTTATGACATCATTTGACACCTCACGTATGTTCTTATCGGAAGATCTCGCTATTTTCTGCACAACACGGATATTCTGAATTGGTGCTTGAAGTCTCACCAGTTTTCCTTGGAAATTGTGAATATCTCTCGTGCTTATTGATGCTTCAACACTCATACCATTTGCGTTATAAGCATTCATCAAGGTCATCTTGTAGTCAATACTTACCGAGATCACACCCTTGTTCTCTATCACTGGTCTGAACTTGAAGATCTTGTCAAAGTCTGTGTTCTGCACAGTCACCCACGTGTCCTGCTCAACGAAAGAGTTACCAACCTGCTCAACAACTCTTATCTCGTGTTGTACAAAGTAAGAGTTCTTTGACATCGAGTTTAGTCTGTACATGAAGTCCTCGAAACTCATGCCCTCAAAAGACCCCGAGAACTCTACGCAAGTCTTGTCTTCTGAAAATCTCAGTTCTGCACTTAACGATTTGTATTCGTTCCCGATTGGGAAAGATGATCTGTGTTTGTTGTATGTCCCGAATACCTTCTGTCCATTTTCTACACGAAGATTGTGGACTTCATAAGTCTCGACATGAAGAACACCGTCAATGACCATATCTTGACCGAACACTCTTCTCACTATTTCTTCATCTGTTCGTGCATACTCAAGGATATCATCAATGCTTATTATGTCGAACTCGATGTATCTGTCGAAGACTGATTCTGTGATTCTCTTAGGTGTTCTTGCGTACGTCACATCACCTATTCGTGGAGAGAACACGACAATATCGGCGAGATTAAAGACTTTCTCGGTATCTCTGATGAAAAGGTTTATTCCAATACCTTCTATGTTCTGAAGGTTGTATCCACAAAGAAGATGAAGACGAACCTTGTTGTACTTCATCTTGTCATAGAATCTGAGGTCACATTTCTCATCTTTGAAGATGGTGTTCACATCTGATAGTTTTCGCCCTTGTTCATCTACCGCCATTGTGTCATGACGATCCGTGATGAGGTGTACTTTGTCGATACTATTTCCAGTTCCTCGCTCGTTATACAACGTGCATGTGCCGTCATATTCCGAAGTTATTCTACGAAGTCGAACATCTGTGTCGTGCATTTCTGTGGCACTTGCAACAAACTCTAAGAGAAGTTCTGTACTTATTCGTATGTATCGTGAATTCATTATTATTCGTCGAAGATTTCGTTATTTACCATATCTGTGAAAATCAAAAGCCCCGACGAGAACGATCTCGTCGGGGCTTTCTACTTAACCCGTAAACATTAATGAATTCTAATCCACAAAGATCTCGAACCCATGTTTCTTATAAAAGTCGAAGTGTCGAGTTTTCCCACACGAAGCAACTATTTCATATGAACGCCCAAGACTTCTCTTGTTATCTGGGAAAATCCGATGATAATCGTTATAGCTCATCTTGAACGCATATGAGACATCTTCGAAGATCTCTCGAACGGTTTCGTTATCACGAATCTTCTCGGTGAATTCCTCGTATGTGCAGATTTGTCCCAGTGAGTTTTGAACACCACTTTCTGTGAACTTTATATTACCTTGTAAAACAAACTCTTCTTCCATTTCTTACGCAAATTATCGATGCTCTCATCTTTTTTATATCTTCTGCCATATCTTCAGCACTTCCATAAATCCCACTAAGTGAGTAAACCCAGATTCCTTCATCAGTTTTCTTGAAATCAACATCTGCAGTTCCACATCCTGCCGAATAGTAGTCTTCTATTGTCTTACAAAGCTTTCTATTCCCTGCAGTCATTGTCTTCCCTGCAGAAAAATAGAACGAACAAATCTCTCTGGCGGATTCCAAGAGTTCTACGTTTTCTGCCACGTACAACGAGGCTGTCTGCTTCTTGAAACCGATATGAACCAGTTCGTCAATGAATGGTTGGATTGGTTCGTCAACGGTCACTTTCACACGACCATTTTCCACCTCTACCTTTGTTAAAGCTCCAAAAACTTCCATATTATAAGAATAATAAAACCTTATGATTTACGTCTCGATAGACTTTTCTCTTAATAGCACTGGTGTGACGTTCTACAAAGATGGAGAATACCACTTCATGAGCTATATCAACTTTGATAAATCTTCGAAGAAAACCAAGGAAATCGTAGACAAACTTTCGGAATCGTCCAATTTTTCCTTCTTTCCTTATTATCGCTCCCCAGTTGCGTCTCCGTCCGTAAGAGCAGATGGTCTTTATGGTTGGGAAAGAGAGCATA